AAGAAAAAATGAATAATGTTTATTTAGAAATTTGTTATTACAATCTTTATGAAAAATATCTTTGTGGTGGAATTGAAAAAAAAGATTGGGATAATATATATTGGAAAAAATGGCATGAATTGAGGAAAGAATATGAGTAAAATATTAATATGTGGAGATGTTCATGGCGACTTCCGCCCCATAAAGGCATTATATGAACATGAGCCATTAACAGAAAATGATGTATTAATTCTTCTTGGTGATTTTGGCGCAAATTATTTTTTTAATCATCGAGATACTGAATACAAAGAAGAACTTAAAAAATATAAAATTACATATTTTATTATTCGCGGCAACCATGAAGAGCGTCCAAGTATCTGTATGGAAAATCATCCTGAAGCATGGCATATGGAAGAATTTTGGGGAAATCAAGTTTATGTAGAAAATGACTATCCTTATATTAAATATACACTAGATATACCTGCAAGCTATGAAATTCCAACAGCACAAGGTAATGTTTTAAAAACCCTTGTTCTCCCTGGTGCGTATAGTGTAGATAAAGACTATAGAATTGCTAATCATTGGAGCTGGTTTCCGCAAGAGCAATGTAATGAAGAAGAGATAGCGGCAGGTACTGCTTTAGCACAGTCAGGCACCTGGGACTTAGTACTTTCTCATACCTGTCCTATTATTTATGAGCCTACTGATTTATTTTTATCAATTATAGATCAATCTACTGTCGATAAAACAACCGAACGTTGGCTTGGTGAAATTGAATATCACCTAGATTATAAACTTTGGTGTTGGGGACATTTTCATGCAAACCGCGTTTATCCGCAGTATGAAGGAAAAGAAAAATTAATGCTATTCAATGACTGTTTTCTTGATGTATATAAATATTTTTGTGGACATTATAATCTTTATAATTCTTTAATTAAGATTTATGAAAATACTAATATTGATAATCTTAATTTGATTTATAAATAAAAATTTGATATAATAATAATATAAAGAAAGGAGAAGAAAAATATGCGAAATCCAGATAGACTTGATTCCTTATATGATAAAATAAAAAATTTACATAAAACTTTAGTACCAGATTGGCGTTTTGGTCAATTTATTTGTAATTTTATTGCATGGTATATGTCTAAATATCATAATGATATATTTTATATTGAAGATGATAAAATATATCATTATATACGTGAATTTATTGATGAAATGGGGATAAAATATGCTTAATAAAAATAATGAAAGAGAACTTGCATATGTAGTTACTGTTGATGCAGTAACTCCTATTGAAGGATATGATCGAGTTGAACTTGCTCATGTTGGCGGTTGGACTATTGTTGTTGGAAAAAATGAATTTCGCGCAGGCGATCCTGCTATTTATTTTGAAATCGACTCTAAACTGCCTGAAGTAGAACCTTTTACTAAAATGGAATTTCTTGCTAAAAAAGGCTATAAAATTAAAACTCAGAAGATGTGCAAATCGTTGAGCCAGGGTCTTCTTATGTCTGCCGCAAATTTCGGATGGAAAGCTCATAGAAATGCCGCAGTCTTTAGAGATGAAGAATATTTAGGTGATGTTAAAGAAATTCCTGGTATGACTGATACTGATGGAGTCGTTCATTACGTTGACGATGAATCTCGTTTCCTCACTAAACAACTAAATGTAACTTATGCAGTTCCAGAAGATAATATCCGCAAAGCAGCGTCCGCAGATAAATACAAAAGGATGGCACAACGTCATGGGAAACTGTTTTCTCATCAGCCTTTCCGCTGGCTTATGAAACGTACATGGGGAAAGAAACTTCTTTTTACTTTTTTTGGCAAGAGAAAAGATAAAAGAACCGACTGGCCGGCTTGGGTTACCAAAACCGACGAAGAAAGAATTGAAAATTTACCACATCTTTTTTCAGATAAATCTGAATGGATTGCAACTGAAAAAATTGATGGAACCTCTACTACTTTTACTCTCAAACGCGGCAATAAAATTAAAAAAGATCAATTTTATATTTGTTCCCGCAACGTTGTTTTTGATAAGCCAGATAAAAAATGTTATTATGATACAAATGTATATATAGAAATGGCAGAGAAGTATGATATTTATAATAAAATGAAATATCTTCTTCATACTCATTTTAAAGACTGCGATTGGATTACTATCCAAGGAGAAACTTATGGAGCAGGAATTCAAAAACGCGATTATGGTATCTCTAATCATAATTTTATGGCTTTTAATTTCATTACATCAAAAGTGGGAAGATGGAGTTCAGTTAGTATGAAACATCTTCTTGAAGGACTTTTTGGTATACCATGTGTGCCAATTTTAAATGAAAACTATGTCCTTCCAGATACACTTGATGAGCTTAGAGAATATGTTGATAGTCAAACTTCTGTAATTGATGGAAAAATTAGAGAAGGTATTGTATTTCGTTCTCAGGATGGCACCCGCTCTTTTAAATGTGTGTCACCCACCTATTTAATGACATATCATTCTTAAAATATTTTATAGGGGAGTTTTCACTCTCCTATTTGTTTTTTTATTATTTTTTTGTTATAATATATATATAAAAAAGGAAGGAAGTGTTCTATATGAAAAAAAGAAATAATGATTTTATGATTTCAAGAATGTTCTGTTGTAATTGCGGAAAAGAAGGAATGCCTATTACCCGCAAACCTGGTCATTATCGAAAAGCTGGTCATTTAAAAAAATTATATTGTATATATTGCGGTAAAGAATGGAATCATGTAGAAATACGTCCAATGTATGATGATTATAATCGTGAAGATTTTCAATTAGAAATGGAATATCATAATTTCGACGAAGAAGGCAATAGAAAAGAATCATACAAAATCTTTAAAAATAACTTAAAGAAAGAAGGAATTATTTAAAATGGCTAATTTATTTTTAATGTGCGGCATCCCTGGGGCTGGAAAATCAACTTTTCTTAAAAGCCATATAAAGAAAAAAAATACTGCAATTATTTCTCGTGATGTTATTCGTTTTTCTATTGTAAAACCTGATGAAGAATATTTTTCTCACGAAGATGAAGTTGTTAAAATCTTTTGGGAACAAATTAATAAAGCTCTTACTGAAGGTAAAGATGTTTTTGTGGATCAGACATCTCTTACTCCTAAGTCAAGAAAATGGTTGCTTCAACATGTTGCTGGTTATAAACATGCTAACGTCGTTTGGATTGATGAAGATCTTGAAACTTGTTTAGAAAGAAATAATAAGCGGCGCGGGACCCGTGCTTATGTACCTGAAGACACCATTCGCCGCATGTACGATCAATTTGTTGAACCCTCTCTTGATGAAGGGTTTACTTGTATCTTTCGTTATAATAGTAAACAAGATCAGCTTACCTACAAAGGAGGTATTTATTAAAAATGAATAAATGGATACCGATTAATAAAGAATTGCCACCTGCAAATGAAGAAGTATTAGCAACTTTAGCATGGAATGATACAATATCTATTATAGAATATTGTCCCATTTGGGGAAATGATTATGTTCTTCTTTATGAAGGTGAAGGCAATGGGACTTTAGAAGACATTCTTGCTTGGATGCCACTTCCAAAACCTTATATTGAAAAAGGAAGAGAAAATAATAAAATATGAGTAACATTTGGCTAATCTCAGACACGCATTTAAATCATGATAGAGATTTTATTTGGAAACCACGCGGTTTCAATTCTGTATGGGAAATGAACAATGCTATCATTGAAAGATGGAATAAAGTTGTTAAATATGATGATGTAGTATATCATCTTGGAGATTTTATTCTCGGAGATCTTGATACTGGTATTAAACTTATTAAACAGCTTAATGGGAAAATTAAATTAGCAATAGGAAACCATGATACAGATTCTCGTCTTGAGGCATTTAAAAATCTTTATAATATAAATGATATCCAATTTGGCTATCGACTTAAAAGTAATAAAAAATCTTTTCTTCTTACTCATTACCCGACTCTTACTGGAAATATGGATAATAGCAAAGTTTACTCAATTCATGGTCACACACATTCTCCAAATCCATTTTGTGAATATGATCTTATGTATAATGTAAACTGCGACGCTCATGATTGTTATCCAGTCGCATTAGAAGATATGATTAAAGATATAAATAAACATAATAATTAGGTCAAAAATGGATAATCATATTTAATTAATTTTATTATTCTTTAGAGAAAAACTTTTTTCTCTAAAGATTTTTTTTATAGGAGGTAAAATAATGAATCTAAAAGTAAGATTTAAAAATCCAATATTTATTGCTCAATTTATTCTTGCAATTTTAACTCCAATTTTAGCTTACGCAGGCTTAACATTACAAGACCTTACTACATGGAATGCACTTGGAAAACTTTTAATTGATGCATTAAGAAATCCATATGTTCTTGGATTAATTGCTGTTTCTGTTTGGAATGCTTTGAATGATCCAACCACTGCAGGTGTTGCAGATAGCAAACTTGCGATGACGTATGATAAACCAAAAGGAAAATAGTAAATGGCTAAATATAATAAAAAATAGACATTCCAATAGAAACAAAGAAATTTTAATAAGTCTCTAAATCAAAATCTTACAACTACTGCAAATTTAAGACTGCGGAAAGAAGCAGGTTTTGATAAAACAGTTTTGACAATTATTCCAAAAGGAGAAACTATAAAAGTATTAAAAAAATCTGAAAATGGTTGGTATAAAGTTTTATATAATAACCAATTAGGTTTTTGTTTAAAAGATTGGCTGCAATAAATATTTTTTAGGTAATTTAATGGCTAAAGTCATTAAATTACCTAATTTTTTTTATTTTATTTTATTTGAAAAATATATTTATTTATAATATAATATATTATAAAATAATTAAGAGGTTTTTTATATGTTATATATTTATATAGATGGATCTTGTCGCGGAAATGGCAAGAAAAATTCGCGGGGCGGGTTTGGCGTGGTAATATTCGACGACCGCCGCAACTTAATTGATGCCTATTGTGAATATTTTGATAATGTAACAAATAATCAAATGGAATTAAAAGCATTTTTAAAAACTTTTGAATTATTAAATACAAAATATAAAAATCAACAAGCAACTATTTATTCTGATTCTGCATATTGTATAAATATCCTCACTTCTTGGATTTACTCTTGGAGTAAAAACAATTGGAAAAATAGTAAAAATGAAACAATAAAAAATTTAGATATTATATTGTCACTATATGAATATTATAATATAAATTTTTTCATTAATCAAATCTATATAATTAAAGTCGATGGCCATAAAGGAATTATAGGTAATGAATTAGCAGATGCTCTTGCTCAAGCAGACGTGTCAAAATTTTCAAATATTATATTACAAAATCATATTAATATAAGCCTTTTTGAAAAAACTTGCTAAATTTAAAAAAATATGTTATAATATATTATATAATAAATGAAGAGGTAAAATATGAAATATATATTAAAAAATGGTGATTAGATAGAATCTATTGATATTAGAATTTAATAGGAGAAAAAATAAATGGGTAAATTATACACAGAAGATTCGATAGAAAGCTTATCTCCCCTTGAATTCACACGTCTTAGACCAGGTGTATATTGTGGAGATACTACCTATTCTACTCAATTATTAATTGAAATATTTTCAAATGCAGTAGATGAATATCGTAATGGATTTGGAAATAAAATTAATGTAACTATTGATAAAGATATTGTTACAGTGCAAGATTATGGACAAGGTTTTATTCCAAATTCATTTAGAGATGATGGAAAAACTATTCTTGAAGCCGCCTTTAGTGTATTAAATACTTCTGGAAAATATCGAGATGATGGAACTTATGAAGGAACTTCACTTGGTTCTTTTGGTATTGGAAGCAAAATAACTACATTTTTAAGTCATTGGCTTGAAGTAGTAACTTGGAGAAAACAACATTACGAAAAAATTTTATTTAAAGAAGGTATATTTGAAGAAAGAAATGCAGGTTTTCAAACTAGTGGAGCACCTTCAGCAGACGGAACAAAAGTTTCTTGGCAACCTTCTGAAGAATTTTTTACTCATACTGAAGTTGAAATAAATAAAATTAGAGATTTATTTAAAACTATTGTTTGTCTTTGTCCTGGGTTAACTATTAATTTAAACAATAATGGAAAAGAAGAGCATTACATTTCAACAAAAGGACTTCATGATCTTATTGATGAAGCAGTCGGTGATAAAGAAATAATTAATAATAGATTTAGTGTAATATATAATGAACCTCATGGAAAAAATAAATTAGATATTGCATTAACATATACATCTAACTATTCTTCAACTATTGTTCCTTATGTTAATACTGGCCTAACAGAATCTGGGCCTCATATTACTCAGATTAAAACTATTATTACAAAAGAATTTAATAAATTCTTTAAAGAAAAGAAATGGTTGAAAGAAAAAGATACTAATTTAACTGGTGATGATATTCAAGAGGGAATGTATGTGGTATTTAATATTACTGCTCCTAATGTTGGATATGATGCACAGGTCAAAAGTAGAATTACAAAAATTGATATGACGCCATTTACTTCTGCTTTAAGCACAAATCTTGAAATATGGCTAAATAACAATGAAAAAGAAATAAAAAGTATTTTTGAAAAGGCAGTTGCCGCGCGTAAAGCACGAGACGCCGCAAAGAAAGCAAGAGACAAGGCAAGAGAGCAAAATAAAAAGAAACAGAAAGCTCTTAAATTTGATAGTAAACTTGCTGATTGCAATTCAAAGGATAGAAGTAAGTGTGAAATTTATATTACTGAGGGAGATAGTGCATCTGGTAATTTAAAACTTGCTCGTGATAATGAAACACAGGCGGTTATGCCAGTTAGAGGTAAAATTTTAAATACTCAGAAAGCTACTTTTGCACAAATCCAAAAAAATGCAGAAATTATGACAATGTGCGATGCGTTTTTTGGACCTGGAGATTGGTCTATTGATCCTAAAACTCTCAAGGTAACATATCATCAAGTAAGATATGGAAAAATTATTATCATGTCTGATGCCGACGTCAGTAACACGGCGTATGAAAGACTTTTCGCTTAATCAGGCGGGTAAAAATTTTTGGTCAACTTTGTATTATGTGATATGTACATTTTTCATATAATATGAAGGAGAAAAGAATTTTTGCTAACGGGGAATCCTAAACCAAATGGCATGGAAATCCCGTGGGAAACAAATATTAATTCATTCTCTTTCAATAAATCAATGAAGGAGAATAAAAATGATAGGAATTTATAAAATTACAGAAAGAAATAATCCAACAAATTTTTATGTTGGTCAATCAAATGATATAGATAGAAGATTTAAAGAGCATATTTATAAAACATCAAAACAATCACGTATTCCTTTTGATGATTAGATAACTAATAAAGGAAAAGATGCTTTTTTATTTGAAGTATTAGAAGTATGTTCTATAGATGAATTAAATGATAAAGAAAAATATTGGATAAATAAATTAAACGCTATAAAATCTGGCAATAAAAATGAAGGTGGATTAACAGATGTCATAGGCAGTCACAATCCAAAAGCAAAATTAACAGAAGAAGATGTGATTCGAATTAGACAAGCTTATGCCAACCATGAGCGCCAAAAAGATGTATATAAAGAATTTGAAAACAAAATTTCTTTTGGTTATTTTCAAAATCTTTGGCAAGGCAGATCTTGGTCACATGTTATGTCAGAAGTCTTTACGGAAGCGAATAAACAATATTATATTTATCAAAATTCACAGGGTAGTAATGGAGTTTCCGCTCAATTTACTGATGAAGAAGTAATTCAACTTCGACATAGATATGTAAATGAAACTGCCAAAAAAATTTATGAAGATTATAAAGATCGAGTATCCTATCAAACATTTCAAGCTATGCTTTGGGGAAGAAGTTACTCAACGCTTCCTATTTATAAAAAGAAAGAAAAGAAATGGATTAATATTTGAACCTGTATCGACTATTCCCTTTGCCTTCTGGGCGGGGAAGTAGGACTGCTATTGATACGCAGTTCGAAATGGTCTCCTCTCAATAGAGAGTAAAAGATAGTCAGTGCTTATGGAAACATAAGAATAACACGCGATGGAGCACATATTAAAAATCTTTTTTATACATTTATATGGAATTTTTGTCCAGATTTAATTAAAGATGGTTATGTATATGCGGGCGTGCCACCTCTTTATAAAATCACTCTCGCCGCAAATAAAGGATATAAATATCTTAAAAATGATGAAGCATTAGCTGAATATCAAAAAGAAAACAAAGGAAAGAAATATCAAGTTGGACGCATGAAAGGACTCGGTGAGATGAACGTCGAAGAGACGGAAGAAACACTTACAGATCCTAATAATAGAATTATTAAACAAATTAATGTTGAAGATATTGTGGCAGCTGATAAACTTTTCAATGATTTAATGGGGAACGCAGTTATCCCACGTAAACGTTATATTAAAGAACACAGTTCCGAGGCAACTTATAATGCAGAATAATCGTTTAATTCAAATGAATCAATGGGGTTCATATATCTATGTTGGAAAATATAAAAAAGGTATTTATAGAAATTGGGGAGATTATGCAGAAGATTTAAATCCTCAAAGTATAGAATAGATTATGAAAAAGTTATATTACTTTGAAGAAAATTTAGAAGCATTATAGGAGGATTTAAATAAAATAAAATAAATGAGAAATAATTAGCAAAAATTAATAGATATTATGTTCGAAATTGCATTAATGATTCATAACCATCCATATTTCCAAGATAAAAATAATGAAAAAATATGTGAATGGATTAGAGATCAACTAAAACAATGCGGTTTTGAAACTACACCTCTTGGCAGCAGTTGGGGAGTATTAAAGGAGATTAAAAATGCAAAATGATTTAACAAAAGAATTAGGTACAAATTTTATAGAATATGCTGTTGCAGTTAATACTGATCGAGCTATCCCTAATGCGAAAGATGGATTAAAGCCTGTTGCAAAACGAATCTTATGGGGCGCAGAAGATAAAACTAAATGTGTATCAAGTAAACCACATGTAAAAGCAGCTAAACTTGTTGGTGATATTATGGGTACTTATCATCCGCATGGTGATAGCTCAATTTATGGTGCTCTTGTACGCCTTTCTCAAAATTGGGTTATGCGTTATCCATTAATTGATTTCCATGGTAATAATGGTAATATTATTGGAGATGGCCCTGCACATATGCGTTATACTGAATGTAGATTAAGTAAACTTGCAGAAGATGGGCTTCTTCAAGGAACAAAGAAAAATAATGTTGATTTCATTCCTAACTATGATGAAACAACAGAGGAGCCAGTATCTCTTCCAAGTATTTTCCCTAATTTACTTTGTAATCCTAATAGCGGTATTGGTGTAGCTATGGCTTGCTCCTGGGCACCACATAATCTTGGTGAAGTAGCTGCGGCAATTAACCAATATTTATCTGGAGAAGAACCCATGTTGCCTGGTCCAGATTTTCCAACAGGTGGAATTATTATTAATCAAAAAGAAATTCCTGCAATTATGCGAACTGGACATGGTAGCGTAAAAGTTCGTGGTAAGTTTGAAATTGATAAGCAAAAAATTATTTTTACAGAAATTCCTTATGGAACATCTGTTGAAGGATTGATGACTGAAATTGGCGAAGTTTCAGATGCAAAGGAAATTGAAGGCATTGATAATATTCGTGATGAGTCTAATAAAAAAGGTGTTAGAATTGTCATTGAATGCGATAAAGGTATCAATCCTGCAAGTATTGTAAATAAACTTTTTGCAAAAACAAATTTACAAAGTTCATTTAGCTATAATCAGGTTGCTCTTGTCGATAAAGTGCCAACTGAATTAAATCTTAAAGATTGTATTAAAATCTATGTTGACCATAATATTGATTGCATAACAAGAGAAACTAAATTTGATTTAGATAAGGCCATTGATAGACTTGAAATTGTTAATGGTTTACTGCGGGCACTTGAGGATATTGACAACATCATAGCGCTGATTAAAGGCTCCGAAAATGCAATTGCCGCAAAAGAAGCATTAATTAAGAAATATCAGTTCACAGAAAATCAAGCTAAAGCAATTTTAGCTATGAGACTTTCTTCTCTTGCAAAACTTGAAAAAGTTGAATTAGAGAAAGAAGCCGAAGATTTAAAAAATAAAATTTTTATGCTTAATCAGATTTTAGATAGTCGAGATGAGCAAATCGGAATTCTTAAAGTGCGACTTCAAGGACTAGTAAATAAATACGGTGACGCTCGTCGTACTGAACTAACTAATATTGAAGTAAAACCAGAAGATAAAATTATTGAGGAAGTTACTCCAGAAGATTGTGTTGTAATTCTTTCTCAAACTGGAGATATTAAACGTATACCTAAAAATAGCTTTAAGGTACAACGCAAAAATGGGAAAGGCGTTAAGACAAAAGATGATGTAATTATGTCTACCATCTCTACTAATACTATTGATAATCTTCTTCTCTTTACTAAAAAAGGAAAAATGTTTAAAATTATCGTAGATGAAGTACCAGTTGGAACAAATGTATCAAAAGGCGTCCATGTTGGAACTTTAATTAATATGGATCAAGATGATGAAGTGATTGCTATCACTTCTTTGGCAAGAAGTAATACTGCAAAATATGTAGTATTCTTTACTAAACAAGGTTTGATGAAAAAAACTCTTCTTGATGAATATACAAAAGTGAAACGTAGTACAGGAATTGCCGCCATTAAATTAAACGATGGTGATTCTATTGCCAATGTAGAATTTATGAACGAAGAAGATATTCTTATTATTACTAAAAATGGAATGTCTATTCATTTTGAAAGCAAAAATGTTAATCCTATTGGTAGAGTTGCGGCAGGCGTTAAAACTATAAAATTAGATGACAATGATGAGGTTGTTGTGGGACTTCCAATTCATTCAGACAATGATACTGTTGCTATTTTTTCTACAAAAGGATATGGTAAAAAGACTTCTATTAAAGAATTTACAGTTCAGGGTAGAGGCGGAAAAGGTTTGGTAATTTATCGACCAAGTGCGGTATATGGTGAAATTGTAGGTGCGGCAGTTGTATCAGATAAAGACGCCATTCTTCTTTCAGGCCAGCCTAATTCTATATGCATTGCCGCAACTGATTTACCATTATTAACTAGAACTAGTTTTGGTAATATCATGATAAAATCTAATATTTCATCGGTGGTAAAAATATGAGTAAAAATTTTGAAATTATAAATAGAGAAAATATTTATATTGAAGATAAGCCTCAATATATTACTCTTTTTTATAAGAATAAAGCATATACATTTATAATTGAAAGAACTGGATATAAAGACTTTAATTTTTATTATTCTAGTGATTCAATTCCTGATGATATTACAAAAAAAGAAATTGAAAATTTTTGTTACAATTATTTTATAAATTATGAAGATTGGAATAAAATATGAATAAATTAAATTGTCCTAACTGCGGAGTGCCAATCTTCGCAGATAATTATAAAACTTAGTGATGTAAAAAAATAATATTAAATTAATTAGAATATCAATATAAACAATTAGACACTTTAACTATAGATGATTTAATAATATAATGGGTGATTTAATATGACAATGCGTGGAATAATAGATATGCTTAATTATCATACTACATTATATGATAAAGGTAAAAGTGTATGGTCTGATAAAGAATGGGATGAATTATATTTTAAACTTCAAAAATTAGAAAAAGAAACTGGTATTATTTATCCAGATTCACCAACTCAAAAAGTTTATTTTGAAAAAGTTTCTGAATTAAAAAAAGTTAAACATAATCATCCAATGTTGTCTCTTGATAAAACAAAAGATATAGAAGATATCAAATCTTTTATAAAAGGACATGATTGGGTGGCCATGGCAAAAATGGACGGATTAACTTGTTCATTACATTATGTTGATGGAAAACTGGTTTCCGCAGAGACAAGAGGAAATGGTATAGAAGGAGAAGATATTACTCATAATGCTTTAATAATTTCATCTATCCCTAATCAAATTAATTATAAAAAAGAATTAATTATTGATGGAGAAATTATTTGTACTTACAAAAATTTTGAAAATTTTAACACTGAGTATAAAAATCCACGAAATTTTGCGAGTGGCAGTATTAGACTACTTGATTCAAAAGAATGTGTAAAAAGAAAATTAGATTTCATTGCATGGGATGTAATCAAAGGGTTTAATAAAGAGACTTTGACAGAAAATCTTATTGAATTACGGCAGATTGGTTTTACAACAGTTCCATTAACAATTAAAAATTTAATAACTCCAGATATTAATTCTGCAATAAATTTTTTAAAGGAACATTGTGAATTAAAGTCATATCCTATTGATGGGATTGTATTTAAATATGATAATGTTAAAGAGTATGAGGCGGCTGGCCGCACAGATCATCATTTTAAGGGCGGCTTAGCGTATAAGTTCTATGATGAAACTTATGAAACTCATTTAAAATATATCCAATGGACAATGGGAAGAACTGGTGTTCTTACTCCAGTAGCAGTATTTGATCCTATTGATATTGATGGTTCAATAGTAGAAAGAGCAAGTTTACATAATTTAAGTGTAATGGAAAATATTTTAGGTATTCCTTTTGAAAAACAAAAATTACAGGTTTTTAAAGCAAATATGATTGTTCCGCAAATTTATAGTGCAGAAAAACCAAAAGAAAAACCTAGTAGTCCTATTATTCCATTAATAGAAAAATGTCCTATTTGCGGTGAAGATGTAGAAATTATTAACAATAATGGTGTAAAAATTATTGTATGTACTAATCCCTCATGCCAGGGGAAATTTATTAATATACTTGAGCATTTTTGTGGGAAAAAGGGTCTTGATATTAAAGGATTATCTAAAGCTACTTTTCAAAAGTTAATTGATTGGGGATGGCTTGAAAATCTTGAAGGAGTTTTTAATCTTAATCAATATAGAAATGAATGGATTAAAAAGCCTGGTTTTGGAATAACTTCTGTAGATAAAATCTTAAAATCAATAGAAGAGCATAGACATACAACACTTGATGCCTTTATATCTGCGATTGGTATCCCCCTTATAGGGCGGGCAGTAGCAAAAGATTTAATTAATTATTTTGAAACTTATGAAGATTTTCGTAATGCAATTGATGATGATAAATATGATTTTTCCATATTAGATAATTTTGGAGAAGAAATGAATAAAAGTATTAAAAATTTTGATTATGCGGAAGCTGACAGAATTTCTAAACTTTTAATTTTTGAAACTCCTGTTGTTAACAACGTTCAAATAAATAATAGTCTTACAGGAAAAACTATAGTTATTACGGGAAAACTTACTACATTTAAAAATAGAGCTGAATTAAAAGCTGTTATTGAATCTCATGGTGGAAAGGTATCAGATTCTATTTCTGGCAAGACTGATTTATTAATTAACAATGATGTAAATAGCACATCATCTAAAAACAAAGCTGCGAAGGCACGCAATATACCTATTGTTTCAGAACTAGATTTTATAAAGCAATATATTGAAAACTAAAGAAAATTTTTATATAATATAATTGTAAATAAGATGAATAGTTACGAAGAGTTGTAGTCGGAAGCAAAGAAAACAAAAATTAAAAATAATATTTATTTCACCTGTTATTTTTCTTGATTTTTTAAAAAATTTTTGATATAATAAAAATACAGATGATAAATATAAATTCATCTTAATTAAATAATAAACAAATATATATATAATTACAAGGAGAAAAAAATATGTTAAAAGAAAATAGTAAAATTGTTTATGATTTTGTAAAAGCACACGATGGAGAAGATTTTACTGCACAGGATATTGCAGATGCAACAGGACTTTCTGTTCGTTCGGTTAATGGTATTGTGACTTCTGCTTTCCAGCGTCATAAGGATAAGGATAAGAACGAAATTCCTCTTATGGTTCGTGTTCCTGCAGAAATTGAAGATCCTGAAACAGGACTTCATAAGGCAATTAAGTTTATTCAGCTTACAGATACAGGCCGCGAATTCGACCCTGACGCCGAAGATTAATCTTAATTATATTGTGAGGGTTAGATAAAATTTATCTAACCCTCTTTTATATTGGAGAAAAAATGTTATTTATAATATTAAGTTTTATTTTTTTAATATTTGGTTTAATTCTTTTTTACAAAGCCAATCAAATAAAAATTAATAAAAATGAATAGCAAGAAAAATATAAACAAATATTAAAAAATCAAATTACTCAATTAAAAATTGAGATTGATGCTTTAAAGCAATCTCAATTTAAAAAACAAAAAGAAATTGATTAGTAGTTAATACAATGGCAGGCTAATCGTAAAAAAGAAATTGAAGTATATATAGAAAGTCAAAAACAATTAGCTGATCAAACTGTAAATACAGTATATGAATCTGCCCAAAAGCAAATTTCAGATATTAATAATGATATTCAAAGTACTCGTAATATAGCATTGCAAGAAAAAAAATAGATACAAACTGAAATTAATAAATTAAAAGCCTCATTAAGTGCGGGTGTTGAAGCTCGTCTCCGCGAACAATAGAAAAAAGATAAAATTAATTTTTATAAACTTTCTATTTCTGAAGCAGATTTAGCTGATGTAAAAATGCTATAGAATTTAAAATCTTCTTTTCATAAACCTGTTGTTTTAAGTAAACTTATATGGACTCAATATTTCCAAAAACAAATGACAGAATTATGTGATAGAATTTTAGGAAAAAAGACTGTTTGTGGCATTTATAAAATTACTAATTTATTAACAGAACAATGTTATATTGGTCAAAGTGTTAATATTAGTGATAGATGGAAGCAACATTGTAAATGCGGTTTAGGTATTGAAGCATCCGCAACAAATGTTTTATATAATGCCATGCAAAAAAATGGAGTATGGAATTTTAGTTTTGAATTATTAGAATAGTGTTCAAAAGATCAATTAAATGAAAAAGAAAGATTTTGGATATAGATGTATCAAAGTAATAAATTTGGTTTAAATACTACAAAGGGGAATTTATAATGATTAAAGTTTTTACTTTAAATAAAAATAATAAAATTGAATTAACTAAATAGGAATTACAAAAGTTATTAGATGAATCTTATTGGGAGGGCAGAAATTCAGTTTATATCTCACCCTCTTGGACATATGTTTCTCCAACTAAATGGACTTGTGATACCACAACAGAGCCATTATCAACAAACGCAGCAACCGCAACAATTATAGTAGGAGATAATAAAAATGAAATTTGAAAATACACAAGTTTGGGGATTTGAACATGCAATACGAGGTATGAGAAATCCTAAAAATAGTTGGGATAAAAGCGATAGTTATTTTAATATTACAGATGATTATGATGAAGGGATTCTTGATGTAGCTGACGCCTGGGTTTATCAAAATTATCCTGAGTTGAATGGGCATGAAGATACTAAAGAATTTTTTGATTTAGAAGATAAATGTTGTAATTGGTTACTTACAGAAGGAATTTTAAAAGAATCCAAAAATTATCAGTATAGGGATAATGCTTTTATCGGACCTAATGATATGAAACTTGCCCAAACATTGATTAAGGCCGGTCCAGAACATCGTAAATTTTTACGACAAATTTTTGTATCAGTTGATATTACAGCTCCACTTTATTGGTGGAAATAGATGGATACTTATAAAATTGGAACCATCGCTAATAGTACATCAACAATGCATAAATTAACTAGTAAACCTATTACTATTGATTGTTTTGAAACAGATGATATGAATCCTGATTTAATATATTATAGTATTCCAGAATATGCAGGTGGACCAGCAAAAAATGATATTGGAATGTTATCTGATTTTATGATTGAACAGCTTGAATTTCTTCGTCAAAAATATATTGAAACAAAAAATAAAGGATACTGGAAAGAACTCGTGCGGTGGTTGCCTGAAAGCTGGTTACAAACTAGAACTTGGACCGCAAATTATGAAGTCCTTCATACTATTGCTCATCAACGTAAAAATCATAAGTTAAATGAATGGAGCGGGCAAGATGATCCATCTAAAAATAATTTTATTAAATGGATGCATGAATTACCTTATGCTCAATATTTAATTTTTGATGATGAAAATATTCCTTTTCAAATTGAAAAATAAAAAATAAAATGTTATAATATAATTACAAGATGAAAATTATATTATAAATGAAAAGGAAAAATCACAAATGACTAAGAAAGAAGCCTTTATTGATTTTGTAAATTATTTTTTTGAAGATAATGATGTACGTTTTGAGAATGATGGAAAATTTCAATTAGCTAAAGAATTTTTTGAAGATTTTAAAAATAATAAAATCAAAAATTCAGGAGCCATGACAGAAAATGGTAAGAAGTTACTTTCTTGGATGCAGGAGAATGTAGATACAATGACTAATCTCTTTACATCCAAAGAAGCAGCTGAAGCCCTTTTTACCTCAGGTCGCTCTATTGCAGGTTCTATGCGTAAATTGGTAAATGATGGATATGTGGAAAAAACTGGTAAAGATCCCGTCCAGTATTCTCTTACTGAAGCCGGTAAGAGTTATCAATTTGAAAAATAAAAAAATTTTTGTTATAATATAAAAGTAAAAGTTGATTAATAAAAAGGAGAAAAAATTAAATGAAAGCAAACGCAAGATTTATTAACACAGAAAAAATTGAAGGATATGTTTATAGTACAGGTAGTAATTTTAATCAGCTTTCTGAAAGGGTTTCTGGAGAGAACTCCAAAAATCCTGGTACTAAATATATTGCAGGTGATCTTGACATTGCAGTAGATGAGGCTGGTTTGAACGTAATCAGCATTCATTATACTTATGTAACTGAAACTTATAAAAGTGGTCAGACAAATAATACATATACCGCCCTTAAAAAGATTATTGATAACCCCGAAAAGACCTGGGTAAATGGCGGAAAAGAAAATGCTTTCAAAATCCAGTGTACTGGAACAGCTCTCGCAATTAATGATTTTATTGCAGCAGATGGATCAAAAGTTGCCGCAGTAAGAAATGAAAATGGATTCTGTTCTATCGTGAATGAACTTGGACCAGAGGCAGAGAGAAATACTTTTACAGCAGATATGTTGATTACAAAAGTAACTCATGTAGACGCTGATCCCGAAAAGAATATTGCTGAAGATTTTGCAACTATCAGCGGAGCAATTTTTGGATATGGGCCAGTTCTTTTGCCTGTTTCTTTCGTTGTTCGTAATGAAATGGGTATGAATTATTTTGAAAATCTTGAAGCGACTCCTTCTAATCCTGTTTTCACAAAGGTTTGGGGGCGTATCAATTGCATGACAATTAAGACAGAAAGAACTGAAGAATCTGCATTCGGTGAAGCAGCGGTTCAGACTTATGAAAGAAAGAGTCGTGAATATGTTGTAACTGGTACTGCTAAGGTTCCTTATGATTTTGGTGATGAAGAAGTTCTTACCGCAGCAGACGTAAATAAGATGACTCAGGATCGTCAGGTTATGCTGGCAGAAGTTGAAAAGAGATATAATGAGCGTCAGGCTAATAAGGCCACTGGTGGAGTAAATTTTAATGCAGCTGCTGCAACAAAAGCTGCACAGACTGCAGTACCTGAAGGTGGATTTGTATTTTAATAAAAGGGGAATTAATCTTTCCCTTTCTTTTAAAGAAAGGATATTATAATTATGGCAGATATTGATATTTTTAGTATCCAACCCCATCAGGTAAGTCGTGATCTTCGCGGTTATTCTGTATTTTTCTACGGTGGTTGGAAAACTGGTAAAACTACAATTGCATCAAAGTTTCCTAATGCGCTTCTTCTTGCCTTTGAAAAAGGTTATAATGCGTTGGCGGGTGTTCGTCCACAGCCGATTAATTCTTGGGCAGAATTTAAGAAAGTTTTACGTCAGTTAAAGGATTCCCGCGCAAAAGAAATGTTCGAAACTATTATTGTAGATACTGCGGATATTGCTTATGACTATTGCACAAAATATATTTGTGATAATGCGCAAAGATCTGATGGCGGATATGGAGTAGATTCTATTTCAGATATTCCATTCGGAAAAGGATATGGAATGGTTGAAAAGGAATTTGACACAGCTCTCCGCTCAATCGTTCAGATGGATTATGGTCTTGTAATTATTTCGCACGAAACTGATAAAACTTTCACAGATGAAGCAGGGAATCAGTTTAATAAAATTGTTCCTACTCTTGATAAAAGGGCAAATAATATTTGTGCAAGAATGTGCGATATTGTTGGTTATTCAAGAGCAATCACTGATAAGGATGGGAATCTTACCACTAAATTGTTTATGCGTGGAACTCCACGTTATGAAGCTGGTTCAAGGTTTAAATATACTCCAGATTTTATTGATTTTTCATATGATAATCTTGTAAATGCTATTGCGACTGCTATTGATAAACAAGCAGAAGAAGACGGCGCACAGTATTTTACAGATACTCGTAAGAATGCATATGAAGATACTACTAAAGACCTTAATTTTGATGAATTAATGAAAAATTGCAATAATCTAATTAAGGAAATGATTGATAATAATTCTGAGGAAGTCTTTAAAGAGTTTTATCAACCTCGTATTGTTCAAATTACAGATAGGTATTTGGGCAGAGGCCAAAAAATGAGTCAATGTTCAAGAGAACAGGTAGAAGCTCTTTCCTTAATTTATGATGATCTCCTCTTACTTTCCAAAGAGACTGAATCAGAATGATTATATATTAAAGACTTGTCAAAAATTTATTTTTTTGACAAGTCTTCTTTTTTTTGTTATAATATAATTAAAGAATTTTTAAAAGGAGATATTGTAAATGGCTCATCATTATGTAAAATGCTTATATTGCGGTGAACAATTTGATAGAGACACTGAACCAACAAAACAAGTCTCCGCACGTAGATACGCTCATATAAAATGTTGGGAAGAACATATTGCTAATATGTCCCAAGAGGAAAGGGATATTGAAGCATTTTATGATTATACAAAAAAACTATTTGGAGAAGATTATAATTATATTTTAACTAAAAAACTTGCTGAAAGATATGTAAAAGAAAATAATTATACTTATAGCGGAATGTTAAAAACTCTTAAATGGTATTATGAAAAAGAAGGTAATTCTTTAGACAAAAGCAATGGTAGCATAGGAATCATTCCATACATTTATAAGCAAGCATTAAATTATTATTATGCATTATATCAGGCACAATTAGTAAATAAAGAAAAAGATATCACTAACTTTACAATACCAAAAGAAAAGATAGTAGAAATTGAATCTCCACGTGTATATGTGCGGCCGCCGCGTATGTGGTTAGAAGAGGAGGAAAATAAATGAGTTCAAAATATTATGATGTTTCTGCTTGTATGCAGGTAATAGGAGATGTATTCATTAATCCTTCTCTCTTGGATTTAGAAGAAAAATATAAATTTCATGAAGAAGATTTTGTTCAAGAATTTCATAAAATTTTATTTGGATGTATTTATAATCTTCATCAACTTGGAGCAAAACAAATATCAATAGAAGATATTGAAAAATATTTAGAGCAAAGACCAAAAAAATATGCAACTTATAAAATAAATAAAGGTTCTGAATATTTAGAAAATATTAAAGAAATGTGCCAACTTGCAGCATTTGATTATTATTATAATCGCATGAAGAAAATGACGCTTTTACGAATGTATAATAAAAATGTTGGAATGGATTTATCTTGGTTATACGATCCTGATAATGTATTAGATGTTAAAAAGAAAGAAGCACAAGAGTCATGGTTTGATAACACTCCAATAAATGAAATTGCAAATACCATTAATGACAAAATTGATGAAATAAAAGCAAAATATATTGATAACTCAGAAGATGGAATTATTCAGGCGGGAGATGGAGCATTAACATTACTTGAAAGATTAAAAACTAATCCAGAAATTGGTTATCCTCTTTATGGAAAATTAGTTAATGCAGTACATCGAGGAGCAAGATTAAAAAAGTTTTATTTGCGGTCAGCTGCTACTGGTGTCGGAAAGACGCGTTCAATGATAGCAGATGCCTGTTCCATTGCTTGTAATAAAATCTATAATCTTGAAACAAAACAATGGGAAGATAATGGGACTCGTGAACCAACTCAATTTATTACAACAGAACAAGAAGAAGATGAGATTCAAACTATGATGATTGCTTTTCTGTCTGGAGTAAATGAAGATCATATTCTTGAAAATACATATACCGAAGGTGAATGGGAGCGAGTAAGCGAGGCCGCCACAATTCTTTCAAAAAGTCCTTTATATATTAAAAAATTACCAGATTTTTCACTTCAAGATATTGAAAATACAATTAAATTTGGTATTCGTCAATATGATGTGAGATATGTTTTTATGGATTATATTCATTCAAGTATGAAAATTCTTAGTGAAATTAGTTCAAAAGCTGGAGTAAAAGGATTACGAGAAGATAATATTCTTTTTATGATTAGCGTAAGAATTAAAGACTTATGTAATCAATATGGTGTATTTGTTATGTCTGCAACTCAATTAAATGCAGATTATGTATCAGCTCAACAATATGACCAAAATCTACTTCGTGGAGCAAAAGCTATTGCAGATAAAATTGACTGTGGTATGATTATGCTTCAAGTCAGTCAAGATGATAGAGAAGCATTAAAAAATATTGTTAATTCTATGGGCATTGAAATGCCTGACATAAAAATTTCTGTTTATAAAAATAGGCGCGGTCGCTATAAAGATATTCTTCTTTGGTGTAAATCTGATAGAGGAATATGTCGTATCAATCCTATATTCGTAACTAATTATAATTATGAATTAATGGATATTGAAGATTTAAAAATTAAAGTAACTCCAAAAATTGAAAGTAGTGCATTTTAATAAATAAAGGTATTTTAAATGAAATATGTAAAAAGTATATTAGATTTAATAAATGAGGGATAGATTATTCTATGCAACAATTTAAAAGAAGAAGAAAAAGAAATTATCGTATCAATTTATGATTATTCTGAAAATCCAAAACATTCATCTGTTCCTTCTTGGGGGTATTTAGAATATCCAGGCTGTAAATATTGGCATTAATAAAAGTTATAAATAAAGAAATAAAAAACCTAAAATAGAAAGTAGTGTTTTTTAATGAAAAAACAAAGAAAACCAAGGCCACAACCTCCTAAATGGTTTTGGCCTGATAGCGATAATTGTTGGGATTGTAAATATAATTATACTAAATGTAATAGCTGTAAAAGATTAAAAATATTTAGAAAAGAATATAGAGATAAAAAAGCAAAGGAGAAAATATGATTATTTGTGGTTTTCCTGGAGTTGGAAAATCTACCTTAGCAAAATTTTCTAATTGGGTAGATTTAGAAAGTACCCCATTTGAAAAAGATTGGGTTCGTTATGCAAAAGTAGCAAAACATATGAGTGATAATGGATATAATGTTATGGTGTCTACTCATCCTCAGTTGTTAGAACAATTTGAACAAATGGAAGTAAGATACACTGTTGTAATTCCTCCTATTGATGATTTTTCTACTTATAAAGATAGATATATTAACAGAGGAAATGATATTAATTTTATCATTTCTATTGATTATAATTGGGGTAAATGGATACAGGATATTATTAAAAAATCTTCAGTTAATAAAACCGTTGTAATATTACCAAAAGATGGATGTTTACAGGCTTATATTGAAGGGTATAAAAACATATGATTATAACTCTTTTTATTCTAATTTGTTTATTTATAATTTTTATAGTATTATTTGCAGAAAAATTATATGAATGGACAAAAGGATAATATAATATGGATGATAAAGTTTTTAGATATAGAAAAAATCATAAAAAATGTAAATATTGTAAATATTATCATGTTGACGGAGCAATACAATTAGGTATAGTTTATGACCATTGTAAAGCCAAAGATACTATTATTTATAATATAGACATCCCACGATGGTTTTGTTCATGTTATGAGGTTAAAAATGAATTTTAAGTATAATAAAGATACACTTAAAGAAAATCTAACAATAGAAGAAGTATTTGATCTTGTAAGTGAATTGGGCGGTGAACCTATAATGGGAAATGGATTATTTACCGCCCGCACAATTTGTCATGGTGGTGATAGTCATAAATTATATTACTATGAAAATACTCGATTATTTCATTGTTATACAGGATGCGGCGATGCTTCATTTGATATATATGATTTGGTATTAAGAGTTAATAAGGCTGCTGGTATTCAAAATTTTTCTTTACCTCGTGCTATTGCATTTGTAGCTCGATACTTTGGATATACAGCAGAAACATTCAATTTTGAAGATAACCAAGAAGCAAATGAAGATTGGCAAATTATTAATAACTTTAAAAGAAATAAGGAAAAAAATCAACCGCAAATTGTAGAATTAAAAACTTATAATAATAAAGTGTTAAGATATTTACCTCATCCGCATATTATTCCTTGGGAGCAAGAAAACATAACATTTGATATTATGGAGTCAAGAGGAATCTGTTATGACCCTATTAATGAAGGAATTGTTATTCCTCATTATGATATAGATGGAAATCTTGTTGGTATTAGAGAGAGAACGCTTATAAAAGAAAATGAGGTATATGGTAAATATCGCCCTGCATATTTAAAGGGGAAGCTTTATAATCATCCTCTTGGATTTAATTTATATAATTTAAATAATAGCAAAAAAGCAATTTCTACATTTCAAAAAGCTATTGTATTTGAAGGAGAAAAAAGTTGTCTTAAATATGCTTCATATTTTGGACAAGAGTCAGATATAAGCGTTGCTTGTTGTGGCAGCAATTTAATTAATTATCAAGTCAAACTGCTTTTATCTCTTGGAGTAAAAGAAATTATTATTGCACTTGATAAACAGTTTCAAAAAATTGGTGATAATGAATGGCAGAAATGGGTTATTAAATTAAAAACTTTATATAATAAGTATGGTAATTATGTAAATATTAGTTACATGTTTGATAAAGATAATTTACTTGGATATAAAGATTCACCAATAGATTGTGGGAAGGATACATTTTTACAATTATTTAAAAAAAGGGTTACAATAGAATGAATATAAAAATTTTTATTTTAATATCAATGATTTTTTGTCACATTGTTGATGATTATTACTTACAAGGATGGCTAGCTTCTGCTAAACAAAAATCTTGGTGGATAAAAAACGCTCCAAATAAATTATATAAAAATGATTATTTAATGGCTTTATTTTGTCATAGTTTTAGTTGGTCTTTCATGATTCAACTACCCATTTTAATTTATAGTTTTTATACGCATTTATTTATATGGAATATATTATTATTTATTATAAATGTAATTATTCATATGTTTGTAGATAATTTAAAAGCAAATAAATTAAAAATTAATTTAATTCAAGATCAAATTATTCATTTTATTCAAATTGTTGTAACTTGGTTTATAATAATCACATTTTAAAAGAAAGGTAATAAAAATGAATGCAAATCCGTGGAGATATAAAGAAGATAATAAAATAAAAGCACAAAAACAAATTAAATATATGGATGAGAATTTTGCTAATGAAACTGCGACGGCCATTGCTGACACAAATATTTATACTGGTCCATTAAATAAAAATGACTGGACTAAAAATGGCTTTAATCCAGTTCCATATTCACAACTACTTGATATGGGTACTGTTGATGCAATTTTTCATGTTCGAGAAGTCTTAGGAGAAGATAATAAAGAAATTAAAGTTGCTGCTCTCAATTTTGCATCATATAGAAATCCTGGCGGAAAATTTATTGATGGTAGTAATGCTCAAGAAGAGTGTTTATGTCATGAATCTAATCTTTATAATATTTTAAGAAATTTCATATCATATTATAAAGAAAATAATTCTAAACCAAATAAAAATCTTTATACTGATAGAGCATTATATTCTCCAAATGTAATTTTTAATAGAGGAGATCATATAGTTAAAGCGGATGTGATTACTTGTGCCTCTCCAAATTGGACTGCCGCCCGAGAATGGAATGCTTCTCAAGTTGAAAATACTCTTGTATTAGCTCAACGTATTCAGTTTATTAAAGACATTGCAGAACTTGAAGCAGTTGATGTTCTTATTCTTGGAGCATGGGGATGTGGAGTATTCGGACAAAATCCAAAAACTGTTGCAAGATTATTTGATTTTATTTTTAGAGAAAGTGAAATTAAAAATATTGTATATGCCGTTCCTGGAGGATTAAATTCTGATAATTTTAAAGCCTTTGACGAATATATTAGAAAGAGTTGATTTGATAACTCTTTCTTTTTTTGTTATAATATAAATAGAAATATTATAAAACTAAAGGGAAGAAAATGTATGAAATATGAATTAATTAATAAACCAAATAAAAATTTTTCAGCAGTTCAACAAATCCTATATAACAGAGGAATTACAGAAGATGAAATTTTACATTATGTAAATTTATCTGACTAGGATATTAATTCTCCATTATTATTAGGCGAACAAAATTTAAAGCAAGGATTAATATTAATTTTAAACACTATAAAACGAGATGATAATGCAGTAATTATTGTAGATTGCGATTGTGATGGATATACATCTGCCGCATTATTAATTAATTATTTATATAGATTATTTCCAACATGGGTAATTGGTAATTTAGATTGGATTATGCATGATAGTAAACAACATGGGTTATCAGATTGCTATCAAAATATCGTTGAAGGAAATTTTATAACTAATAAACAATATTCATTGGTTATATGTCCAGATTCAAGTAGTAATGATTATAAATATCATAAATTTTTATATGATAATGGAATCCAAACATTGGTATTAGATCACCATTTAGCAGATCATATTAGTGATTATGCTGTGATTATTAATAATCAACTTTCTAATTATCCTAATAAGGAGTTATCTGGAGTTGGTGTAGTTTGGCAATTTTGTCAATATATAGATTCAATATTAGAAGTTAATTATGCAAATGATTTTCTTGATTTAGTGGCACTTGGAAATTGTGGAGATATGATGTCTTTACGTTCTTTTGAAACGCGCTATCTTATTACAAAAGGATTCAAAAAATAGAATATAAAAAATCCTTTTATTGATTATATGCTTGATAAAAATTCATTTCCATTATCAAAAGCAGATTATATATCTTCTGATCCATAGATGGCATGTACTTCTATGGGCGCCGCTTTCTTTATTGTTCCTTTTGTTAATGCTATTACACGGAGCGGGACTCAACAAGAGAAAGAATTACTTTTTAATTCCATGCTAAATCATAAAGCTTTTGAAGAAGTTCTTTCAAACAAACGAGGACATAAATTAGGAGAAAAAGAAAAATTAATTTTACAGGCAGTTAGAACAGTTACAAATGTTAAAAATAGACAAACAAGAGCAGAAGATGCAGGTTTGGCTATGTTAGAAAAAATGATTGAAACTAATCACATGCTTGACCATAAAATTCTTTTATTCTTATTAGAACCAGGCCAAATTGATTCTGAAATTCGTGGTTTAATTGCAAATAAATTCATGGCAAAATATCAAAGACCATGTTGCTTATTAACACGGACCAATAGAAATGGAAAAGAAACTTATGAAGGTTCAATGAGGGGATATACAAAAACTGGCATTGATAGTTTTAAAGAAGTGCTTGAACAATGTCCTGGTATTACCTATGTAGAAGGTCATGATAATGCGGCGGGCGTTGGTATTGAGGCAAACCATATCGAAGACTTTCTTTACCACATTGACCAGCTTTTAGAAGATGTTTCTGTTGAGCCTATTTATAGAGTAGATTATGATTTTAAAGAAATTGATAACAATAATCAACTCATTTTAGAAATTGCAAGTATGAATGATTATTGGGGTCAAGATATTGATAGAGCATATGTAAATATTAATTTTAAAATTACAAGTTCTAATTTTCAAATTATGAAAAGTAATACTTTAAAATTTAATCTTCCGAATGGGTTATCTATTATTAAATTTAATGGAACTGATGAGGAAATTACTCAATTTACAACTACAGGATATTTAGAATTAAATGCAATCTGTAAATGCAATGCCAATGAATGGAATGGTCGCGTTTATCCGCAGCTGTTAATGGAAGATTATGAAATTATAGATTCCTCTAAATATTTCTTTTAATGGCTCGGCACGCAGGCAGCCGTCCGCAGGAAATGGAAAATGCATTTGGACTTTTTTCAATCACATTTTTCTTTTTTTGATTTTTTTCTTATTTTTTGTTATAATATATATATAGAATAAAATGAAAGGAAAATAAAAATAATGGAATTTAAATGTTCAGAAATAAAAAAAGTAGCTATTGGAGATGAAATTTTTACAATAAAAACAGAACAAGATGAGAAGAAATTAAAAGGCTATCAATTTGATTCTTTAGTATATAGATATATTAGGGCTAGAGAGCAAATGGCAGAATATGAATATTTGAGAGATCGACAGAGTAATATCTCTAAGCATACTGAGTGGACTGTATATCGACAAAGAGCGAATAGAGATATAATGCGTTTTGTTCAAATTTTAGATGAAGTAATTGGAGAGCATGAATAATGATATGTGAAAAATGCAAATTTTTTAAAGATATTTTTGGAAATTATGTTCAATGTTGTAAAACTGGAAGATTCCTTAATTATGAATATTGGCATAATGAAGATCCCTATGATTGTCCAATAAAATCTAAAGAAAAGGAGGAAGTAGAACCTAATGTTTTTAACTAAAAAACAAGAAGAAGGTTTGAAAGTTGCCGTAGCCAGACACCGTGCAAATGAAAAATACACAGTGATTGCTGGCTACGCCTAAGAGCTGGTACAGGAAAATCCACACTTGTAAGATATATTATTGATGCTCTTAATGTTGAAGAAGATAGAGTATGTCATTGTGCTTTTACAGGTAAAGCCGCAGAAGTATTAAAGAAAAAGGGAAATAAAAATGTAGCAACTCTTCATCGACTATTATATGAACATATACCGCGGCCAGCGGGTGGTTTCTTTAGAAAACCAAAACCATTTATTGATTATGATGTAATTGTAGTTGATGAAGTTTCTATGGCTCCTAAATCTTTAATGGAATTGCTGTTTAAACATCAAGTATATGTTATTTGTTTAGGAGATCCATTTCAGTTGCCGCCCATTGATAAAGATGAAGATAATCATTTATTAGATGATCCTCACATTTTTCTTGATGAAATTATGAGACAGGAAGAAGATTCTGAAATTATTCAGCTTACCATGAAAATCAGAAATCAAGAACCGATTGATTATTTTAATGGTAATGAAGTAAAAATTATTCCTTACTCAGATTTAAACACTGGGGTATTACAATGGGGAGATCAGATCCTAACCGCAACAAATGCAAAGCGTCAAGCTATTAATAATCAAATGCGCGCACTACAGGGTAGGACTGGTGAGCCTGTTGATGGAGATAAAATTATATGTCTTCGTAATTATTGGGAAGATTCAAGTTTAAATGGTGATGCTTTAATCAATGGAACTATTGGTATTCTTCAAAATAGTTTTCAAACTTGGAGAGAAATTCCCAGATTTGTACAAAGTGATATAAGAAAATTTGATGTTTTAGTTGGTGATTTAGTGGTACCAGAAACTAATGATGTTTATCAAATGACAGAAATGGATCGTCAAATGATTATCACTGGAGAAAAATGTTGCGGATGGCAATTGTCATATAAGTTAGGAAAGCTTCGATTAAAATATGGTGATTTAGTGCCTAAAGAATTTGCCTATGCATACGCAGTTACTTGTCATAAAGCACAAGGAAGTTCTTGGCCTAATGTAGTAGTTTTAGAAGAATCTTTTCCATTCGATAGGATGGAGCATGCTCGTTGGCTTTATACTGCATGTACGAGAGCAGAAAAAAAATTAGTTTTAGTACGATAAAAACCGGTCAAAAGTGTATAATTTATATAATCTAATTTTTATATATTATAGAAAAACATAGGAGGAACGATTATGTCGAAAATAATAGATATGACTGGTGCTAAAATTAATTATTTAACTGTTATTGAAAGAGGTCCAAATACAGCAGATGGCCGAGCTCAATGGCTGTGTTAGTGTAAGTGTGGTAATAAAAAATTAATTAAAGGAAAAGATTTGCGAAGCGGAAGAGTTAAAAGCTGCGGATGTTTACAAAAATAGCGAGCCAGTGAAGTAAATACTATAAATGAAGTAGGTAATCAATATGGATTTTTAACAGTATTACGGCGAGCTACAAAAGAAGAAGCTCCAAAAAGTAATCAAAGAAATGTTTTTTGGGTTTGTTCTTGTTTGAATTGTGGAAACCCCTATTTTATTGCGGATGCTCATTCTTTAAGAACTGGACGATTAAATAGTTGCGGTTGTTTAATTAGCAAAAATGAAACTAAAATTAAACAATTACTAACAAAAAATAATGTTTCTTTTGAAACCCAAAAAACTTTTAATAATTTATTAGATAAACAAAAATTAAGTTTTGACTTTTATATAAACAATCAATATATAATAGAATTTGATGGTAAACAACATTTTATTCAAGATAGTGGTTGGAGTAATAGAGAAAAGTTAGAATATACTCATAATCATGATTTAATAAAAAATAGATATTGTTTTGAACATAACATTCCATTAATTAGGATACCATATAATGCAGAATATACTTTTGAAGATTTAAAACTAGAAACTACAAGATTTCTTTTAACTCCAGAGAATGAAGAAAAATATTATTAGAAAGGAGAATGATATGAAATATATTCAAACTAAATTTTGCAAAGGAACTTTTATTCTTGAAAAACATATTAATTTAAATAATTTTTTAAATGAAGATGAGCAAAAAAGATTTTATGATTTAAAAAATACTGATGAAAATGAAATGTCTGATGAAGATTTTGAATGGTATGAAGATGTTTTAAATAGAATTAAAGAAGAATCTGATTTTGTTGAATCAGAAGTAGTTTCTTATGAAGTTGATGACTGGGAAGAATATGATGATGAAAATTATTTAATGGAGTAAAAAAATGCAAGATGTAATTATATTTATTAATAAAATGAAAGTTGTATTTAATCTTCTTCCAGATGAAGAAATAGATACTTATAATAATATTTATAATGAATCAACAGAAGAGTTTATAACTTGGATTAATAGAAAATATGAAGAGTATATGAATATTATAAATAAATTGAATGAGGTTCCAAATTAAAAATGTTTTTTAATAAATATAAAAAGAAAATTGAATCTTTAGAGAGAGACTTGGCTTTTTGGCAAAAAAGTTGCAATGAACTTCAAAAAACAATTGACGAATTAAAAGAAGAAAATAATACTTTAAAAAATAGTAATACCACATTAAATAATTAGGTAATTAAAATAAACAAACTTTCTCAAGAAAATGAAATAATGAAAAAATATTATAAATTAAATGAAGAACCTTCTTCTGACGTTCAGGCAAAAGTATTAGTAGATTTAAGACTGCACGATATGGAATTTAAAATACTTCAAGAAAAATTAAGTAATTGTCAACAACAATTATCACTTAATCAAAGGTTACTATCATTACCTTATTATCCTATATATCAGAGATATTATTAATGAAAATATATACCTCATATTTTTATCAAATTCGCAATTTTAAACAAAATATGGTACCAGTTTCAACTTGTTTATCAGATCCAGAATGGTTTAAACCACCAATCGGAAAAGAATATTATATAGATAAGAGAGGTATTATATGCGGCCTTCGCTATAAACCTCTTATAGTCCAGTCCCAAGGAACACATTATTGTCCCTGTGAAGAAAAAGAAATATTAAAAGGTAATTGCCCTACAATGAAGGAATATAGACAATTACTTGAAACTGTTGATTTTGATAAAATGATAAAAGCATTTGAATTTTGTTTAAATAAATTTCATAAAGATACTATTGTTTTAATAGTTTATGAAGCATCAAATAATCCATGTAGTGAAAGAAAGAACTTACAGGAGTATTTTAACAATCATGAAATAGAATGTAAAGAATTAGAATATCCAATATAATATTAAAACAATAATAATAAAAGACAAATATAATACAGGAAAAGAATTATTAAATTATATTCTAAAAGAAAAATATAAAAACAATATTAATTTTATAAAAATTACACAAGATAATTTTAAACTATTAGATTAGGAACATTTAATAATAAAATGGACAGAAAATTATCCTGGAGCAATTTATTATCATACTACAGTTGCAGGGTTACCAATAAAAATTATTTAATAAAAAAAATTTGACAAACTCAAAAATTTTTTGTATAATATAATTGTAAGAAATAAATATGCAGAAAGAGAGGTACGGTCCAATGGGCTAAACAATTTTTGTAACCCGTGAATTAATGTAATTATGGAGGGTACTCCAATGGACAATGTAGCTTAAATATTTATTCTTTAACCGAGTCAAGCGAGGCAACTCGCTTGACTTTTTTATTTATTTATTGTATAATATAAATATATAATATAATCATTGGAGAATGAGAATAATGATGAAAAAATTATTAATAAATATTTTAACAGAAGAATATGAATTAAATCTTTTTGAAAGCGAAAAAATTATTGAAAAATTATTTTATATTTTAGAAAATGATTTATTAAAATGGAATAAAATAGAATGTAAATGGGAGATAATTTAATGAAAAGATTTGAACCTCACTCTCACTCTGAATTTTCGAATATACGATTATTAGATTGTATTAATAAAATTCCAGCTCTTATTGATAGAGCAATAGAAATAGGTTTATGTGGAATTGCATTAACAGATCATGAATGTCTGAGCGGGCATCCCGAAGCTAATTTTTATGCTCAGGATATTTTAAAAGGTCATCCAGATTTTAAAGTAGCATTAGGTAATGAAATATATTTAACACCCAATAGAGAGATGGGCCAGAAATATTATCATTTTATTTTAATAGCAAAAAATAAAACTGGATTTAGAGCATTAAAAGAATTATCTTCAAGAGCATGGATGAATAGTTATTGGGATCGCGGTCTTGAAAGAGTCCCAACAATTTATAATGAACTTGAAGAAATTGTTAATAAATATCCTAATAGTTTAATTGCAACAACTGCATGTATTGGCGGACAAGTATCTTCTCAAGTTTTAAATTTAATTAAAGCTGAAAAACATGAAGATACTGCGGGAATTACTGAGGCACATAATAATATTGTAAATTTTATTTTATGGTGTAAAAAATTATTTGGAGAAGATTTTTATATTGAATGTGCGCCAGGTCAATCAAGTGAACAAATTGCGGTTAATAAACGTCTTAAGGCTGTGGCCGCCGCATTTAAATGTAAAATGGTTCTTGGCTCAGATGCTCATTATCTGACAAAAGAAGATAGATTTGTTCATAAAGCATATCTTAATTCAAAAGGGGGAGAACGTGAGGTTGATGCGTTTTATGAATATGCTTATCTTCAAGATGAAAATGATATAAAAGAAAATATTGCACCATCTGAACTAAATTATGATGAATTAGTAAATAATTCATATGAAATTTATAATAAAATTGAAAATTATAGTATTGCACATAAACAAACTATTCCAAAAGTACCAGTTAAAAATTATAAAAAAGTACCTGCTTCAGAATATTGGCATCAACACTATCCTACATTAGCTTCAATGTTTGAATCAGAAGATATATATGAAAAATATTGGGTACATCAGTGTGTTGATAAATTAAATGAAATGTTCGATCATAATAATTATAACCATGAACAAGTAGACCCTTATTATGAAAGACTTGAAGAAGAAGCAGATATTAAAAAAACTATTAGTGAAAAACTTGAAACTAATATGTTTCGTTATCCTATTACTCTTCAACATTATGTTGATCTCTTTTGGGAGTGCGGTAGCACAGTTGGCGCAGGCCGTGGTTCATCTTGTTCAGGCTTAAATCATTATTTATTAGGTGTAACTCAGTTGGATCCCATTAAATGGAATCTTCCATTCTGGCGTTATCTTAATAAAGAGCGTATTGAGCTTGGCGATATTGATCTTGATCTTTGTCCGTCAAAACGTCCATTAATTCTTCAAAAGATAAAAGAAGAAAGAGGACAGTATTTTTATGATAATATTGATGATTTAAGTAGAAAAAATCTTGGTTGTACATTAATTGCAACTTTTGGAACTGAAGGAACAAAATCGGCGGTATTGACAGCATGTCGTGGTTATCGCTCAGAAGATTTTCCAGATGGGATTGATGTTGATACAGGTCAGTATTTATCTTCATTAATACCTAGTGAAAGAGGATTTCTTTGGCCGCTTAAAGATGTTGTTTATGGAAACAAAGATAAAGATAGAAAACCAATTACCCCATTTATCACAGAAATAAATCAGTATCCTGGCCTTTTGGATATTGCAATGGCAATCGAAGGATTAATTAATAAAAGAAGTAGTCATGCTTCTGGTGTTATTCTTTTTGATGAAGATCCATATGAATTTGGATGTTTTATGAAAACTCCAAAAGGTGAAATTATTACTCAATGGGATCTTCATAAATGTGAAGCATGCGGCATGACAAAATATGACTTCTTAGTAACAGAAGTGCAAGATAAAATTGTTGAAACTATTAGACTTCTTCAAAAATATAATAAAATTGATAACAATTTGACATTAAGGGAAGTATACAATAAATATCTTCACCCAGAAGTTCTTCCTTTGAATGATGAAACTATATGGAAAGCATTACAGGAAAATAGTGTTTTAAATATTTTTCAGTTTGATTCAGATGTTGGTTCTCAGGCTGCAAAAAAAATTAAACCAACGAATATCATGGAAATGGCGGATGCCAATGGTTTGATGCGTCTTATGACCGCAGAAAAAGGCGCAGAAACACCAATGGAAAAATATATTCGTTATAAAAATAATTTATCATTATGGTACCAAGAGATGGATCGAGTTGGTTTAACAAAAGAAGAACAAACTGCGATTGAACCATATTTTAAACAATCTTATGGAGTACCTCCATCTCAGGAGCAGTTGATGCGAATGTTAATGGATGATAAAATCTGCGGTTTCTCTCTTAAAGAAGCAAACACCGCACGTAAGATTGTTGGTAAAAAACAAATGGCAAAAATTCCAGAATTACATCAACAAATTTTGGATAAGGCAACAAGTCCTGCTCTTGGTAAATATATTTGGGAATGTGGTGTTGGACCTCAGATGGGGTATTCATTTTCAATTATTCACGCTCTTGCATATTCATTTATCGGAGCACAAACAATTTATATTGCAACTCATTGGAATCCAATTTATTGGAATACAGCTTGTCTTATTGTTAATAGCGCATCTCTTGAAAATGAAGAAGATGATGATGACGATGGAAACACAAAAGACAAATCAACTGATTATTCAAAGTTAGCAAAAGCTATCGGAGATATAACATCAAGAGGAATTAAGGTATCTTTAATTGATATTAATAAATCTGGTTTTAGTTTTGAACCAGACGAGCCAAATAATGAAATTTTGTTTGGATTAAAAGGTGTTAATAAAATTGGTGGGCCAGTAATTGATCAAATTATTAGCGGCCGCCCATATACAGGAATTATTGATTTTATGAATAGATGTCCATTAAATAAAACTCAAATGATATCTTTGATTAAATCAGGAGCCTTTGATAAGATTGATAATAAATGGGCATCAGAAATTTGTAAAGAAAATCCGAGATATGCAATTATGGCATATTATATATCATTAGTTTGTGATCCAAAGAAGCGATTAACTTTACAGAATTTTAATGGATTATTAAAAAGTGGTTTAGTACCAGAAGAATTAAATAAACAAAAACAAGTATTTGTATTTAATAAATTCCTTAAAGATAATAAAAAAGTTGGTAAATATTATGTATTTGACGAAGGTTCATTAAATTTTTATTCACAATATTATGATTTAAATGAACTTGATATTATTAATGGAATTACTTGTATTCTCCAAACTAAATGGGATAAAATCTATCAAAAAGAAATGGATGAAGCAAGAAACTGGTTAAAAGAAAATCAAGATGAAGTATTAAATCAATATAATAATTTATTATTTAATGAAACATGGAATAAATATGCAACTGGAAATATTTCTGCATGGGAAATGGAAAGTTTGTGTTTTTATTATCATGAACATGAATTATCTAATATTGATAAATATAAGTATGGAATTGTTGATTTTTCAACTTTATCATATGAGCCTGAAGTAGATTATTTCTTTAAAAGAGCGGGTAGAGATATTCCAATCTTTAAATTATATAAAATCGCAGGAACTATTATTAGTAAAAATAATACTAAAGCATCCGTTGCAATTTTAACAACAGATGGGGTTGTTAATGTAAAATTTACCAAAGAATATTATGCGATGTATAATCGTCAGATTTCTGAAGTACAGACAGATGGTAGCAAAAAAGTTCTTGAAAAAGGATGGTTCTCTCGCGGAACTAAAATTATGGTAACTGGTTATAGAAGAGAAGATACTTTTGTAGCAAAAACTTATAAAGCAACTTCTACACATCAGTTATACCGAATTATAAATATTGAAGGTAAAAATATTACATTAGAGCATGAAAGGGTAAATTTAAATGGATAAAATTAAACTTCTTGCTTTGTTCGGTGAATCCAGCGCTGGAAAAGATTCAATCCAGCGTTGGCTTGGACAAAGATTAAAAAATGCACATAATATAGTATCATATACAACACGCCCACCACGAGATTATGAAATAGAAGGTCGTGAATATCATTTTATATCTGATATTAAATTTAAAACCTTAATTGAAAATAATAAAATGCTTGAACATACAAAATTTAATAATTGGTATTATGGTACTTATATTAATGAATTAGATAAAAATAAAATTAATATAGGAGTTTTTAATCCTGAGGGAGTTCGTAATATTATTCTTTCTTATCATCAATATATTGATATACTTCCAGTATGGATTAAGACTCCAGAAAAGACTCGTTTATTAAGATCACTCAAAAGAGAAAAAAATCCAGACTGCACTGAAATTTGTCGTCGTTTCTTGGCTGATCAAAAAGATTTTTCAAATATTGATTTTGATTATGAAATTTTTTTAAATGATGACAGTAATAATGAAGATTATTATGGATTTTTAAATATACCAAAAATTTCTGCTTTTATAAAAGGACAAAATTAATTAATTTATATAAGCAAATTTTAAATAATATAGTAACCCTAAAAATATTTTATCTAATTAGGAGAGGATGTATATGATTTATGTAATCAAAAGAGATGGCAGAAAAATGCCATTCAACACAGAAAAAATAAAAAATGCAATTTTGAAAGCCTTTAAAGCAGTAGATGGTTAGATTTCAGATTATGCAGAAACTAAAGCAGAAAATATTGCTAACTATATTGAAGGTTACTGCGAAGAAGAACTTGAACCATTATCTATTGAAGAAATTCAAGATTTAGTAGAAAATGGTTTGATGTCAACAAAACGAAAAGACGTTGCTAAAGCCTACATCAAATATCGTGAAAATCGCACAAGAGAAAGAAATTGGAATAATAACATGATGCGGGCAGCGCAAGAAAAACTCACCGGATCCCGTATCGATAATCAAAATGCTAATGTCGATGAACATTCATTTGGCGGGCGTCGTGGAGAATTTGATTCTGTTATTTCTAAACAATATGCTTTAGATAACTGTATGTCAAAGATGTCACGAGAAAATCATTTAAATAATGAAATTTATATTCATGATTTAGATGCATATGCGGTTGGTATGCACAACTGTCTTAGTATGCCATTGGATGATTTGCTTGCAAATGGTTTCAACACTCGTCAAACGGATGTAAGACCCGCAAATTCAATTAATACAGCTTTTCAATTAGTTGCTGTTTTATTTCAGCTTCAAAGTTTACAACAATTTGGCGGAGTTTCAGCAACCCATCTCGACTGGACAATGGTTCCATATGTAAGAAAATCATTTTTCAAACATCTTAAGGATGGTTGTCAATACATATTAAAAATAAATTTTGATAAATATGAAACAGTTTTTAATGGAACTGATCCAATAGATTTTGAAGGATATAAAACATTTCATGAAGCATATGATTATGCAATGGACATGACAAAAAAAGAATTAGAGCAAGCAGTTGAAGGAATGTATCATAATCTTAATACTTTACAAAGTAGAAGCGGAAATCAGCTTCCTTTTACATCAATAAATTACGGGACCTGCACACTTCCTGAAGGGCGTATGGTTATTAAAGCCATATTAGAAGGTAGTATTAAAGGTGTTGGTAAATTTCATAAAACTCCAATCTTCCCTTGTGGTATTTTTCAAGTAATGAGCGGAGTCAATAAAGAGCCAGGAACACCAAATTATGATTTATTTAGATTAGCTCTTGAATCAACAGCAAAAAGATTATATCCAAATTATGCTAATGTTGATTGGAGCGGAAATGCTGGTTATGACCGGAATGATCCAACTACATATTTTTCAACAATGGGATGTCGTACAGCCAATGGTTTCGATATAAATGCAGACCCAGGCGTAAATCCGCAACGAAAAGATGGACGCGGCAATATTTGTCCTGTAACTATTATTCTTCCTACTATTGCAATGGAAGCAAAAAATGCTTCTGATGATTGGATTAAACAAAGTGAATTATTACATGGAGAATGGGCAGGTATTCAATCTGAACTTTATATAGATAAGTTTATGACACTTTTGGATAAAAAAATCCACGAAGCTAAAGATATGCTTCTTGAAAGATTTGAATATATTTGTTCGCAAGACCCATCTTCTGCAAAATTTATGTGGGAAAATCATACTATGTTAGGTTATAAACCAGAAGAAGGAATTCGTTCTGCCCTTAAACATGGCACAATAGTAATTGGTCAATTAGGTCTTGCAGAATGTTTACAAATTCTTATTGGTAAGGATCATACAACAGAAGAAGGTATGGAATTAGCTAAACACATAGAACAATTATTTAAAAATAGATGCGCCGAATTTAAGCAGCAATATAAACTTAATTTTGGTGTTTATTATACTCCTGCCGAGAATCTTTGTTATACAGCGATGAAAAAATTCCAAGATAAATATGGAAAAATTCCAAATGTAAGTGATAAAGAATTTTTCACTAATAGTATGCATGTTCCAGTTTGGAAAGAAATTGATCCGTTTACAAAGATTGATATTGAAAGTCAGCTAACTGGATATTCTTCTGCGGGGTGTATTACTTATGTAGAATTAGACAGCGGAATTTTACATAATATTGATGCATTAGAACAAATTGTAAATTATGCTATGGATAAAGATATTCCATATTTTGCATTAAATATTCCAAATGATTTATGTTTAAATTGCGGTTACACTGGAGAAATCAATGACGAATGTCCTATGTGTAAAAGCAAAAATATCCAAAGACTTCGTAGAGTAACTGGTTATTTAACAGGAGATTATAAGACCGCATTTAATCTTGGGAAACAGCAAGAGACAGAAATGAGATTTAAACATTCAACATTATTAAGAGGATATAAATAAAAATGATAACAAATATTAAAAAATCTATTTTAGCAGGTATTCTTATTGGATTAGGTGTTTTAATTAATTCTCAATCAGATTATCCGCCTTTAGGAGCATTATTATTTAGTTTTGGGCTATTAACTATAATTCAAATGCAACTAAATTTATATACTGGTAAAATTGGTTATTTCACTCAAATGCACGAATGGAAATTTTTAATTACCGTACTATTATTTAATTGCATTGGAATTGCGGCGACCGTAGGTTTATATGCACTCGGTAACCAGAACTATTCAAGTATTATATCTGCGGCTGCCGCTACAAAATTCGCAAAACCCGCATTAACGTTATTTATTAACGCCTGCTTTTGTGGGGCACTAATTCATTTTGCTGTAAAAAATAAAATAACTATATTAACAATTTTTGCAGTTATGATTTTCATCCTTATCGGAGCAGAACACTGTATAGCTGATTTCCCATACCTTTTATTCAATTTATCTCCTATTAATATTTTAAAATTTATTGCAATTATTTTTGGTAATTCAATAGGCGCAATATTAATTGAAAGGTTAAATAAATAAAAATGGATAGATATGCAGGTTTAATAACTAATGATTTTGCAAATGGAGTTGGCACTTGCGTCTCATTTTGGACGCAAGGCTGCCCGCACCGCTGTCCTGGTTGTCAAAACCCATAGACATGGGATTTTAAAGGTGGAAAAGAAATTCCCACAGATATACGAGGACAAATTATTAAAGCTATTTGTGCAAATGATATTATAAGAAATTTTTCAGTCTTGGGCGGAGAGCCTTTATGTGAAGAAAATTTAGATGAAGTTGAAAAAATTATTACAGCAGTAAGAACTGCTTATCCGCACATAAAAATTTTTGTATGGACTGGTTATACTTTAGAAGAGTTGTTAGAAAAATAGGATGAAAAAATTAATAGTATTTTATCTCAAATTGATATTTTAATAGATGGTCGTTTTATTCAAGAGGAAAGAGATATTACTCTTGAATTAAGAGGAAGTAAAAATCAACGAGTCTTATATCGAGGAATTGATTTTTAATAAAATTTTTTATATAATATATATAACAAAGGAGATTTCTAATGAATAAAAATGATACACATGATGTTTCATTAGGAACATTATATGATTTTAATAAGCAACTAATTTTGAAACAGGGTGAAATTAGCAAAACCAAACTTAAAACAATTAAACCTAAATTAGAAGAGTGGTTTAATTGGCAAATTGATGGATATGCTATGTTGCTTTGCCGCGAAAGATATGATTTTACAGTATTTCATCTGTATGAAAAACAAAATCCCAATCCACCAAGAGTTGCAGTAACAGAACTAATTGATCTGCTTAAAAATAGAGGAAAAATTCTTTCTATCGAAAAAGACTCCAATACATTAAATAATGCTTGGGAAATCTGGCTTGAAATTGACGGAGAAGCCTTCGCTTATTACTTATTTAATTGTGATGATTGGGTTATTCAATGCTAAAAAGGAGGATATAAGATATGAAAAAAATTATTGGAATTATCCATCCTTTTGATATGTATCAAACTTTTTATGTTTACGAAGATGGTAATAAACTTGAAACCATTCAAACTAGAGTAAAAGACATTCCAGATACAATATTTGAGTTATCTCGTGCATATAATACTTATCAAGTTGATTTATCTGGTGCAGAACATTTTACTGAAGGTATTATAAAACAAATTCAAGAAAAAGAAAATACTAAATACAATGAACATAAATTAACTATTAAATGTATTTAAAATAAAGGAGATTAACAATGGCAAAATATCTAATTAGTACAATAGAAACTTATAGAGTAGATACAGAAGCTGAAGCAACAAAAGCAATCGAAGAAGCAAAAAATGATAGTGCTTATACTTTAGGTAAATATATTAGTGAACATAAAGAGCGAAAATCAAAAGGCGAAATTGTTGATGAATATTGGAAACTTTCTTTGACCAAAATATTTAATGATATTAAAGAGCCTGAATCTATTATAACAATTAATTATGAGGTAGAATAATATGGAATTGACTGCTGATATTAATGTAAAAAAACTTAATGATTTAGCTAAACTTCCTACAAGAGGAAGTGAATACGCGGCAGGATATGATTTATATGCAGCGACATATTATACTACTTATATTGAGCCTCATTCTACTGTAAAAATTGGAACTGGTCTCTCTTTTGAATTACCTAAAAACACATTTGCGGCAATTTTCCCGAGATCTGGTATTGCTACAAAGCGCGGCCTCCGCCCCGCAAACTGTGTGGGGGTATGTGATAGCGACTATCGAGGAGAATATATTGTAGCTTTACATAATGACACAGATGAAGTTCAAAGTATTGAGCCTCAAGAACGAATTGCACAGATGATTCTTCTTCCTTTTATTGAAATGAATTTTAATGAAGTAGAAGATTTATCTAATACTGATCGAGGTGATTCTGGATTTGGAGATTCAGGTAAATTTTAATGAAAATACTATTAGCAATTAGCTTCTCAATTTTATTTATAATATTAGGATTAATAGACAGAAAAACAATGTCTGAAGAAGAATTAAAAAAAAGAATATGGTTATTCAACCATGGATTCTATTAAATAAAAAATAGGGCAGATGATTAAATCATCTGCCCTTTATTTTTTACTCAGTTTTAACTGGTAAATTTGTTTTTATATCTCTTCCACCATTTGCATATCTAGCAAAATCGACCACTGCTTTAAATTGTTTTGGATCAAAACTATCAACAATTTTTGCAGCAGCTTCCGCATTAGCGGGTAAATCATTAATCATTTGATTAATGATTGCACCAACACTGGTATTATTTACAAAACTTGTTTCCTTAATGTTATTAAGTTGTTCAAAAAGTTCATTATATTCATCTTCATTGATAACTTTAAAGAACTCTTCATAAAAACCGTTACTCTTTAAAGTATCATATAATTTAAATTCATCTTCTCTTTGTTTTTCAGTGAAAGAAATGTTTGTATACATATAAACTAAATTTAATTCAAAATATAAATTTAATTTAAACTCATTATACATTCCATTCTACAAAGATTTTTGTAATGTAATCATTAATAAATCATATTTATCTTGCGCTGGCAAATACTGAAGAACTTCTACTTTTTGTCCACAAAAATCAAAAGTTTTTACTTCTGTATTTACCTTTAATTTCATATTAGCATAAGATACTTTCATATCAATATCTCCTTTTAACTCTTGTTTATACTAATTATAGTATAACATAAAATTTTTATTTTGTCAAATTTTTTATTATTACTAAATAGATTTTATTGTTTCTCCAATTGTTTCATTAGCGATATTTTGTAATGTTTGTTTTAAACTTACATTTATTGAACGCTATGCTTCTTTATTTTCTTTTTTCTTTTTAATTAAATATTCTTGAATAGCCTAGAAATTGTTTAATTTATTATTAATAATTTCTTGTGCCATATTAAATAATTGTTCAATACTTAATGTAGTAGCTTGATTTGATTTTACTGCCATCTACATATTATTAATAGTAGTATCACCTTCTAAAGTACCTGATAAGTTTGTTACTTTCATTACATAACTCATAAATTGTTCCATATTATCTTCTGGCACATTGGTATGAATAAAATGTTCATGTAATAATAAAGTCGCATAAGCTTCATTTATGCTACCGAAAGAAGAAACCAAAACGCCATTCCATTTTTGTCCACTATATGGATAAAGCCATAAAATATATGCTCCGCCATTAGATCTTTTATATTTATTAAATCTCTAATATGCTGTATTATATGTAGATTTTAACGAGGAATAATTAAAATTTTTAGTGTCCTATTGTATAGATTGTTCAATTTTTGTAGCATGCTCTCGTAACATTTTTGCATTATTTCTATATCTAACAATTACATTACCATATCTATCTACATCAACTTTTAAAAAATCTGACATATTATTAATTACATAAGTTTCTGGAACTCCTTTAGATCCAACCCATACATATGTTGTAGCAACTATTTGTCCCAATGCAGCATTTAAATATTCTTGAAATTTCATTGCTAACTAATAAGTTTCTAAAATCCCTTTTTTTATTTCCTAAGAAAAATTCTATTTTCGAATTCTTAATCTCTCTTTTAAATAGATATCATATTCTGTAGTGTCTTTATAGGCTGCACCATTAGCTTTACAATTTGCTTTAAAACTATGCCAAGCTTTTATAGTTCGTTTTAATGCTGTCTCAAAATTAGAAATTTGCTTTATCATTATTTGATATTTTTCTATAAACTTTGATGCAGTTTGTATAATAATTTTATAGCTCTTTTGAACTTCCTGCGCTTCAACAGAGGTTGATGCATTTAAAATAATTTTAGTATTAACATCTAATTCATTTTTATCAAATTGAATATCTACTTGTGACATATTTATTTATTCCTTTATAATAAAAAATAGGGAGGATTATAATTAACCCTCCCTATTCTATTTTTATTTAATTAATTATCCCTGTACTACATCATCTGTTTCAGTTCCTTCTCCAGTATGAGTTCCATTGACGGAATCATCAATAGATTCATCAATATTGAAACCAGTTGGATGCGGGAATAATGGCTTAACTTCATTCTTAGCCTCGGTTGCATCATCAACTACCTGAATAGCGCAAAGAACTTTATTAGTCTTATTAAAATATGTATATCCAGGGAATGCATCCATAGTAAAGGTGAAGGTACTAGGATCACCAGTAGCTGCCATTGAGAAAGTAAAGTTAGACTGAATTTTAACATTCGGGAATGTTAAATTAGCAGGTAAATCTTTACCATCGGACTGACGTCTAAACAATGTATCTGCTTCTACATAGTAATAACCACCGAAAGTACCTGCATCAATCTGAAGCTCAGATACAGTACTAGATGCCTTAATTACATAATAATCAACCATCACTGGCCCGCTACTTGCAATAGCGGTCGCTTCTGCAACACCAGTAATCTGTAATTTCTTACCGCCAGTAGCCACAGACCAGCCTTTTAAGATTTCACCAGTAAGATCACCATACTCATCTAACTTAATAATATAAATAGGAGCTGTAGGACAAATTGTTTCACTTTGCTCTAAAGCATCCGTTAAATCAATTTCTAATGTATTATTAGTAGCTGTAATGGTAGCAGTTGCTGCAGCGATTGCATTAGTAGTCTGATGGAAATGAACAGATTCACTAGATAATCCTTTAATAACACCAGCACCAGAAAGCATAGCGAAACTAACAGGAGAAAGTAAGGCGTCTTCAACAGTAAATGTAAGAGTTTTCTAACCTTCCCAAGCAATTAAACGAGTATTACCACGACCACCTGTTGCATATACCGTGGTAGCCGCACCTTCCATCGAAGATGTTTTTGCAGTATCAAGATAGAATACAGGCTGACCTTTTTCAAAAGTCTTATCACCAATTTTTTGCTGATTCTTTGCCTTAAATACTACATTAGCAATTTCACGCACACCAAATTTCATTTGGATTTCCTCCTTATATTTTTATACAAAATCTTATTATTTTTATTATTTTGAATCATCTTCATAGATGTCTTTTAACCAGTCTTCAGGATCCTACATACCAGTTGCCCCAGCAACTTTAAATCGTTCCCAAGTGTCATAATGCAATTTTAATTCAAACCGATTAAATTCATCCATCAATTGATAAACAGTATAATTCATTAAATCATTTATATTTTTTTGCTATCCAACAGCAAGAATAGATATATATCGACTTAAAATAGAGATTTTTGTTTTTGGCGCCAGCTTCGCCCTTTTTTCTTGACCTCTTTTAAGTTTATTTGCAATTTTTTGTGATAAACTTCCACTTGGATTATACTATTTATTCTTTTCATTCTTTAGGCAAAATATATCAATTAAAATCTATTTAAAATTATCAAAATTTTTTTCATCAATTTTAGACACATCATTAGTCTATGGATTTCGTAATTGTATTGCCTAAAGTTCCAACCTAATTTCATAAGTTGGAAACAACAAAGCGAGAATAGATAAAACATTTAATCTAGCCTATTGAGATTCTAAATTTTTTTCTCGTATCATTGTCATTATTATATTAAAATTTGACAAGTTCGATAAATCAATTTTGTCCTAAGTGAAAAAGACATCTTTATTAAAATTTAATAATTCGCATCCAGGCCAAAACCGTGACTATGTAATATAAGCAATTTCTTTTAATCGCGGCTGATGAATTGTAATTCTAGCTTCTGGAAATGGAATATCATTTCCCGATAATAAAAGTAATTCATCAATCATTTTTTATTAATCCATCCATCATAATTAGGCATTTTATCATGCTAACTTGGTAATACATCATCCGTACCATGAACAGCAGAATAAGTTAACGTATAACCAGAAAGAGTTTCATCAAGTACGAGCTAATTACAACCTGTAAATTGGAAAGTTCCAAGCCCAGATAACCGCGCATTATTAAGAATCCCATCAATATATCCACAAATTTTTAATGGCCTAACTCTAAAATTACCAAGATCCCAACAATCAGTGTGACATAATACATCAATATAAACATTGCAATCTCTAAATTGTGGATTTGTTATAGTTGGTTTAAAATTATCAAAAGAAAAAATTAAATAACTTTTAACTTCCTAATGCTAAGACATCATAATTTTTGGTTCAAATTTTATATATCCTAGCTATCTTAATTTAGCCAAACTCATATCTTTAATCGCATTTTGATAAATAACACTGTTTGTATCTAAACAATCTTTTGTATTAATAACTAGTAATTTTTTTAATTCATTACTATAAGGTTGACTTTCTATAAACAATTTTCGTAAAATTGTTTCTAAATCTTTTTCACATGATAAAAAAGATGAAGTAAAATCAACTGGTCTTAAAATTAAATCTCTTTTCATATGTTTTATCTACTCCTTTTATCTCTTAAAGGGCAGTAATTGTTACATCTAATGTAATATCTTCTTGGCCCTCAACTCTATATATTAAAGTAAATACTCCCAATTCACCAATAGAAACATTCAATGGAATAATTTTTAAAGAGCTATTTAGTGAATCTTCTTTATCTTTCCATCTTATATACCAATGACCATTTTCAGCATTATGAATTTCATAATATGCCTTGCTGTATTGCTGAACTGCAGTTGGTCCATCAATATAAGCGGCGGTCTCATCGATAGGATTTTCCTGTCCAGACTCATCGTGTTCAGCAGCGACTGCATCCGCAATAGAATTTTCAAAAAATTCATCTAAGAATACTTGAATAATACCATCTCCATAATAGGGATCTACACCAACTACTTGCCAAGTTTTTTCTGTATTATATCTTGGATCTAAAACTTTTATAGTTTTAAATCTTTCAAAATAATTATTTGTAGTTTCATCTGCAGCAATATACATTACTAATGAATAATTCAATGTATTCCATTCAATACCCGCTTTTTGAGTCCATTCAATAGAAGTCTCAACAGGTCCTCGAATATAAACCCAATATAAATTATCCCCAACTTTAACCTATTGATCACATCTTCTAATCTCAGATCTAAAATAAGCATCTTCTTCAAGATACTCTAAATACACAAGCCAATGTGTATCAGTTTCTTTCCATGTAAAAACATCTCCAGGTTTAATATCAATATCAATCTCCCCCTAAGACGTTTTTCCCATTCTTGGAGTATTTAAACAAATGTCTTTATATGGGATGGAAAGAATTTTATTATCATAAGCTGGTTTATTTTTATCTGGATTAATTAAACACCTAAATTCTTTTCCATCTGATAATATCGCTGTGGCAGCTTGATAAGAATATAATAAAGCTTTTTTTAGACTTTTTAATTTATCATTAATAAATCTTTGCTCTTGATTGCCACCTTGATATTTTAACCTTTTATTTAATAATTCTAAGGACATTTTATTAATCTCCTTTAAAGAATTTTATTATATTCTATCTCCATTTGATAATATACTTTTTTGTAACTCATTCATTAATCCTAAACATTCAAAAATCGTTCTACGATAACAAAGAAAATCATCATCATCTATTAATGAATAAAGTCCTTCTAATTTATTTAATAAGGGAAAGAAGATTTCTGAATAGCCGCAATTCATTAATCTTTGCATTCCCGCTAATTCTTCTAATATTGTTTGTAATGGTTTTTTCCAATCAGCGCCCTATTCTCTACTAGGTAAAAGTTTATAAATTTGATTAATAAGATTTTGTAATCTATCATGAATTGTTAAATTATCCATAACAATATTATATTTTAATATCATAATAATTATCCCCCTGCCTTTTCATTGATAATTCTTTTATCAATTAAATCATCAACCGTATAATTAACAGGAGTTCTAAGCAATCCAAGAGTAGATTTCATAATACCATTCTTATTAGGAGCCCTTCTTTTATATAAACGCTGAAGATGAAATCCTTCTCTTTCGTAATCTTTCTTTAATTGAAGAAGCTTTTGCATATGATTAGCTTGAGAAGTAAATTTGAAATCAGACCCGCTATATTTCATTCGTGTATTTTCTACACTAGCAAGTTGTTGACTTAACCATTCTACAATCATATAAACAGCAAGAATATTTATCTCTTCATGTGTTAATGAATTATTAAAATATCCTTCATTATAAATAATTGCAGGCACTTCCTCATTATCACTTTCTGCCCCTTGATAAGTTGATTCTTCTGTAACTTCAAGCAATTCATAATCCCATAAATTAATACGAGGAAATTCAAATTTTTCAATAGCAGAAAGTAAAAGCTGTTCTAACATTTTGAATGTATCTAATTCTGTTAATTCTAAATACATATCATCTGTAATTTTTGAAAGAAAGGAGTCATATACAAGTGAAAAAGCAGTTGTATTCATTTATATACCTCCTATTAAAAATTATTCTTTAGCAACTGGCTTATACCTACGTCCAGATGGCGCGGCGGCTGTATTATCAGATTTTATCGGACTAGTCCTTCTCTTAATAGTAGTTTGAACATTCTCATTACTATCATTTTCTGTTTCACTATCATACTTTGTATTTTGAATTTCAATAGCTCTAGTAACATCAAATCCTAATTTATCTTTAATAGCTTGACGCTTATTCATATCATTAAGCGGCATTTTAACTGATAAATCTTTAATCATATCTTTAATTACATCTGGAGCAAAATCTAAACAATCTAAAAATTGATCTAATGTGCCAACTGTTAATAATTTTTTCACATCATCCTCTGAATAATGATATTCAGGTTCAGAATTTTGATTAAATAATGCAGTAACCACATTTTCATCAACAATTTCAAGATATTCTTTTAAAATTACATCTCCGCCAGGGATGAAAGATAATTTTTCTAATTCATCAAATGAAATATCCTTACTTTCATGAGGATAAAAATTTCTATGAACTCCCAACTCAGGAACATCATAGCCAACAACACCATTAAATTTATTAACGACTTTTACCATTTCATTTTTGTCAATCATATTAAAACTCCTTTTATCTCTTTATAAAAAAAATAGGGGAGAAGAATTAAAATAATTATTCTCCCCAATTAAACAATATATTATTTTGTTCCAATATATTTCTTAAGTGTGGTGTTTTGATAAATGCAGATTCCAGGATTAACCATATAAGTAGCTACACCAAGTTTCTGATAAGTCTGAATCTCAGTAGACCAATCACGATTATCAAAAGATTTCACTTGAGCAGTGCCTTCAAATGCAACTTTTACGGGCTTTTCAGCGCCAGTAGGAATAATATAAGCAAGAGAAGGATCAATGACCTTATCTGCATATAACGCAGTCTTACCAATATTATCTTCAAAAGATTGAGGAAGAATAATTACACGATGGCCCTTATAAATTGCAAAGTATCCATTATTCCAAATTTCCTCTTTCATCCCATCCGACCAAGTATTAGCACTTGCAGGAAGCATTGTAGCAGCAAATTCAAAAGTGCAATAAATTGTGCTCTTTCCACCATAAGAATCAGCGATCTGAAGTAATTTATCCATTTCAGCTTCACTGAATGTTGTCTGAACAGACTTCTGAAGATTAGGAACATTATTAATTAAAGCTTCAAGAGCCTTAGCAATTTCCTTATAAACTGCTTCATCCATTCCTTCAAGTACAAGACTATAATAATCATTCATAGTCATGCGGCCATCAAGCAGCTCTTCCCATTCAATACGAGCAGCGCCGCCATAAGCAGCAGTTGGTACTTCGAGTGAATATCCGTCTAACTTGAAGACTTCATATCTACCAGCTAAACCAACTCTAGTAACGAACTGTTTTGCACGTTTCTTAGAAGCCTCACTAATTCTTACCTTATAAACAGGCTTTACTCCCTGAGCAAAGGTACGGACATCAGCAAACTGACCGTATGCTTGAAGTACCTTCTGAGGAAGAACCTCGGTAAGACCGACTTCCATTAATGTATAAATAAGATTTTTATTTTCTCTAAAATCTTGAGGAGTAGAACCAAGTTCATTTAACTCCTTAATAAATGTTTTATTCAGAGCTTCCGCTGAAAGCTTCTCTCCGCCGAAAGAATAAGCGACAGAAGGATTTAATGAAGCCTTAGCATTGGCTCTAGCTAATTCAATAAGCTGATCTCTTGTTAATGCCATTGTCTTTTTCCTCCTTATCACTGAACTCTCTGAATCTTAACGCCCTGTTGACCATCAGGCATTGTATAAATTTTTACAACCTTCCAAGCCATTCCAGTCACCCCAGAAAGACTAGAAGCTGCACTACCACCAGACTTAATTACCTCTAAGAATCCTGTGGTCCCAGGTGTTAAATAATTACCCTCAGCAATTGCAACGCCAGTAGTTTCTGCAGTATCAGAAGTATTAGCTTCAAAAGTATTAGTTGTAAAAATATCACCAATATTTGTTTTAATTAAACGCGGATACATTTTACCATCAGTAAAATCATCCACTTTATATACAAAATCTTTATGACTTTGTTTCCTTTCATCATAAAGTTTCTCTTCATTATAAACAAGCATAAATTCGCCATCACCAGTAAAATTTACTTCACCAGCCGCATAATCATATTTAGCAAATTGACCCTGTTCAAGTTGGGTAATTGCATTGCTTGGTTGACCACTTGCAGCCGTATTTCCTTTTGCAGGTAACTGAGCGTAAATCTGACCAGTGACAATACCAGAAAGGTGATTAGGCTCAACTTGTCCATAACCTTTTCTCTTAATTGTTGCCATTTTCAGCATCCTCCTAATAATTAAAAAATTAATTAAGTCTTTCTTGTTCTTTAACAGCTTTCACCCAATCTGGCAGGCTGTTGTTCTCATCACCTAAATTATAGGTTATAATATCTTCTTCGTTTTTCTTTTCATCAGTCTTTTTTTCTAAAGAAAAACTAATTTTTTTATCAAAGCAAATTACAGAAAGTTTTGCTTTAATTTCATCTAAAGTATACTTCTCTTTATTACTAATAACATCTGCTTTATCTTCATCGGAAAGCATATAAAATTCAGCAATAAGAGCATCCTTCTTCTGATTATCAATTTCTTTCTTGAAATTTACAAGTTCTTGATATTGACTCTGAAGCGTACTATAACTTTCTTTTAAAGTATTAAGCTCTTCTTCGAGTAACTCATACTTTTTAGCACTATTCTTATCATCATCATCCTTGTCATCATCAGGATCATCATCAGGATCATTTTCACCCTCATCATCCACGGGCTTATCATCCTTTTCATTATCCTTTTTAACGTAATCAGTAGGAGCAGAAGTATCCTCTATGTTATTATTAACCTCTGGAGTTGTTTCAGCATTCACTTCTTCCGCCTGAGTAAACTCAGTAACAGGTTCAATATTTTCATCTTCAACAACCACAGTGTCTTTAAGATTCTCCATCTGTTGTCCTCCTCCGTTCAAGGCATTCTTTAAATCTTGCATCATACTATAAAGTGTGTGCTTAAAATTATCATCTAATGTAAATCTTGCACTTACATTTGGAGCCGTTACAGAAGCGCCTTCGAAGCAAGGCTCAACATCGTCTCCTAATATGCAAATTTTTTGAATAATTGCATCATTTATAATAAAGAAATCCATTCCATTGTCATAACTAGTTTCCCAATGTCCCTTAACAGATTCCTTTTGAAGTTCCATTGATTGCGGACGCCCCTCTTCCACAGGTAAGCTGGATTCTGGGAATTGATCGGTCCAAAGGTATCCAGTAGTCATAAGATATTTATGAACAATAGTGTTACCCATGCCATCATTGTCTTCAAAATTTTGGAACCAAACTTTTGCGTCTGGTGCTACAAATCCATAAGGAACAGTTTGACATTCGAATTTAATTCCTTCATCATCAATAATAACTTTTTCTCCATGATCTGTAAAATCTTCTTTACTTTCTCTATAATAACCAACAATAGGAGCGCCGCGAAGAGTTTTACCAATTTCAGCTGCAACTTCTTCTGTAATGAAAGTATGGTTTCTATTAGCTCCTACATAAAGAACCTTAATCTCACATTTTGACATTAAGGGATTAATATCAAGAGGTTGAAGATTTAAAAATTCAGGAGAGTCTATAGTCGCAACTGATTGATGCATAATAAAATTCTCCTTTCATTCCCTCATATTTATATTAAAAATTTAGGCATTTTCTTTAACGGCTTTTGTCCAAAAAATTTTTTAGCTCATTGATTCTTTATTTTGTAAAGTTTTTGTTGATTTTTCATCATCAGCTTTTTCCGGCCTGCCCGCGCCATCTCCACTTTCTGAACCACCCTACTTGCGATTAAGAACTTCCGCATTCATAGTGCTAGACATTAATGGAGGAATAAATACATTAACCAAATCAAGAATATCATTTTCAAAATAAGCAGTAGCCAATACCGCACTTTGTGCTTGACCCAATGCTATTTGCGGCAACATTTTAGAATAACCTAATTGAGTATGTTCCTTATATTGTTTAGCTAAATCTTTATAATTATAGATTGTAGTAGGAAGAATTTGTGCTCTATAAGTAACCTTTTTTGGACTTCGATTATAAGGTATTAATAGAGTATTTAAAAATGTTTCAAACTGTTGAATCAAATTCCACATTGAAGCTTCATCATTTAAGATAGATTTTTCAAGAGCAATGTTACCATCTGTGTTAAATTGCATTTGTGAAACACCTGCTTCATTATAAACAGTTCGTTCCACTTTTTCCAAATCATCTGTAGTAGTTGATGTCTTATTATCAGCCATGTCTGCGACTTCAACATCCGCAAAAGTAGTTAAAACATCAATTCCAATAGCCTTAGATAGCATTTGAACCGCATTGTTATGAAGTTGTTGCGCTTCATCTACATCAAATACTAAATCACCATTTTTATCAATAGGCATTTTCTGAATGATAATTTTTAACAATTGTTGTTGCATTTTGCGGCGGTCGAGGTCTTGTGCCGCATCCAAATCAATAATTGCAGGAATTACCGCAATAAAAGGAGGAAAATCCTCCCCATTTAAATTGAATTTAATAACAGAACCAATTTCAAGTAAATACCACCCAGATTCATCTCCAGGAAAATCAGGCTTTAATTTTCCTTGTCTATACAGTTTATATCCTTTTTCAAATTCTGGTGGAAATACTTTTAACATTCTTGCAAGTTGTTCTGCATTAGCAAACATATCATTAAAATATTTCATATTAAATTCAACCGCAGGATGACCATTTACCATAAAACGCGATCTACAATATTTTGGTGGCAATTCTTGTACAATAACAGTTCCATTTTGTGCAATTAAATAACCATAATAACAGCCATTTTTCATTACTTTTAATGCAACTTCTCCAAAAAATTTCTTCGCTTCAAAATTATCCAAATATGCTAAAACTTTATTAAAGCCCTCAAGAAGTTTTTCAGGTTTTATTGCTTCAGTATAGTAGGGTGTAACAAGCCAATCATATCTATACATATATGCCATATAACGGCACAATCTTTGATAAATACCGCTAATTTTATAAAAATAATTAGAGATATCTCTCATTTTATCAAGGTCGTTATAATAAATTGCTCTTAAAACCTGTTCTTTATCTGCTAATTGTGGATTTACTTTACGAAGGTCACCTAATTTAAGAATCGCATCAGATATTGACTTTACTCCAACTTTAATTTTTGCAAAGTCAATAGGCACATAACCAGTAGCCTAATTAGGAATTTGGTAATCTTCAGTTCCAATCATGTTAAAGCCTTTTTTCTTTATCTAAGCCATTCGATTAATCAACTTTAGATACCTCTCCTTCTTTAATATCCAGCCGCCTCTAATATATAATCATAATTTATTCTTGCTTCATCCCAATAGGGAATGATTACTAAATTGATCCCATGATCTCGACAATATTCTCTTTTTTTCATATCGTTGTATTGTTGTTTTCTTAAACCATTATATCCACCAAATTTTTCTTTAGCTTCATAATGTTGAATTCCTTGAAATTCAATGAGAAAATCAATATTATGCTAATCGTCGAAAACCGCAAAATCAAATCTTAGCGGGCGGCCTGTATTACTTACTAAATCTGGAAAAGAGTATTCTTCTGCGAACTCTAATCCAGACTCTTGTAGAATTTCTTCTATTTTAATTTCTCCTCTAGATGCTCGCATATTTTTTCTCCTTCACTATATTATATAAAAATTTTATCTATAAAATTAATAAACTTTGACCTTAAGCTGGAGTAAAAAATAAAAAGTCAGAAATATTACGTTTTTTCTTCTTTTTATTTAATTCCTATTCATAACGAATATAATATAATCCATATATAAAAGCAGAAAATTTATCTTTCTTAATACTTCTATTGCTCTGTTTCAGAATAATATTAACTCCCTAATTTTCTTCTACAAGATTTAACATTTGTTCTTTCAAAATCGAGGTTAATATAAAAGGTCGTAAATAATCATTTCTTTCATCAATATTCATATTTTGACCTTGTTTAGTTGACATTAATTTAGTTTTTGCCAAGCCTTCATCAATTAAAAATCTAATCTTCCCACTAAACATCTGAGTTTGTGCATAACTATATGCCTATGTATTTATAGGCGCATTAGCTTTAATTAAAAACAAAATATCCCGCTCTGTCTCAGGAGTAACAAATTTTTTATATTCTGGATATTCATCTGTATTATAAACACCAAAAGGAGGTAAATATTCACCATCATCTGTATCTTGCGCTTTAACTAAATAATCAATAAGCCCAACTCCTAGACCATTAGCATCAACTGCAATTCTACGCGGCCTATATTTATAATACAAATGTTTTATATGAATACATTGAGTTTCAAAGTGTTCTGCATCATAAGTATAAATATTTACAAGAGTCTTATGAGCTGCCCCTTGAACTTGCGGCGTAACTTTAAAAACACAAATCTCTGTAGTACATCCCACACGTCCAACGTCTATACCAAATACATAATAAGCATTTTTTGAAGACCGCCCGCTATATTCATACTATGGTTGTAATAATACTCTGTATTTATCAAATTTTTCAGAAGAAAAGAATGCATTTTCAACATCGCCAGACCAAATACTACGATATTCTCTATTGAATGATTCATCATTAAAAGTCCCTTGTAATCTTAATTGCTATACAAAATCTTCATCCAATAGACCAGAAATCACAGGTGTTTCATAAGTTCCGCCCATAATCATATATTCTTCTGGATCAATGATAGAATTAATTAAAATTTCAATTAATTTGTGATAAGCAAAACTATTTTTCCATCCCGCTGTGGTTATATAAATTTGTGATTTATTAACATTCTCCTCTTTGTGGCGGCTACCATCTGAAAGTCTTCTATCAACGTTTGTAGTAGGAATAATAACTTCATTTAGAATATCACCATCAATTAATACGCACTCTTCCATTAATCCACCAGTACGACGTTGACCTCTAGATGACTGCCTCGCCGCTAAGATATCAATAGTAGAGCCATTCTTAAATACATATTTAACGTTATCTTTTGATTTAGTAGATACACCGCGATCCCAGTTAATTTCATTATTTAAACCAGGTATGAGTTTACATATTTCCTAAATTTTAGCAATAGTAATAGAAGCTGCCTGCTCCTTTCCGCCTGTAGTTACAAATAAATGTGAATTAGGATATAAAATGCATCTAATCATTAATGCCATCATTGATAAAAAAGACTTAGAATATGCGCGCGGGAATGTTGCGTACACATACCGGTGCCGCATCACAATTCTAAGAAAAATTCTTTGATAAAATAAAAAATTAAATGTGCTATCTTTTCCTTTTATAAAATCCACAAAAATATCAGGATATTCCCTAAAATAAGCAATTAAATCTCTTAATCCATCTATGTCTTTCAATAGCCGCTATTCTGATAAACCTTGTTTTTTATACTATCTGTCGGAGGATAACTGAAGTAATTCTTTTAAATTCATTCGTGTTTAAGCCTCCTATTTATGTATTCTTCTTCAATTAAATCATCATTTAAGTCATCATCATGATCTTTCATGTGATTTAAGGATTTTTTATAATTAGTAAAATCATCATCATCTAATTCCACATTATCTAATCCTTTAGCTTTTGCATCTTTTTTATCTTTTTTCATTTCATTTGAAATGCGTTTATCTTGCAAATATTTTTCAATTTCTTGCGCTAATGATTTATCTTCATAAATTAAGTTTTTATTATATGCTTTTAAATCTAAAATAATTTGATCAACAATATCTTGCGGCTAATTGCAATGATAACGTGGAATTTCTCCGCTATGAGCCTCAACAAAATCAACAATAGCAGAAGCAGAATCAATTGTATCAGCATCTTTATCTTTATTCTGCGCCTATGTAAATTTTGCGGACTTCATCATAGCATCATAGACACGCGATAATTTCTGGTAAGAATCGATGTCGCCGCAATCAATAGCCTCATTCATTTTGAGGGATGTCTTGCAAATCATTTTTAATGTATCAATACGTGCCGCCCCTTGAATATCAAATGAATTCATAAATTCATTATATAATTGTTCAAGAGCAACCCACTGACTGGGTTTATAAAGTCGGCCCCATTTAACCGCAAGATACATTTTATCATCATCATCTAAATTCGCGCCAGGATCAACTATTTCGCTTTCCGCCATAAAATTTTGTTCTCTAAATGGATTTTTTGCTTGATTAAGCGCCTAGGCGTATGACTATGGTTGACCGTAAACCTGGAATATTTGGCCTAAATGTTCTCCTGTAATAGCATCCCCCCACCGCGGTAATTCCTTATTTTGAGTTTCTGTGCTAACAAGAGTCTGATACTAGGCGGGGGATATTTTTCCTTCGCTCAATTTAACTTTTAACGAGGCCTAATACCGCGCCTTCTCTTCTGCTTCGGCCTTTTCTTTTTTAGCCTTTTCCGCGTCCATTTCTTCTTGAATTTTTTTGGTATCCGCATATCCATATTTGCTCCATTGTTTGAGCTTCATTTTAGCAAGATATTTACCAATAACAGACATTCCATTCATTTTATAAGGGTCTTTCGCAAACGCCTTATCTCTTAATACATTCCATTCAGTAGGAATATAAGGAACATCCATTTTTTCAAGAATCCATTCAAAAGTACTAGGATCAAAATTATCTATATGCGCGGTTAAGCATGGTTTGCAAATTTCGCATTTACTGCCATCTTTATATGTATAAAAATTTATTTGTGCAATTCTTTTGCCACACCGCTCGCATTGACATTTACCATTTGCGTCTTCTTGCTGTCCTTTTAATTTTTGCGCCATAAAAGTCTCCTTTCTTCATTTTTTATTTTTAAAAAAATTCTTTAATGAATTAAAGACTTTTGTCCTTTTTCTTATTTCTACAACATTTACAAATACTATACCAACCATCCTTTGAAGTTCTATTTCTTGTAAAAAAATAAGGATGAGCAAGTTTTACCTAATGACAGCGCGAACATTTTTTCCATTTTCCTTTTTCTTCTATTGTATAATGCCAAATTATCCAATCTTCTTTTGCTTTTTCAGAAATAATTTTTGGGATTTTTTTCCGCCACACTGAAGATAAATATTCAATAGAATAAGTGATATTATATTTATTTTTTATCTTTTCCGCAATTTCTTTATTTTGAAGTCCATCTATTTTATAAATCATAATATCATATAAAATAGGATAATCATCTTTCAATGCTTTTTCTATAAGATTATCTAGATCCTCCATTAAGTACCACCAATCATCGTCAAAATGGCCCCAAACGTCTTCTTTTAATTTAGAATAATTACACAATAGACAACAAACATGCTATGGATTAAATAGTGATACTAAACAGTTACTTTCTGGGTCAAAATTTTCATTTATTTTTATTTTTTCATTTAAATTTATTTGATTAGCGCTTTTGGTTATCCGCATCATAGTAATGGGCGGTTTGTAGATACTTTTTAATACATATTGATCTTGTCTAGCTTCAATTAATTGTTTTGTAAGTAAGAATTTTTGTTTTCCCTTAGCCGCCTTTTGCCGCGCCTCTATTTTTTTAATTTCTTCTCTTAATTCTTTTAATCCTGGTATAGTTATTATATCTTCTTCTGTGATTTGTATTTTTGGAACTAATAAAATGTTTTTATCGCCGCCAGTCATAAAGTTATAAATGCCATCCTCGCCATTCTATAACTTGGAAACTAGACCTTCATAGGAGATTTCTCTTTTGTTGATAGTTACCATCCTATTGTCTGTTAAGACTTTCCGCTCTTTTTTATTATCATAAGTTTCTGTTAAGTATTTTGTAAGCTATTCTAAATAATAAGGAGTAAGTTTTTCTGAGGGAATATTATTAACAATTTCATGTACTATTTTATTACGCTATTGAGGGTCAATAATAGTATAGTCCAAGGTGGGATAAGGTCTTTTAGACTACATATTTTTTAACTCTTTTTCCATGAAATACTCCTTTCTGCTAATTCATTAATTACATTATACCAAAAAAATTTTCAAAAGTCAAACGCGGCAATTGGATATTTTTATTGATTTTTATTAAAAAATATTTTATAATATAATTATGAATAATAAAGAAAGGTATATGAATATGAAAGCAATAGCAAATTATAATATGGGCTTTGATAAGGGGACCTTTGTAAAAGGGAAAGCCTATAATTATAGGAGGGCTGATGAAGAAAATTCACAAAGATTTTTTATAACAACAGAAGAGAATGCAGAACAAGAATTATGGGACACAGAATTTGATATATTATTTACTATAGAAGGAGAAGAGTAATTATGGAAAGTAATAATTGTCGTGTAACTACTGAATTTAAGGTAAATGCGGAGAAGCGAACTGTATTGTGTATTATAACTGCGATTAATGATGTGCCAATTCGATTGGCAAAATATGGATTAGCAGATGAAGATTATGATAATATTGATTTTGATATTCGTATTTATAAGGGGATTGCGCGGTGCGCGCCTGAAGATACTTGGGATGAGTCTTATGGAAAGAAATTGGCAGAGTATAGAGCATCTTGTGAACGCCGCACCGATGTTAATAATGAGTTGAAAGCTTATATTAATGATATTTCTAGACGGATTGATAATCTTTATGATTATGGCCTTATGAAAGATCCCCATATGCTGGAGGAGAAGTGATGGTCGCCGCCATCACTTCTAATTGCTATGAAGAAAACATATTGTGATAGATGCGGCAAAGAAATTTATTATGATCCGCAGCAACAAGCTATTTTACCGACGTATAATATAAGTTATGCAACATATGGTATTTGTTATCAACCAAATCATTTTGATTTATGTGGTAATTGTCAAAAGGAATTTAATAATTGGATGGGAAAATGGTTAAAGGAAAAAAGAAATGAAGATTGATGTAAAATATAATATAGGAGATAGTATTCAATATATTGAAAAAATATCTCATTCAGTTTGGGGTCGTTGTCCATGCTGTGAAGGTGAAAAATATATTATTGGTGCAGATGGAGAACAATATGAATGTCCTAAGTGTGATGGGAATGGTAAAGTGTACAAGAGAGATTTAAATATTGAAGATGAAAAAACAGGAACAATAAAAAGTATTCATATTCATTATGATAGTGATATGGACTCTTATCATGGAAAACCAGATATTTATTACACCATTCCAAAAAATTTTCATCATATTCAACAAGACGATATTATTGGAAAAATATAATGGCTGAATTTATTTTTACAAAAGAAAAAGTTGTTATGCCAGGAGAGAAGATAGGAATGATATTACAGAAACATACAATAGATGAAGTCCCACCTGCAGATAAAGAGCTATTAATGGTTATTGATATTGGAGCGGAAAATGGATATAATCTTTGGACGGTGGGAACTTGGGATGATGAACGTGGTTGGTGTTGTCCTTTTGATGAAGTTGGATATACTGTTGTTGAATGGTATGAATTGCCGCCGCAAAAGAGAATAGTAGAAGATTATTCTTATCATCAGATGAGAATGGAAGAATTTTGGAATGATAAATGAAAAATGAAAAAATGTGGGAAAATATAAGTTTGCAAGAAATAATTAGGATGGCTTTTCCGCGGGGATGGGACAAAATAAAGTATTGGAGGCGAAAACCGCAGGCTTATACTTTAGAAAAGGCTCTTGAAACTTTGCAAATAATGTTAGCTACACAAGATATTAATTTAATGATAGATTGGGCGTATAATGAATTTATTCCACCTTACGCGGTGCATAGTATAAAAAGATGAGATTTATAGCAGAAGATAATCCAAATTTATATATTGATGTAGAAAATTATAGTGAATTAGAGAAAAAAATAAAAGAATTTGGAAATCCTAATTATAATTATGAAGTTATTTTTGAATTTCATGATCCTCGAATTGCGGGAAGAATAAAAGCAAAAAAAAAGGGGATAAGTATGGAAAGAATAATTAAAGGACGTTTTAAAAATAATGGAGAATATAAAGAAGAAGATAAATATACTCCTATTTTAAATAATGGTGCAGTTGTAGGTTTTATTGAATCAGTAGAAAAAGAAAATATAAATATTATATTGTGGGGAAAATGTATTTCTAAAGAATATTTATACGGTGAATCAGAGAATATTCTTTGTTCAATTTCTTTTTGTTAAGAGGGGAAGTCATTTCCTCGATTTAGAGAGGGAATCGCTTTTTCGATTCAAAAATACTTTTGGAGAGAGAAATGTGGAGCCCAAACCCTTTTATTAAATTCAAAAAATTTTTTTCACAAAATATACCCCCCGTAATACTGACTACCTTGACTAGATTTCGTGAGGCCTGAATGAGATAGGGCGGAAATAGGTCCCTACAAAAATATTCACAGCCTTGATTAAAACAAACAATTAAATAAAAATAATTACAAAGATGATGAAATAAAAATAAAAAAGTTTCATCATCTTTTTGTTTGAAAGAAAAATAAAACACAATAGTTATTATTTTAATAAACGTGCTGCTGGGCGGCAAACGCTCGTTTGTCGCCGAGGTTCTTCATGGAGTAGGGTTGCAGGTTTTATTCGACCAATTCTGAGAAATCGGCAAAGTTGGTCATTTCCTAGAATTAGGTAAATTTACCTAAAAGTGAAAAATTGGTAAAGTTCTTGTTAAAAAATTAACGAAGTTAGAGGCCAGCGACTCTTGTTAGTCGCAATGAACTTTGACCAATTTTTATTTTTTGGCTTTAATAAAATGAGTTTACTAATTGGCAAAGGAACAGGATCAGATAGTAAACAGACTGTACTAATTAAACAATGTAACGAATACTTCAATACACTAAAGTGTTAGAGAACTAAAGCAACAGCAGACGAAAGACACACAAAGCGACTAAGTAACAACTGTTTACTATATTAATAAGAACTAATGTAGAAAGATTGTTAAAAAATTAACGAAGTAATGATACTTACAGACTTAAAAACACTAAAAAAGTAAATTCATTTTACAATATATTTTTTTCAAAAAAGTGTTGACTTTTTTCCGGACTTTTGATATAATCAAATCATCAAAGAGAGGTACACAAAACAAGAAAGAGAGGATAAGGAAATGAAAAAAGAGACTTGCGGAGTTGCTATAGAGAACAATCTGAAAGTAAATGCTTTCCATTACATACCAGAAACAAAGGAAGAAGAAATCAAAGAAACCGAACAAATTATCGCATTCCTTAAGAATCAGCTGGCTGACTATGAAAAAGAACTCCAAGGAACGGTCAAGGCTCGGAGAAGAAACGAAATCAGCTTCCACATCAATCTGATTCAGCGAAGAATAAAATTCGAAGAAAAAAATCTTTTTTTCCAAAAAAACGCTTGACAAATCCGGTTTAATAGATTATACTATAATCAGAAAAGGAAAGGAGAGTAAAAGAAATGACAAGAACAATCTTCTTCGACATGGACGGAACAATCGCAGACCTTTACAAAGTAGACGGATGGCTGACCGACCTTATCAACAAAGATGTAAGACCTTACAGAGAAGCAAAAGTAATGCACAACATGCAAGTACTTGCAAGACTTCTTAACAGACTTCAGAAGAAAGGAAACAAAGTAGCAATCATTAGTTGGTTGGCAAAAAACAGCACAGAAGAATATGACACAAGAGTAGCGCAGACTAAAAGAGAGTGGTTGAAAAAACATCTCACAAGCGTTAACTTCGATGAAATCCACATTGTAAAATACGGAACAAGAAAAGAAACATTCATCCACACAGAAAACGACATTCTCTTTGACGATGAAGAACAAAACAGAAACAACTGGACGGGAAAAGCTTACAACGTGAATAACATCATTGAAACACTGAAGAGCCTTTGAAAAGGCTCTTTTTTAATGCGGAATGTTAGTTATGACTAATTCTTGCGGCGAGCGAGATTGTTAAAAAATTAACAAACGTCTGCGGGCGCTGGGGGCCGAAAAATTTTATCACAGGTGGGTCGCAGTTGTCAAGACAGAAAAATGCACAAAATAGTTAATTATTAGGTTTCCCATTTTGTGCATTATTTTTTTCAAAATACGTTGACTTTTCCGGTCAAATAGCTTATAATTAAATCATCAAAGAGAGATACACAAAAGAAAGGAGAAAACATCATGACATTATTATTCGCAATCTCAATCGCAATCTTCATTATCAGTTCTTTTATCATTTTCATCTTCTCTTGGAAAATTACTGAAAAAACTCAAGACATCTTAAGAATTGTTGCTCTTGTTAGCGCAATAATGATAATCGTATCAATATTTATTTTTCCATTTATTCAAGTATTTTTTTTAAAATAATGATTGACAATCCAGTCAATCTCTGTTATAATCAAATTATCAAAAGAAAGGAGATATAAACAATGAAAACTACAAGAGGTTGGTACATCTTCAAGGACGGCACGCAGGCATGGTTCAATGGTCTCTCCGCTAGAGAGAAGAGGAACGAAGTCATAAAGCACGGCGAGATTGTCAAATTCATCCCCACACCTTGAGGCTCTACATGAGCCTCTTTTTTATGCGCGGGGCGTTGACATTTACATCAACGTATTCAAAAGTTAAAAGTTGGCGATTTTGATTGTTAAAAAAATAACTTTTAAAAAAGTGTTGACAAAAGATCAGACATTTGCTATACTTAAATCATCAAAGGAAAGGAGATTAAAACAATGACAAGAGAGGAAATGTTAACACTGGTAATCAAAAAGTTTGGTTTCGAGCATGAATATACAATCCAGTTCGCAGAAGCGATGGAATGGTTAGGAAGAAAAGAGCTTGAAGCTCTTATGAATGAAGTGTTAGCACTTCCACTTGATATTGAAGATGAGGATGAATAATCCTCATCTTTTTTTATGCGCGGCGCGCTGGTGGCCGCACCAGCGCGTTTTTCCATTATACCATACCCATCGGGTTTTGTCAATTGACATTTTGCACAAATTTTAATGCTAAAAATATCCTAAAATTCGTCATTCTTTCAAAAGTTAAAAATCGGTAGATTTCTTGTTAAAAATTTAACAATCGACTAAAAGTGAAAAATCGGCAAAGTTCTTGTTAAACTTTTAACAATCTACCTACCACTCCTTGTTAAATTCTTAACAAGGGAAAAATTAAAAATCAGCGGTTTTGACTTTGTTAAAAAAATAACTTTTAAAAAGGGGTTGACAACCGGAGTAATAAGGCTTATAATAAGGGTACAAACAAGGAAGGGGGACAACCTAATGACTACCAACACCGCACTCCACATCAATCTGATTGACCGCTACAACGCAGTTGCTTATACCCATGAGTATGTATGGGGCTTCACCTACAAAAAAAATGTCTATATGACAATCACCGACGCAACTGTGATGCCGTTCGTTACCTGCCTTGACAAGGCAAGCCGTGGTGCTGGATATGCACTTCGCTTCTGCCCCAACACTCAGCAGAAAGTGGCCCTGCTTCCATATGCGACCCTCCTTTGCTCTGAAGCTTACTTCAATGAAGTAGTAGCCGACAGCAAGTACAATAAAGGCGAGATTTTTGAAAAAATGGTCACCGAACATTTTGGACAGACCTGGGAAAAGGATAATGTTCCCTTTACTGAAGATGGTGATATCACAGTCGATGGTACTGCATATCAAATCAAGTTTCAGAAAGCCACCTTCTGTAACGAAAAGAGCATAGCCAACCTTGAAAAATAAGGTTGGCTATATAGCCCGGGCGCTTGAAAAAAAATTTCATATTGACATTTTAAAAAAACTATTGTATAATGTATATAGAAAGTGAGGGAAGAACAAAATGAAAACTTTTATATGTGCTTTTTTCTTGACTATTGCAGGAATCATCGGAACATGGGAATCTAAATATTCTAGACCCGTAATCTGCACATACTACGACCCCTGCACTAACATTTCCACTTTCACAGACAATAGCGGGAATGATTGGGAATGGGAAAATGGAAATGATGAGGTTTTTGAAATCGGAAAGTCCTATACTCTTATTATGGATGATAATCATTCTTCTTCTATTTATGACGACCTCATTAAAAAAATAAAATAAAAAATAAAAAACCTATTGACAAATTAAAAAAGAAAGCTTATAATAGATTTATCAAAAGAAAGGAAGAAAAAAATTATGACGAACGTATCCTATGACATCTACCGCAACAATCAGAAAGTAAAAAATGTAACTACCTATGCCGAAGCGGTTGCTTCTGTTAAAGAGCTGGGCGGGCGCGGGACTTTCAAGACTGTTTACACTAGCTTCAACCCCGAAGACACCGCAGAAAAGCGTGAATATGCTCATTCTCACGCTCAGAAAGTACATGAAGCGCTGAAGCGTAAAGCAGGGGTTAAGAAACATTAACCCCTGCACCCCCACAAATAAGAGTATAATAGAAAGGAAGTAAAAAAATGAAAGTATCTATTAACTATTCAATTCCTGTTTCAGCGGTTATTGTTTTTGATGAAATTTTTCGTTGTTCTGAACTGACTGACAGCTCTTATCCCCTGCAGAGATACATTGATAAAGCTGAAGAACTTATGCATATGTACGGTTTTGAATGGGCAGATATCATTGATGATGATGACGGTACTGTGATTGCTCAAATTGAAAGAGAGGACGATGATGAATGATACTAATGGTATTGTTGATGATGACAGCGGCCTTCCTTATAGTTTTACTGAATGATGATGGCCCAAATAGACCGAGGTTTACATGACCTCGGTCATTTTTCGCCCGGGCCGCATGTTAAAAAAATAACTAACAAAGACCGCTTGACATTCTTCTATTGTTTTGATATAATCATTATCAGAAAGGGGATGTAACATAATGAAATTTTTAAATGAAGATTTACTTATTTCCTTGGTAGATGATTTTCTTAAGCCTTTTGGTCTTGATTCAGATTTTGATTCCGATTTTTCTTATGACCCTGACGATGAGAGAGTTTATTTTTCAATCGCAGTTTCTGAAAGAGCAGATAGACTTTTCAAACAATATGTGCTTTCACATTTCCATTTTAAAATTTCCAACATTTTCATGATTTCTCTTTTGCATGAGGTTGGACATGCTTTCACCCTTGGAAATTTTTCTAAAATGGAAATCAAAACTGACCACTTTGAAAAAGAAACCATCGAAGAAATGCTTGATGCGGATGACTCCGATGACATTTATTCTTTATATTTTGATTTGAAAATCGAAAAGGTTGCTACTGAATGGGCGGTCAACTACTACAAAGAAAACACCAAACGCTGCGAAGATTTTTATTCAAAGTTTGTAAATGCCCTTAGAACGGAATATAAAAGGCTGGGAGTGACTGAGTAAGTCACCCCTAACCGCCCGGGCAGCGAGATTGTTAAAAAAATAACTTTTAAAATGGTATTGACATTTGTTCCTTTGTGTGGTATAGTATAACCATGAAAGAGAGGTAAACAAAATGGCTCGTAAAATTTTCTTCGCAAGAGATTGGGACAAAGTTGGTAGAAATTATTATGAAATTTATACCACTGTTTGTATGGGATATACTTTTACTGTTGGAAAAGGAATTGAAAGAGACCCGAACTTTTCTATCTTTTATGTAACTAATGATGGACAGCATGACCATTATGAAATCCTTAATGTTTACATTACTGCAGGCGATACCATCGAAGATACACAGAAAGGCGTTCTTACTACTCTCAAAAGAGAAATGAAAAGAGTTATTCAAAGAGGGTTGACAACTCGTGTAAAAAGTGGTATGCTTACTATAGAACAGATAGAAAGGTGGGTAACAAAATGACAAATTTAAAAGATTTTATGTTATTTCAAATAGGCTCCTATCAAGTTATGGGATTATTCAGTAAAAAAGCTGATACGAAACTCAAACGTATTTTACATTATTTGCCTGTATTGATTATTAAGAAAGGATAACAAAATGTATAAACTCTATTCAAGAATAAGTGACCATGAAACAATCCTTGAACTGTGGGGCGCATCAACCAAACATCCTGATAGCGTGTTTTTCTTTTCAGAATTTGAACCAAGCCCATGGTTTGACAGAGCCGACCAAATTGTTCCTTGGCTTCTGGAGTGCGCAAGCAAGATGAACTGGCCTATCCATTCTTACGAACTGGCAAAATGGGCGTGCATGATTTACGAGTCATGGCGCGGTTGGAATTAATGAAAGGAGATACATCATGCAGGAACTTTTCGATCTTTTCTATCTCTATGATTACATGGTTATGCACACTGTTGATGAAGAACATGAGGAATACATACACCTGCGTCGTTACGTTGCAAAGCTGATTGAGGGGTTGGGGGCTGAGTAAGTCCCCACTAACTTTGCCCGGGCGGCCCGTCGATTTATACAAAAGGATCCATATTTTCAATTTGATTTTTGTGCAACATTACGTCTTTACAAATCAAGAAACCTTTGCTATAATCTAGTTACAAGGTGAGGGAAACAAAAAGCCCTCAAAACTCAAAAGGGTTAGACAACAAGGCGCGCTGAGTCTAGCTTTTGGATTGAAAGGAGACAAGCAAAATGAGAATGCCGAGAGATTGGATTTAATCCCTTTGGCTGAGTAGGAATGCCACTGTATGATTTGTAAAAAATAAAAATAAAAAACCTCTTGACAAATAGGGCGACTTGTGGTATAATCTAATCACAGGTTAAGAAAGGAGATAGATAAGCCCATGATGAAAATTAAGAAATGAGCGCTTAGACTTGGGCATGGAGCGCTATGACATAAATTAAAAGGACTTGTCCATGGTAGCGGTGGATTGGCCACCCACCGAACTACCGAAACTTAAAAAAATTTTTTTAAAAAAAGCTTGACAACTGAATAAGGAACTGATATAATAAAATCATCAAAAAGATAAACAAATCATTTAAAAAAGGAGATGTATACTATGACAAAACTTACCTACGCTATGGCTATCGACTTCGCAACCGCAATCATCACCAATGGAACTGCTGATTTCAACGGCTTCTCCGCTGATGAGTACCTTGAGAAGCTGGAGTCCCTCAAGGCTTCCCTTGCAAGACGCAACGGAAGTGAGAGAAAACCCACCAAGACCCAGCAGGCAAATGAGGGTCTGAAAGAAGATATGTGGGCTTACGTTTCTGAGAATGGTGCAAAGCGTGCCAATGAGGTCGCTGAACACTTCGCTATCAGCGGTCAGAAGGCTTCGGCTCTGCTGAACGCACTGGTCAAGGAAGGTCGCCTTGACAAGTTCACCGAGAAGCGTGTGACCTACTTCAGGGTTGCTGAGGGGATGTAATCCCCTCACCGCTACCCCCAAGCGTGCCGAATCGTGATTGAAATAAATCCGTAGATTGAGGACGCTTGGGGGCGCGCCCGGGTACTCGTTAAAAAAATAACTTTCAAAAAGGGATTGACATCTCAATAGAAAAGGATTATAATGTAATCACAAAAAGAAAGGAGACAAAAAATGATTGCAGTTTTAAGATGGACAGATGGTTTTGGCCATGACACTTATGTAAAGGCAATTTATCCTACTCTTGAACAAGCAAAACAGTATTTTTCAGAGGGGGACCGTTGGGTAGAATTTAATTATGGACTTGTTGATTTTGATTGGTATGAAGCCAATGAGTTCAGAGAAATAAAACATAGAAAAAAGAAGAAAAAGACTTGACAAATCTTTTAAAGTATGTCATAATCAAATCATCAAAAAAAAGAGGTAAACACCATGAAGATTAATTACAAAGAAGTCACCATTACCACCACTTGCCCCTTCTGCGGACATATTAACGAAGTAGCGGTCAACAAATCCGATTACTGGGAGTGGCAGAACGGCGCACTTGTTCAGGATGCGTTCCCCTATCTCACAGCTGATGAGCGTGAGACACTTGTGAGTGGCATCTGCCCCGCTTGTTGGGACAGAATGTTCAGCTTTCCCAATGATGAGGAAGATGATGAACTTTTTGACGACTGCGATTATGAAATGGGTTTTGATCCCTATCTTGGGTGTTTTTCAGATGACTGCTGAGGTCATCTGACCCACCCGGGCGCCCGTTAACAATTCTGTAACAAAATTAATAAATTGTTAAATTGACAAAATAAAAAAGATTTATTATAATTGTTACAGAAAGAGAGGTAAAAAGCTATGAAGAACACTTGGAAAATGGAAACATCTAAGGATTTTACCGCATGGGATTTAAATTGCCGAAATGTAGTCCCCCACAAAAAGCATCACAATGAACTTGAAAAAAAATTAAAAAGAAAAAATCGTAGAAAAGTAAAAATGACGCTTGACATTCTTTTTAAGTGATGCTATAATACAATTACAAAAAGAAAGGGGAATAAAAAAATGACGATTTGGTTTGACATGGATGGAACAATTGCTAATCTCTACGGAGTTCAAAACTGGCTTGACTATCTGATGGCAAGCGACCCCACCCCTTACGCAATCGCTAAACCGCTTCTGAGACTGAACGCACTGGCAAGAGTTCTAAATAATCTTCAGCGCAAGGGTTACAAAGTCGGAGTCATCAGCTGGCTTGCTAAAAACAGCACCGCCGACTATGACGAAGCGGTCACCAAAGCAAAGATTGATTGGTTGACTAAACATCTTGCAAGCGTTACTTTCGATGAAATCAACATCGTAAGATACGGAACTCCAAAACATCTGTTCGCTACCTGCGAAGCCGACATTCTTTTCGATGATGAGGAAAAGAACCGCAACGAATGGACAGGAAAAGCGTTCGATGTGAATAACATTCTTGAAGTGCTGAAGGGACTGGATTAATCCAGTCCCAAATTTTTTGGCCCGGGCGCCCATTTTTTTCATTAAACCCCTTGACAAATCAAAGAATATCAATTATAATTGATTTATCAAAAGAAAGGAGCAAAAAAATGAAAACTGCAAAATTATCTCTTTTAATATTATTTTTCCTCTTTGCTATTGTTATTATTTCATCCTCTGCGACTGCCGCCAAAAACGATTTAAAAATCATTAAAACTCTTTGCAAAAATAGACCATTTAAAGTGGTTTCCCACAAAGACTACAAAAAAATAACTCACAGGAAAAACAAACCTTACATAATAGTTGTAAAAATCATTTCCCGCTCAAAAGGAAACTATGGTTTTACAAAAGAAGGATATTACATTTCCTATAACAAAAGAGTCAAAGTAGGAAAAAAGGTTACTAGTTACCTTATTTATAATCCAAAAAACAATAGTCATGATGATGTGCTATGGGTTGTAGATAATGGGAAATATAAATAAAAAACATGTTGACTTTTTTCTTAATCAATGATATAATCTAATCAAGAAAGGAGAGATGAACATGACAAACAAAGATAAACTGATTGAAAAAATCATGAGAGAATGTGAACAGGAAGGCGAGCCTGTTACAAGAGAAGAAGCTGAAGAAATGGCGGAGATGGAAATCAAAGCCAATGGCATCAAGCGGTATGAACAGTCCGATAAACCGCGGAAGGCCACCAAAAAAGAGCGGAAGGTGGATACCACAAAGAAACGCCTGCTGATGGATTGCAAGGTGCTTCTTGAAGGTCTTGGCGCTGAGGTTCTCAATGTGAAAACTGAGACCGAAGTCACTTTCAACTTTGAGGGCGAAGAGTATAGCCTGAAACTGGTCAAGCATCGCCCCAAGAAGGAATAAAAACAAGGCAGAGGATTTTTCCTCTGTCTTTTCCAGCGGGGCGCGAGCCTTCGGTTCGCGCCGAAATTTCCATTGTACCACACCCCGCACTTTTTGTCAAGCAAAATCTGCAAAAAAACTACACAAAATTATATCCCAAAATTAGTGCAACATTCCGATGTTGACTTTCTAAAAAACTTATATTATAATATGTTTACAAGGTAAGGGAAGGGCAACACAATCGAGTAGGATGGTCGGCAGAGCCTAGCGCCTTCTGATTATTTGAATAGACAGATAGCCACTTCAAAAAAAATAAAAAAACTTGTTGACAAATAAAAAATCTTATGTTATAATAAGTACATAAGATAAAGAAAGGATTGATACAGCTGATGAGACTTAGGATGTAAGCGTTGGGGCGCAAACGCTATGACATAAAAGAGGCGCAGGGGTAGATACGCGGACGCGGACAGAGTGAGAAAGGCGGTGGAATTGGCCACCCACCGCTCCCCGAAAAGTTTTTAAAAAAAGCTTGACAACTAAATGAGGAACTGTTATAATAAGCACATAAGAAAACAAAACACCACTTAATCAAGAAAGGAAGTATCTACCATGACGAAGAGAGAAATGTTCACCAAAATCCGCACTGCTGTTGCTAACGATGCTGAGATGGTCGCCTTCATTGACCACGAAATCGAGTTGCTGAACCGCAAGTCCGCAACCCCGAAGAAACCCACCAAGACGCAGGTGGAAAACGATGGTTTCAAGGCTGAAATCCTTGAAACGTTGGCTCAGGTCGATGCGCCTGTGACCATCAAGGAACTGTGCGGTGCCTGTGAAGCTCTCGCAGGTCTTTCCAATCAGCGTGTGACTCACATGCTGACTGACCTCCGCAAGGATGGCAAGGTTGCTCGGTCCTATGTTAAGAAGGTTGCCTACTTCGCTCTTGGTTCTGAGGACGAGGTAGAGTAAGAAAAAGGGTTTGCGGTTATCCCTTAAAACCGCATTTTATGGGGGATTTATAGTGAAGCCTGAGGTGACAAGTAGTTGCGTAATAGCCCTTGTGTAATTCCTGGGAAGATGTGGTGCAAGTCCCATTCCCCCAACTCTACTGACAATATTCGTTCCTCCTTTCTTTGAAAAGACACCATCTTTTTAGATGGTGTCTTTTTCATTTGGCGCCACGCGACCGGTCGGCCGCGGGGCGAAACTTCCATTATATCATACTCTGGGCTTTTTGTCAAGTGAAAATCTGCACAAACATCTCGCCGCAAAATTCCCAAAATTAGTGCAATATTCCGACATTGACTTTTTCAAAAAAATTTATTATAATATATTTACAAGGTAAGGGAAGTCAACCGCTAAAAAAACTTAAAAAGTTAAAAAAAGTTCTTGACAAAACAAAAGCCTTGTGCTATAATAATCTTGTTGGGTGGTAGAAGCAACATAAAATAAAAGATACCCGTGGAGTTGATGGTACGATAGTCTCCGAAAAAAAACCATCAAAAAATTAAAAAATCTATTGACAAATCAAAAATCTTATGTTAAAATAAGTACATAAGATAAAACAAAAACAAATCAATCAATCAAAAGAAAGAGGTGTTTATTATGACAAAGAAAGAAATGTTCTCCAAAATCCGTACTGCTGTTGCTGATAACGCTGAAATGGTTGCTTTCATCGACCATGAGATTGAACTGCTGGAGAAGAAGTCCAGTTCCCCGAAAAAGCCGACCAAGACTCAGCTTGAGAATGACGGCTTCAAGGCGGAGATTGTCGCCTACCTCACGGATGCTGATGCTCCGAAGAACATCAAGGAACTTCAGGCCGAGGTCGCTTCTCTTAGCGGTCTGTCCAATCAGCGTATCACTCACATGCTGACAGACCTTGTCAAGGCGGAAACCCTTGTCAAGGAGTACGTGAAGAAAACTCCGTACTACGCTGTTGCCTGATGTGTGGGGCAAAAGCCCCCACACGCTCCAAGGCCCCAATACAGGCGGGGTCTGGGGCGGGCCCGGGCCCCAAAAAATTTCAAAAAAGGGATTGACAGACAAAAACAACTATGCTATAATTTAACCATCAAGAGAAAGGAAGTACAAAACATGACTTACAATCTTAATGGTAAGAATATCCGTATCCCCGATGCGGAAATCACTAAAAGCATGAAACTGTTAAACATTTCTCAAGATGAAGCCGTTCAGATGTGGCTTGAAGATGAAGGCTATCTTGAAAATGAAGTGGTTGAAGAACTGACCGCAAAAGCCAAGGAAAACAAGGTCAACCATGAAGCAAAAGCCGACAAACCCCGCAAATCTGTTAAAAGAGAGCGGAAACCCGATGAAGAAAAGGAAAATCTTATCGAAATCCTTGCAAATTGTCTGAAAAATGCGGGTTTTGATACAGAAATCACTAATAAAAGCAAGATTATTCAGTTTAATGTTGGTGAAAACCACTACAAACTTGATTTAATCAAGCAAAGACCGCCAAAAAAGTGAAAAAAGGGACTAAAAAGTCCCTTTTTTTCGCACAATTTGCCCGGGCGTCCGACAAAATGCACAATTTCAAAGCCGCATTTTTGTGTAATTTGCTATGTTGACTTTTTTATTTCTCTCTGCTATAATTGCATTATCAAATGAAAGAGAGGAAACCTAAAATGAGCAATTATGTACTGATTATTGACACTGAAACCGCAAATTCTGTTGAACAGCCTATTCCCTATGATTTTGGATGGGCGGTTGTTGATGTTACCACTGGAGAAATCATGGAAACCGCCTCTTATGTGTGTGCAGAAATTTTCCTTGATAAGGAACTTATGTCACAAGCTTACTTTGCTAAAAAAATCCCGATGTATTGGAAAGAAATCAAACAAGGCAAGCGTAAAATCACAAATCTTCTTACAATCCGCAAGGCACTCTGGAATTGTCTGAAAACTTATGATATTTCAGACATCGGCGCATACAATATGGGATTTGACAAGCGTGCTTGCAACAATGATGTACGTTATGTGACAGCTTCCTTCCTGCGGTGGTTCTTCCCCTACAATGTTAGATTTTTCTGTATTTGGCACATGGCTTGCACAAGTTTTCTGAATACTTCAGATTATGTAAATTTTGCGACAACTAATGGTTTTGTGTCTGAAGCAGGAAATATTCAGACTTCTGCTGAATGCGCTTACCGCTATCTGAAAAATGACCCCTCTTTTGTGGAAAGCCATACAGGTCTGGAAGATGTAAGAATTGAAGCTGAAATCTTCATGAACTGTCTGAAAACAGGAGATGAAAACATGAAAGACTCAATTTACACCGCATGTTGGAGAAATGTTCAGAAAATTGCTAAACAGATGATGCTTGAGGAAGTGTTCGCTTGAACACTTTCCCCAATTGTCTAAAAATTCGCGGGGCCCGGGCGCAAAAATTTTTTACAAAACCACTTGACAAATAAAACCTAATTTGTTATAATTACATCATCAAGAGAAAGGAGATAAACAAATGTACTTAGTAATTGCTGAAAACAAAACCGTAAGAACTTGTGACTCCTACAAAAAAGCTTATTGCACCATGATCTGGCTTCGTTCTGTCGCCAACCGCAAAGATGTTATTATTGTAAAGGATGGTAAAGTATTAAGGGGGTAGAAAAATGGATAATGTCGTTCTTGAAATGTTAAGAGAACTTGCGGAGACTTCTGCAGAAGCCTACAAGAAAGATGCAAAAGCATTTTTTGATGATTACAAAAATTATGCGGATGCTTCTGATATTGCTTACATTTTTTCAAAGGCATTCCATGACATGTTTTGGAACCTTGAAAATGACATCGAGAAAGAGAGGAAATATTAAAATGTGGGAAGAAAATGCAAAGTATGTTGAAAATGTTTTCGGTGCTTATGTAGACTGGGAAGAGCGGTTTTATGAATGCCCTTGTCGCGGGGAGCCCGTCTATGAATGCGATTGGACGGATGATGAACTGTGCGATTTCTTTTGCCCCATCTGTGAATTTGCAGAGGAAGAAGGAGAAGAGGATTTCTAATGAACTGGAAAGAAAAAATTAAAGAAGGATTAAAGCTAATAAAAAAAGGATGTGCAAGTCAAGATAGTTGGAATAAATGTTATGAATGTCCTTTTTACGATTATTGCACTACTCTTGAAGAAAATGGTAGTGTTGTTCCTAACGAATGGGAATTAGAAGCGGATGAATAATCCGCTTCTAATTCCACGCCCGGGCCGCCACCTTGTTAAATAATTAACTTATAAAAAACTATTGACAACTACTTCTAAATCTGTTATATTTTATTTATCAAAAGAAAGGAAGTAAAAAATATGTGGGATGTAAAAACAAAGAAGAAAAATTTAAAGTAATTATTGGTGTTTGCTTATACAGTTTCTGTGAAAAATGCAAAACAGGCAAAAGAATTTGCTTCTGAAATGTTTATAAATAATGTTAATTGTGATAATTTTGATGTTGAAGTTGTAGAATAATAAAATTAAAAGAAGGGTTGAAAAATGAAAATTTGGTATGTAAATACAGATATGGAAAACTCTTGTGCATGGTCAACAAAAAAACAGGCTATTCAATATTTTAAAGATGAGTGTTTAGATTTGAATTGGCCATGGAAAATTTTAGCAGGAGATGAAGAAAATGAAAATGATTGTGTTACTTATGAAATAAAAACAGGTGTTGATGATTTTTGCGTTTGGATTGAACCACTGTTTCTTGATGAAAAACCCTATTTTTAAAAAATAAGGCGGAAACGCCTTATTTTTTTTATATCTATAATTAGATACCCCTAACTAAAGTTAGTTAAGAAAATGCCAGGGCCACATGTTATTAAATTTCTTATTGACTTTTGAAATAAGATATGTTATAATTTAATCATCAAAGAAAGGAGAATACGAAAATGAAATATGATGTAACTTTTCTTGTTAATTATACTATTGATGATGCTACTGATAAATGGGACGCAATTGAACAAGCAGAAAATATGTTTAATAGTGATACTCATTTTAATTATGACGTTGATGTCAATCCAATTAATGAAGAGGAAAATTGTTATGAAGAAATTTAAGATTAGTATTGAAAAATTTTTTGAAGAAGAAATTGAAGCCACCACAGAAGAAGAAGCTATAGATAAAGCGTGGGAAAAATGGAAAAAAGAAAAAGTTGAAATGTATGTTTATGAGGTAGATTAATCTACCTCATTTTTTTGCCGGGCCGCGGGCACTCGTGCCCAGGCCCGTTTCCCCCTCACGCGTACCATATGGGCTTTTTTTCTGGAACCTTGGCCTATATGGACCCGTCGCGTAGATTCCCGAAATGCGAACCCCGCATATGCATCTCCTTGCTGGAGCCCTACGCGTAATGCAGGTCATATGGCCGCGTTTCGTAGATCCTTACCTTGAAATCTTAAAAAATTTTTGTTATAATATTAAAAAAAGGCTTTGAGAATCCGCGCCCACTTGAAAACCTAAAAAATTTTTGTTATAATATAATTACAATAAAAACAAAAGGAGAAATACATATGGATCTATATGAAGCACTAAAAAATGGCATTAGCGCTGAAGAGCTAATTAAAACCTTTAATAATGATATGGAAGAAGCAAAGAAGCGGCTTGAACAAGAGAAAAAGAAAGAAAAGACTGAAGCTCGCAAAAAGAACAGAACTAAATTTGCATCCGCCATCGCAGATTATTTGGCAGGTTGTCTTGACGAATCTTGCTACGCGTTACCGACGATTGCAGAGTTGGAAGAGTTGCTTAGAGGTTTTGAAGAAGAAATGCAGGGGTCTATGGGTCTAATTGACGAACTGTCAAAAGCTCTTGAAAGTAATAATAAAAAGGAACCTGTTGGAGTAGAAATTAAAACTTATTCAACAGATCCTAAGAACACATATAAGCGCAAAACTAATTATGATATTGATACCCAAATTCTTAATGCTTTTATTAAGGGGCTTTAATATTTTAATTACCAGATCTGGATTTTATCCAGATCTTTTTTTGTTTACGGTCGCTTTTCAAAAGCATCTAGTATAATAGGATCTCTAATACGCGTTCCACCACCACTGCCTATTTCTACCCATTTTTGTCATTTTTACTTATTTTACCTTTTCCGCTATCCATATCTATTCTATCTATTTATATTTATTTATACTCATTCCTACCTATTCTAACCTAGCCTATTTATACCTATTCTGGCTTATCTTTTATCTACCCATTTATGCCCATTCATATTTATTTATATCTATCTCCCCCTTTTCCCTTTCCTATTTATTTATGTCTATTTTTCCCACTTATCTTTATATTCCTATTTATTATTTAATCTACTTAATTTACCTTATCCATCCCATCCACCTCATTTTATTTAACCTTATATCTTCATCTCCCGCTCTTCCTTCACTCCGTCAATTCCTTAAACTTCTCCAGCGCTTTCCTGCTATTGAAAATATTAAAGTCCTCTCTAAACCACTCCAAGCTATCATAACTTAAACAAATTTTCTCCCCTATATCACTAATTAAAATTAACATAAATCCATCATTTAAAAATATTACCCTATCAATAGCAAAGGGCTGATTATCTATCATTCCTAACTTATTATCTAATTTCTTTGCTTGTATATACTGCATGTTCATTCGCTCACAACTCACGAAGCTTCGTTTCGTTCGTTAGTTCGCTCATTCACACCTCCTTGCATTATTATTATTACCATATATTATAATATTATATAATACTATTATATTATATATCATCACATTATTACATTATTTTTATTATATTATACTACATTATTATATTACATATCTATATAATTATATCACTTATTATTTTCCTCACGAAATTTTAAAATGAATTTTCTTTTTGTTCCTCACGGGACGGTGAAGTCTTCCCTTTTTAAAATCATTTTCCCCTAGTTTCCTTGTACCCTTTATTAAAAATGCGGCAATTTTATTACTTTCCCCCATTACCACATCATACCTCCCCCTTATTTTTAATGATTATTCATGGTACTGCGATTTTCGTCTAATTTTTCACTTCGATTTTCGTTTTCCCCTCTGACCCCCACTAACCGCAGAGTCCGTCCCATTTGGTCTGGCGAAGCCAGACCAAATAAAACCTTTTATTATTTTCCCAATTTTTAATAAAGCCACTAATTTTAGATAAATTGGTAAAGATTATATATATATTATTATCTTTACCAAAATTGCCAATTTTAGTGGCTTTATTAAATTTTAGTAAATTAATTTAAGGGTTTCCGCTACTTTTTAAATCAATTTATAAAAGCATTAAGATCAACCTTCATACCTTCACATAAAAAATATGATCCTGCTCTACTTGTTTTAAAAACATCATTTGATTCTAATAATCTTTTTACATCTCTGATTTGTTTATAACTTAATCCTGTCATATTAGAAATTTCTGCATATGTAAAAGGTTGATTTTCATAACAAATTCTAATCGCTTCCCATACTTTTACTAATTGCGGAATTTTATTAAAATTCTTATGATTTTCATCTGCAATTCGTCGACTTTCTCTTAACATATCAATTTTTACAGGATATTTATTTTCTAAATGACTTCTTAAATAAATAATAATATAATCTCCATCTGTATCATATCCAATACATTCTTTTTCAACTAAAAAATCTAAAACTTTATTTAAAGTCTAAATATTTTTTTTATTATCTTTAATTCCAATATATTTTAATAAATCTTCCCTCTTCCCCCTAAAAGCACCAAAAGGAGATGCGGCAACTGCTAAAAATATATAAAATTCATATTCTTCATAACTTAAACTTTCTAAAGTAATAAAAATATCCTTTGTTTCTTGATAAATAGTTAAAGCTCTTGTATCTTCAATTATTTGATAACGAATTCCATCTTTTGTTATACATTTAATTAAATCAATATTATATTTCTTTTTAATTGCTTCTGCCGTTCTTTTAAAATTCTTCTTAATACTATTCTAACTATATCCAAACATTTCAACAACTTCTTCAATAGTCATTAACTCTTTTATATCCATGCGGCGACCTCCGTTATAATACCCGCTTAAACGGGTCCTGCACTTCTTCCACCTTAATCGTTACAGGATCTCCAAGATTTCCATTTTCAATATCAGGAACTTGATCAGTTGCCTCTCTAATATAAGAAATACAATTTTCTAATCTTTTTATCGCGGCATCCACATCTTCAATAGAAAAAAGGCAGATTTTATCCATCAAAAACATTATTGAAACACCTTTATCCATAATTTTTTCAATCATATTTGCTGTTTGTTGTACAACATCTAAATCCACCATTGGAGTTCCATATTCATCTGTTTTTATATAAAACATTAATACATCTCCAGCTTTTGGACTCAATTTTTGAATACTTGAAATAATTTCATTTTGATCAGTCATTATAGATGTCATCTTCTCCGTTATCATCATCATTATAACTCCTTTCTCCATCATTTAATGTCTCATCATTTTCTTCCCAATTCCGTTTAAATATCATTTCAAGATCATCTACCACTTTTTCAGTTGCAGATTTTAATGCCTTTCTATAACCAGGAAATTTCCTTACCATTTTTCGTCTTGCCGCTCTATTCATTTCAAATCATCCTCTTGTTGAATTTTATCTAATATATTTACATATTTCCGCATAATATTAAAAATATGTTCATGCTCCTACTTCATATCATTAAAATCTTCTTCCATTTGATCAACATGTTTAACAATAAACATTAACATAATATTATCAAAAATAATAAGAAATAAAACACAATATATCATCATTCTTTTTCTTCTCCCTTCTCCTCTTCCTATTATTTAATTTCTTCAAATTTTCCATCCACAATAGTAATAGATTCCTTAAAATACTAAGATGCGGGATCCAGCTGGCGGGGAGCCCCTTTCCTCCATATCATAGTACACATTCCTTGTTCATCTATTCCAACAACGTCCCGCTTCGTACAAAAATTTTGATTATAATACGGGCAGTTTTTTACTTTACAATTTACAATCATCATTTTTCGTTTTCTAATCTAATCCTTCTCTTGGCTTCAATAACCTTATCAATTAGTACCCCAAAAACCTGCTCCCCATTATCATCTGTAAATGCGGCGACGCCGATAGCAGACTCAATTTGACCAGCGAGTTTCTGCGCAGCTTCCTCTGTCTTTTCACCTTCAGGGAACACCGCCGCAAATAACTGCTTTTCTAACATTGTTTTAATGTATCTTTGTTCCATTCTTTTGTTTGTTTCTGCCATTGTTTTTCTCCTTTGTTTCATTTTCTTATCTATATTATATAATATTTTTTTCATTTTTTCAACCTTTTATACCACTTTCCTTTTTCTTCTTTTGATTTTTATAAGTTTTTTTGATATAATAATATCATAAGAAAATAACTTATTACATTTTTACAAAAGAGGAAAAGCCATGTGGACATTAGACCGAATTACTAAAATGTGTATTGAATATTGCGGGAAGGCAGGTGTAAAGTTCAACTCACCTGTGATCATTAACGGTAGGCTAACCCGTACTCTTGGAAGATGTTTCTATACTCGTATCGGCAATGTTTGGAATCCCGCAAAAATTGAAATTTCAAAACAATTACTTGAAACTTCCACAGATGAGTCCATTGAAGCTGTTATTGCTCATGAGTGCGCCCATTATGTAACTTGTGCTCTTACGCATGAAAATCATGGTCATGATTCCACATTTCGTTTCTATTGTGAAAAAATTGGAACAAATAATAGTATGACTCATTATGATGATCTTGAGCGTACAAAGCCAAATGAAGAAATTTATAAATACACTCTCTATTGTTCAAATTGTGGCAAATTTATTGGTGGCAGGTCTCGTGCCTGCCGTATCACCAAGGAACCTTGGAATTTTTATACAAAATGTTGTGAAGCTGAAGTTAAAGTTATTAAAAACTGGTAATAAAAATGAATTGTAAAGAATGTAAACATTATCAAAATCAAACTTGCATATGGAACTATGATTATTTAGATACAGATTATGCATATGATTGTTGTGATTTTATTCATAAAAAGGAAAATTATCACTTAAAAATATACATTTTTAAGGACAAAAAATATAAAAAGGAGAAAAAATGACTGGAGATGAATTAATTGGTTTCATTATTGCGAACCATTTAGAAGATTATGAATTTATAAGATATGATTATGGGGATAGGCATGATATTTATCCAGAAATAGATGAAGATAATCATCAGGTATTAATTTAATTTATTGATTTTTTTAAAAAATTATTGTATAATATATACATAAGATAAAAAGGGTATGCACAAAAGAAAAGAGGTCTGTTATGAAAAGATATTCAACTGTTGAAGCGGCTGTTGAACTTGTAGTTAAAAATCTTGAAGCAAACCGAAAAGTCTATGATACTGATTCTATTAGGGCAAAAGTTTACGCTTGGTATGAAAATACTGATGTAACAGACTCTGAAATTCTTGCGGCGTGTGTTCTTGAAGGAAAAGATTGGTCAGTAAAAACCTCTTATCAGGAGATGCTTGACCTCAAAGAGTGGTGGTTCCCGCACATCTCTTGTAATGACATTGCTATCTGGGAAATTGAAGAGGCACAGCGGGATGCCTTTTGGTGTTAAAAAATGAATGAAAAACAAATGGTTAATGAAGAAGTAAAAGAACCAATGATAAGTATCACGGTTAAACAGTATGCAGAATACATTATGTCTATGCAGAAATTAATTGATATTGCATTAGTGGCAAATCAGACTGCATCAAACGGAGATACAGCTGTTAAAATGATACAATCTATTCGTGCGATATGTGCGCAATCATTTAGCAAAGAGGATGATAAATAAATGACAAGAGAAGAGATTATAAGTGGTTTACGTATGAATATGGAGTTAATAAAGTTTGACCCAAGCACAGGTAATGTGCGTCCCATTTATGAACTTAACGACCTCGACAAAACAACTTACGTAGCATGTAAGAAAGCAATCGAAGCACTCAAGGCGCAGATGAATAGAGATACCATTAGCAGACAGGATGCAATAGATGCTGTTGAAAAAAGTAGGCGTTTAAATCATCACCAAGATGGAAAAGAAGCTTGCGCACATGAATATGAACATAGACATTTCTTGAAAATATTAAGAGATTTACCGCCCGCACAGCCAGAACCGCCAGAGCCCGAAGAACTGGACTTCGTGCAACCGCATAAAAAGATCGGTGTGCAGTTGGAAATTACACAGCCCGAACAGAAGACCGAGAAGTGGATTTTATGCAGTGAGAGGCTACCGGAAAAATGTGGATGGTATATATGTACCTTAAAAGACTATCGTGTAAATGCTTATTATTGGAACAATAAAGGCGAGTGGGTAGATAACGGTAAAAAACATTTTTTTGAACTGTATAACATTAGTAGTCGATATACTGGAAAAGAGATCACCGCAGAACAAGAAGGGTCGGTATATTGGACAGATTGGGTCATCGCATGGATGCCGTTGCCAGAACCATACACAGAAAGGCAGGAGAAATGACAGCAAAAGAAGCAATTGAGACTTTAAAAGCAAATTACCCAGATGACTGCTATAAGCAGCTTAGGGAAGCCATTGACAAGGCAATAAAGGTCCTGGAAGTGCAGAATGTTTCCGACACAAATGTCGGCAACAACAATGACACTATCTATAGGCAGGATGCGATTAATGTAGTAAAAAGGCTTATGGGAGATTATGAACTCAGCAGAACAGTACAAACAGGTCTACATATATTGCCATCTGCACAGCCAGAACAGCGGTGGATTCCGTGTAGTGAGCGGTTGCCGGAGGTAGAAGAACTGGTTTTGGTCACCGATGACAGCGGTGGGATAAAGACAGTGGATGTGGACTGGTGCGGTCAGTATGAGGACTCCAATGAACGTTTTTGGTATTACACCCAGAATGCTGTGGCATGGATGCCGCTACCTAAACCGTATCATGAGGGTGAACAAAATGATTGAACTAATTAAGATACTCCTGCCCTACATCCTGGGCGTTGTTTGTACAACTATCATGTTCCGACCTATGAAGAACTGGCATGAAGGCTACAATGCCGCAAAACAGTTCTATGGCGATAGGGAATTGGGCTTTGACCAAGGCTGGGAGACTGCAAAGAAGGTTTTCAAAGACTATGAAAAAGGCTTCGGCGATGGATTTGAGGCAGGATGGATAACAGCGGAGGAACAAAAGAAACAAGATGAGCAAACTTGACGACACAATTACAGATGTAGCTTATGTTCTTAACATCGTAGATATGGCTTATATTCTTGATGCTCTTATGGCATACAGAAACATCATTCAAGCAGGGAACCGCAATGATTGTAAAGTGCAAAAAGAATGTGAGGTAAAACCAAAGTTGGGATAGTTAGTTAGATACAACTGTCCATTTTACCATAGAGATGAATAGAATGAGACTAATTGATGCTACGTAGCATGATACAATGTGGTGGTAAAAAGAAATATTGCGCTAAAACGTAACTTTCTTCTATTTAAAAAATAAAAGGAATAAAAATTTATGACCTATTCTATTGATGAAATTTGGCCTGTTAATACAACAGTAGCCCCTAATGGCGGAATTGGCATTAATTGGAGCGGTCCAATAGGTTTTGGTGAGTTAGTTCTCTATTGGGGAGAAGATAATAAATTATATGCGGATACTGAACATTTAAGTTCTAATTCAGATAAAAAATTTTTAAAATTAATATTAGAACTTTTAGCTGAAAAAATAATTGTTAATGAATAAAGCTGCGGATCCGCAGCTTTATTTTTTTAAAAAATTATTATATAATATATACATAAGATAAAGAAAAGGAAAGGTGATAAGTATGGAAAAAATCTTTGTAGCTGATTCTTATAAGGATATGGAGATTATTGGTGAGCCTTTTAAAAATGAAAAAGGACGCCTCTATGTAAAAGTCAAAGGCGTTTGCCCGCGTTGTGGCGGTTCTGGCCACTATTCTTATAATCAAATGGACGGGACCCGTTGCTACGGATGTATGGGATCTGGCATTTCCATCCAGAAAGTCCGTGCTTACACTGAAAAAGAATACACTCGTATGCAGGCGGCAAATGAGCGTGCCCGCGCAAAGAAAGAAGCAGAAAAAGAAGCAAAGGCTCGTGATCTTATTGAGAATGCTACCAAATATAAACATGAAGTTGCTTTAAAACTTGGATTTGGTGAGAACGAAAAAGCTTATCTTGTTTATGGTGATGACACTTTTGCTATCAAAGACCAGTTAAAGAAACTGGGAGCAAGATTTGATCCCACTCTTAAATGGTTCTTTGCTGAAGAAGTTGCGCTGCCCGAAGGTTATAAGCTCTGCGAGATGAGTTTCGACGAGCTTTATAACTACAATATCAACACTAAATGGGCAGAGTTTAAGGAAGATGCTAAGGCTATTGTCTCCCGCCGCATTAATGAACTCAAAGGCCCCTCTACTTCGGAATATTATCCTGGAGCAGAGAAGGAGCGGATTCGCAATATTACTGCAAAAGTAGCCAGCATCCGCGGTTTTGAGGGTATGTATGGATATACTTCTGTATATACTTTTACCTCTGGTAATTATGTTTTTGTGTGGATGACCGCAAAATGTGATCTTGATCTTACTGCAGGAGAAACTGTTGACCTTACTGGAACTATCAAAAAATTTGATGAGTACATGGGAGTCAATCAGACTCATCTTACTAGATGCATCGTAAAGAAGATTGAAAAATAATATAAATAATCAATGAAGGCATATTAAAAATCCTTCATTGATTATTATTAAAAAATATATTATAATATATATATAATAAGAAAGAAGAAGGAAATCGCTATTATGGTATTTAATCATGAGCTAGTAAATGAAATTTTAGATGCAATTTTTCCTCTTCCAGATGAATTTGGAGTTGAATTGTCTGAAGATTACGATCCCGAACCATCTTCTCTTTCTTCTCTTGAGGCGGCAGTTCGCTATGTAGATGAAGATGCATCAATCTTATTTGGAATGTCAAAGTTAGTTATTACTTCGCCCAACCTTGAAAATGTAGTTATAAAAATTCCATTTAATGGATTTTATGATGAAGATAAAGAGTGGAATGATTTTAGGTGGGCTCCAGGATCTAATCCTTCAGACTATTGTCTTGCGGAATATGAAAAATATCGCAGATTAAAAACATACAGACTGGATTGTTTTGTCGCTAAAATTTTTCATTACAAAACTATATCTGGTGTTCGTATTTTCATTCAAGAGAAAGTTACCCCTAAATGTGATTTATACTTTAAATATAAAGCATCCGCTAAATCACGAAATCTTGCAAAAAAATGGTATAAAGAAAGAAAATTTGATATTGATCCTGAATGGATTGCAAATTGTCTTGACAAGTACGGCAAATCAAAAGTAGAAAGATTTTTATATTATTGTGCGAATATTGATTTAGATATCTTAGAAGATGCTCATAGCGGCAACTTTGGATATAGAAATAATGCAACTCCAGTAATTTTAGATTATTCAAATTATTTAGATTAATAGAAAGGAAAAAATATGAGTAGAACTCCATTCTTTTTCGTAGAAAGACTAGATTGGCGAACTAAAAAATATGAACTTCAACATCCTTGGGTTTGGAACTTCGAACATACTGAGCGGGTACCAGCTTCACTTTTTCCTTATAATGGTTGTCATGATCTGTTTTCTATTGTGGAAAATAAAGATGTTGGAGATTTTCCCAGAATGAGAGGCATTCATACGGGACTTCCCGCAGATGTTTGCGAAGAAATTGCGGAAGAGTATAAAAAATGCTCTTATGATACTGAATGGGGAAATGAGTCTCATCACGTTGAACCAAATGCCTGTTGGTTCACATATGCTGATATGTATATCTATTGTATGGAGCATCCCGAAGTGGTTGACTATGATGCCATGGATGAAGCATTCTACAATGGAGAAGAGCCTCAAAAGAAAATTATGAAACCAACTCCAGTAAAAACTCTTATGGATCGAGTTAATGCATTTCTTGAAGTTAGTGACGATTTAGGCTGGGAAAATGATTACAGCCAAATTCGTATCGTTTATTGGATTGAATAAACATATAAATCTTCTTTTGATTTTTAATAAAAATTTTGTTATAATATATACATAAGATAAAGAAAGGAGAAATGAATATGACAGACATATGGTATTATGAATATCAAGTAAAAACCTGGAATGAGATTGACCACAAAGAAGAAATCTTTTCTGGTGTGGTTCCTGCTGAATCTATTGTTGAAGCAGTAAAGAGATTGGATGATTACTATGGAACTGATATCATGGAAATTCAGATGTTGAAACCTATTTTTGAAGGTACTGTATTTGAATTTCAGTGTGTAATGGAAGATCCAGAATTTGATTACGTCATTAATAAAAAAGCATAAGGAGGCGGCAATAATGAAATTCCCAGAGTTATTCTTCTACGCGGAAGCTGAAGGTTTACTTCCAACTCGAGCTGGCAAAATTAATGCAGTTATTAATGATATTAAAAATTATCCTGGTTCCGAAATTGAATTTTCAGAGTTTGAAAGTATTCTTAATCATTATGGATTAAGATATGAAGATTTAACAGATAGGGAAATCCGTCATATTAATGCTAGTATCCGTTGAAAATGGCAACAAAGAGACAGCTGCTTGAAAATCTTAAAAATTTTTGATATAATAAATATGTAAGATAAAGAAAGAACAAATTGAAAAAAGAGAAAAAAGGAGAATTTACTATGGAAAACACCACAAAGAAAACTAAGGCTATGTATTTTGCAGAACTTCGCGAGATGGTTGCAGGTTGGGTTGACAGAGAGGATCAGGATGAGCTTCTTGAGTTCATCGACAAGCAGATCGAGGCTATTGAGAAGCGGAAGGTAGCTGCCGCTAATAGAGCGGAGAAGAAGAAAGCTGAGTCCGATGCTTTGACTGATGCTATTCTAGCGCAGATCGGAGAGGAACTCATTACTGTAGATGAGATTGTTGTGGCTCTTGATGATGAAGAGGTTACTCGCAACAAGGTCACCGCTCGTCTTGGCAAGCTGGTAAAGGCTGGCGTTATCACCAAGGAAACCGTAAAGGTTGATGGTAACAAGAGAATGGCTTATAGGCTTGCCGCAGCCGCTGATGATGAAGAGTAATTCATCAAAAGTGGTATAATAAGAATAAGGGAAGATAAAACTATCTTCCCTTTTTATTTTGCATAGGAGGATAAACATGTTTTGTTTAGATTATTATCCTTCTCAAAAGTATCTATAGGACGCGGATGAATTTAAAATTAAATATCGTCCATCCGACCGCACATTAGAAGATTTCTTAAATAAATATATTAACAAATCTATCATTATAGATGTATCAGATTCTTTTGAGTAGGTTGATGCACAGTTATTAAAAGGATTATCTGATAAATATCAAAATGTTAAGATTATTTTTAATTTTAATAAAAAAGATTATTTATCAAGAGCCGAAAAATATAACATTCCACATTTTTTTACCAATCCAATTACTTCAATAGATCAATTGTGGGGATTGATAAAATATAATCCAACTGATATGTATATATGTAGTGAATTAGGTTTTTCATTAGATAAAATTAGTAGACTGTTACATGAAAATAACATTAAAGTTAGGGTTTTTCCAAATGTTTGTCAATCAACTTTTTTTTCAGAAATTCCTAGCATAAAAACATTTTTTATTAGACCAGAAGATATTCCCGCATATAGTTAGTATGTAGATGTTTTTGAATTAGTCACAAATGAAAAAACTCAACGAATTTTGTTTAAGATTTATAAACAAAATAAATGGATTGGACAATTAAAAGATATTATTCCTACTTTTAAAGATTAGCTTGATAATAAATATTTATTAAAAAATTTTGGAGAACTTAGAAGTAAATGCGGCAAGCGGTGTATGTACACCTTTGGCGGCTGTAATATATGTGATAGATTCATAGAAATTGTAAATCTTATTGAAGAAAATAAAAATGCGTCAAAAAATTAGGATTGATTTTTTTGAAAATTTTTGATATAATATGTATATAAAATAAAGAGGAGAAATAATATGGCTGCAAAAGGAAGTATTTTGAAACAAGAGGTTATGGATAAAATCCTCGCCGCATTTCCTGGAAGTTTTCTTTATAATGATGGAAAAGAAATTCGTATTAATGGACTTGAAAATGGAGAAAAGCTACAAATCAAAGTAACATTTACTTGTGCTAAAGTTGCGGTTGAAGGTGGCGATGACACAGCATTACCTGGAGAAAAGGCTGCGGCAACCGCAGATGTAGAGTCTGTAGGAACGAATGAAAAAATTCCTCAGGAGCCAACCGCAGAAGAAAAAGAGCGATTGACCATGTTGTTAAATAAACTGGGACTGTAAGGAGAATAATATGGGAGTAGGAGTGCATCTTTATCAAATGACTTGTTGGGAATCAGTTGGTCGTTGGCATGTAAATGATGTAAAAAATCTTGGCGGCCGCTCCGCCAAATGGTATACTCCTATGCGTATTCTTGACCTTTCTATTGAAGAGTATATTGATCTTTTGTTAAATACTTTTCATGCACAGGGAGTGTATTATTATGCTCCCACAGATTATTTAGCTTTTTATTTTACAAAAGAAAAAGATGCTAAAGCATTTTGTTCGTATGTTAATAAGATCGCGCGACACAACAACTATTGTTGTGCATAAGTATATACTTTGGAAGTTGAGTGGCGTGCCTCCCCAGTCATGAATGGAGTTGAGGACCGGAAGGTGCAATCAGAGTTGAGGCGCTCAATACACTCTGTTTAAAAATACCGAACAAAAGGCTAAAGTAGGGTCTATCAAACCAGGGCCTTATATAAATCTGTTAGGATAGACATAAAGGGCATTAGCTCAGTGGGAGAGCGCGCGTCTTATAAACGCGTGAGGGTAGTTCAATTCTACCATGCCCTATTATCTGATTTAAAGAATTTCTTTTTGATTTTTTTAAAAAAATATTATATAATATTTATATGATAAAGATAGAAAAAGAAAGGAAATTGCATATGACAGAGATTATGATTGATGCACTTGATCTTGATGAAGATATGGAATTTGATCAAGAGAATGAAACAATTATAGAACAGCCTGATGCGGTTGTTACAAGTTCTGTAAAAATGTATTTACGAGAAATTGGCAAGTATAATCTTCTGTCAAGAGAGGAAGAAATAGAACTGGCGGAAGCCGCCCTTAAAGGCGATAAGGACGCGAAAGAAGCTCTTGTTAATCACAATTTACGTTTGGTAGTTTCTGTTGCTAAACACTATATGGGGCGGGGACTTACTCTTCTTGATCTGATTCAGGAAGGAAATGTAGGTTTGATTAAGGCAGTTGATAAGTATGATGTATCTAAGGGCTTTAAATTTTCTACGTATGCTACCTATTGGATTAAGCAGGCAATTTCTCGTGCAGTAATGGACCAGGCTCGAAATATTCGTATTCCTGTTCATATTATCGAAATGATGAGTAATATTAAAAAGACTGAACGTGAATTTCAGCAGAAAAATGGACGGGAGCCGAAAAAAGAAGAAGTCGCCGCAATATTAAACATTGATTTGAGTAAGATTAAAGAGATATATGCTTGGATGAAAGATACTACTTCTCTTGATATTGTAGTTGGTGACGATGAAGATGTTACTGTAGGATCTTTTATTGAAGATGAATCTGTACCAAATGAGTTTGTTACTGTTGAAGAAGACGATCGCAATGTTGCTATTCGTAATATTCTTGATACATTGAATGAACGTGAAAAAATAATTATTACACATCGTTTTGGAATTGGTTTAGATCGTGCGGAAACTCTTGATGAAATTGGCAAGAAATTAAAACTTAGTCGAGAGAGAGTCCGCCAGATTGAAGAGGGCGCATTAAGAAAATTGCGAAATCCGCGCCGTGCAAATTTACTTAAAGAATTTTTCTAAAGTTTGGACATGATTATTTAAATGTATTTATGTATTTTTAAATACAAGTACAAACCTAAAAAGTTGATTTTTAATAAAAATTTTGATATAATATATATATAAAATAAAGACAGCATAACAGCAAAAGTGTAAATTCTTAAAAAAATAAACAAGTCTTTGGAATGTGCTATTTTGTAAAAAGAGCTAAAGTTTATAGTTGTTCTAATTTGGTAAGCTGCCCTGCCGTGGGAATAGTAGAAAAGGAACTTGCTGTCTTGCATTAGGGTGAGTAGCCTAATGGTTAGGCAGTTGCCTGTTAAGCAACCTTACGCAGGTTCAATTCCTGCCTTACCCGTTAATTATGTTTAATAAAGACCGTATTTCAGCAAAATACCCTTTCTGAACATAGGAATATTGATAAGGATCGGCTAATAACTGACGGAGTAGATTTAGCAAGTGAGGGAATTTTGTAACTCCAAATATTAAACTAAAAACCTCATTACGGTCTTGCTTTAATTGAAAATTTTAAAAAAATATATTATAATATATATAGAAAGTTAAAAAGGAGTTAATTTTATGAAAAGTGATAAACCTCTTAAACATTAGCGCCATTAGCTCAGATGGAAGAGCACTTGACTTTTAATCAAGGAGTCTCGGGTTCGAGTCCCGAATGGCGCATTTAGTGTGATCTATCCCTCGATACCACTGTCCAAAAAGTGTAAAGCGTAATGGTAGGGAGTCGTCAAAACAGGGTTTTAATATTTTTCTGAGGGCAGAGACGAATTAAATCTAAACAGGCAGAGAAAAATATATCTTTTATAATAATTTAATAAAGGATGGTGAAAATTATGATATATATTGTTCATTATTTTGATGATAAACATAAGCAGCACATGACCTTTGTTAAAACTTATAAAGATGTTGAATTTATAAAAGATCGTTTTGGAAGTATCACAGTCGAAACATTAAAAGTAAAAGAGTATCCATACATAGAATATAAAATGGCAATGGCGATTGAGCAATAGTGTACATAAAACTCAAAGAGTCCACCACACTGCGGCGGTCGGTAGAGAGAGACCATAGCAGACTACCTTACGGAAGTCATGATCCGTGAATTTAGGCTATATAAACGTCTGGGGAGCCTACGAAATGGACAAAGCCATTTTTATATAAATTTGTTGAATCTTTCGGCTAAGTGAGTAATTTATTAAAAAATTAGCTAATATAGGAATTTTTGAAATAAATGAAAACTGTCAACAAGGTGGGACAGGCAGAGAAAGAACATATACCCACATTTTGGTCTTATGGTCTAAAGGTTATGATAATGGACTGTCTATCCATGGATCTGGGTTCGATTCCCAGTAAGATCGTTTTATTTTTTAAGGGTTGTTATACCGTAGATAGTAGCGGGCCTGACTGATTCCAATAGGAGATTTGATATGAATGAAATTAACAGAAAGTAGTTGGGTAGATTAGGACTAAGTATGGCTATTAATTATTTTACAATTAATGGTTATACAATATCTATTCCAATGAATGATACTCAGTGGTATGACTTGGTGATAGAGAAAGATAATAAGTTTTATACTGTCCAATGTAAAGCTACAGCAACTCAAGATAAAACAATAGATTTTAGATCTACTGGTGGAACTAAAGGAGTTGCTTATGATAATCTTCTTAATCATCCTGAGCTTGATTATTTATTTTGTGTTGATAATGAATTAAATATGTGGAATATTCCTGTAAAAGATATAGTTCAAGTTGGAAATTCTAATCAAATTAGACTTCGATTAGAACCAAATAAAAATAATCAAGGATTTCAATCTTATCAATATCGAGTTCAATTCTCGAATGGAGTATAAATCAGGTGTCTTAGACTCGGGTGGTGCGACTCCATCACAACCCATTTTTCGCCCGATAGTGGAGTGGTTTAACACAGCGGTCTCTAAAACCGCGGATCCTGGGTTCGAATCCCAGTCGGGTGATATATCGCGGGGTAGAGCAGTTCGGTAGCTCGTCAGATTCATATTCTGAAGGTCGTGGGTTCAAATCCCACCCGCCGCAATTCAAAGCACATATATCCGCGCAGATATATGTTTTGTGCTGAGAAGTTTGTTTTCTACTTTTGTTCTTAAAATCAAAGAGGGTGACTTTAGATATTCAATAAGAATATCTCCATGCTTCTGGTGACAGCGGTCGTCAATGAGTTCATGTCCTTAATGAGCGATTCCCCTACGAGGCGCAAAAAAGTAGAGGGGTTACGAGTCTACTAGCTACTATACTCGTGAGTAGCAAATATGCGGGGGCCACGATACCGTGTGGTGTAAAATCGGTAGCATACTGAATAATCAATTCAGAGATCTAAAGTAGCGTATTAGCACGGTGGGCGTGTAGCCGCATTTGCCTCTATCCGCTAATGGTAGGCGAAGTGATTTGTTTGCTAACTTTATTAAAAGGTCATATAAGTGAATGAAACTAAACAAAAAGGTTTAATTACGGAAATTTAGTGTGAACTTGCTTTTTCTAAATTAGGAATTTTACTTTCTAAACCTATAGTAGAAGATAGTCGATATGATTATTTAGCTGATATAAACGGAAAGTTTTTACGCATCCAATGTAAAACTTCTTCTATTTCAGAAGATAATAGTTATATAGAATTTGCTACAAGATCTTGTCGATCTAATACTAAAGAAAATTCCAGCAGGAATTATACTAAAGAAGAAATTGATTATTTTTATACATGTTATAAAGATAAATCTTATTTAGTTCCCGTTGAAGAGTGTTCTACTACAAAAAAATTAAGATTTCTTCCTCCCAAAAATGGGCAAATAGATAAAACTTCATTTGCTAAAGATTATGAATTAAAAAATATTTTATAGAAAAAAGAAAATTTTTTAAATTTTCAAATACATTAGGTAAATATTATAAATTCTAGTAAAGAAAATATTTGTAAAGAATGTGGAAAACCCATTTCTAAAACAGCCATATTATGTAATAGTTGCAGAGGACTGAAAGACAGAACTGTAAAGCGTCCTTTAAGAGAAGAATTAAAAGAATTAATTCGAACTACTTCTTTTACATAGATCGGTAGAAAATATAATATAACTGATAATGCTATTAGAAAATGGTGTGATTATTATAATTTACCACGAACTAAAAAAGATATAAAAAACTATTCTGAAGAAGAATGGAAAGGAATTTAATAAAGCAAGGCAATCAAATCACTCAATCCCCGTTCGAATCGGGGTGGAGGCTTAAAATCACTTACAGCAAAAATTGTTCAGTAGTCAAAAGGTTAAGACATTAATTTTTAAGATTAAGTAATGCTGGTTCGATTCCAGCCTGAGTTGAGTGATTTGTTTTTGCGGGCGTGGCGGAATAGGCAGACGCACGGGACTTAAAATCCCGAGGACATGAGTCCGTGTGGGTTCAACTCCCACCGCCCGCATTAATAAATATATTTGGATAGTTTGGAATCTATCGTCGCACTTTATTATTGGTTGAGTATAAGTGCGACAAAACCCAACCAAAGGGCAAATATATTATATATAAAAGTTTTGCAAAACTTATTAGAATTGCCCAATAGCAAATTATTAATGGAAGATGGGCATTAATTACAATTTGATAGGTAGCTCAATTGGTAGAGCGGCGGCGCGTTAAGCCGTGTGTTGGAGATTCGAGTTCTCCCCTATCAACTATATGGTGTAGTACCTCAGTGGGGAGGAGGCGCGGTCCTGAAAACCGTCGCTCCGAGAGGGGCTGAAGGTTCGAATCCTTCCTGCACCGCTATTGGATGGGTGGCAGAGTTGGTTGAATGCGGCACCCTGCTAAGGTGTTAGTCACTTCGGTGGCTCGCGAGTTCGAATCTCGCCTCATCCGCTATATGGCTCTGAGGGAAAACAGATTGATCTGCCTGCCTGTCACGCAGGAGATAGCGGGTTCGAGTCCCGCCAGAGTCGCCATTTGGGGTTGATTCTCACCCTACCACCGAGAATCCCGAAGTTGCTGGTTGGTGAATGTAACCGTTATGCTGGTATTAGGGGTTAATAAATCCAGTTGTTCTATCAGGAGATCAAGAAACCTGATCATCATGGCATGGATAGCCTGAGGGTTGGACCCGACCCATCTTGTTGTAAAGATTGGTTATCAGGGCATAGGGGGTCATAGCTCAGTTGGGAGAGCGCATCCCTTGCTTGAAAAACTTATATTTTTAAAATATTATGGAAACTAAACAACTTGGAAATTTAACTTAGTTACAATGTATTACTCGTTTTTATGAATTAGGATATTCAGTATCAATACCTTATGGAGATAGTGAAAAATATGATATGATACTTGATATTAATGGAAAATTATATAAACTTCAAGCAAAACATGCTAAAGAATTTTATACAGAAGATAATCAATTATCATATATAAAGATAAAAACTTCTTGGCAATCTGGATATACTAAACAAAGTCAATATCATACAAATAAGTATTCTAAAAATGAAATTGATTTTTTTGTTACATACTTTCAAGGTAAAAATTATTTAATTCCAGTAGAAGAATGCTCAACTGAAAAAATATTAAGAATTTTACCTCCAAAAAATGGACAAATAAAAGGAATATCTTTTTTAGAAAACTATATTGATGAGGAGGTTATTAAAAAATTATAAGTATTATCAGGTAAAGGATGAGGTCGAGAGTTCGATTCTCTCTGGCTCCACCATTGCGGCATCTGGAACTATGTATTTAGTTTTAACCACGCCAAAAGCAAGAAGGATTGGATTCGCGAATACAGATGAGACTTCTTGTAAAGACCCTCTGGCTTGATAGTTACTTCGAGAAGTATAGGAACTATCAATAGACTCGATTAACTCAGCTGGGAGAGTGCGACTCTTACAAAGTCGAAGTCGTTGGTTCGAGTCCAACATCGAGTACCATCTGCGGGGCCGGCGTATAAATGGTCCTACCACCCGACTCGTAGTGAACACGGAACGCTGAAAGGTCTTGGGGAACTCCAGGGTAAGATACTCTGCAAGGGAGGTTGTGCTCCCTACTTTTAACGGGGCGTAGCGTAGCGGCGACGCGCTAGTTTTGGGAACTAGATCAGGTGGGTTCAACTCCCGCCGCCCCGATTGTCTTTCAAAACCTGACGTTTAGCTTATTATAAAAATAAGTTTCGTACTATTAATAACAGAGATAGGAATTAAATAAACGTAAACCCATTGTAGCCCCCGACACGGAAACAATAAGAATAGAAGTTATTTGAAATGATATATAATAGCTCTCGAAAAAAGTAGGTTAACAATACTGAAAATTTTCTTGGATACAGATAGGGAAATCGCAATGAAATGTCCAATAGTTGAAGGTCTATTGGAAGAACACTATAGTGTTTTAAAGTTTAGGTGTTCACGATATAACTTTTGGTAGGGTGATGTAATGGATGGTTGGCCCCTAAATCTTTTAAAGCAAAGGAGTGTTTTTTATGAAAAAAATAATATTATGTACTGCTTTTTCCTTATTTTTACTTAACACTGATGCGGTTGCCGCTACAAAAAAAGTCACCGCAAATTTAAATGTAAGAAAATAGCCAAATACAGAGTCTGAAATAGTTGGGTTATTACCAAAAGGGAAGATAATTAAAACTAAAAAGACTGAAAATTAGAATTGGGATAAAATTAAATATGAAGATGAAACTTGCTATGTTTGTAATACTTATTTAGAAAAAGTAAGTAAAGAATAGCTAGAAAAGATAGAAGAACTTTTATCCTTACGAGAAATTTCTTTAGAAGATTTTAGATATAGAGGTGTTATTAATTGGAGTGGATGGAATTGGACATATTACTTAATGAGTCAATTCCCTGGATCAACTTCAACACCAGTAGAGGGAAGGTATGTTAATGATGAAGATTTTGTTTGTGATAGTTAGGGATATATAATTTTAGCTTCAGTTGACTTATCTCCCTACACAATAGTAGATACACCATTTGGTTATCAAGGTAAGGTATATGATACTGGATGCCCATATGGAACACTTGATGTTTACGTTAATTGGTAATTATTTGAAAAAATAAAAAAATTTTATTATAATATATATATAAAGAAAAGATGCTTACAGCAAATAAATATAATACAAAAAAAACATTAACCTGGAAAAATTTTTTTAGTATACGCATCTTGAAAATAGGGGATTAATACAACAGTAGTATATGCGGCTTTGACCCGTAGTACCCAGGGGCAGCACCTGGATCCCCTGTTTTTGTAGACACATGCAGCAAAATATTATAAATTTTTAGGAAAATTTAACAGAAGAATATTAAGTGTCTAGTTTAATCAGTTTCTTTACTCCCTTTCTTTTGATTTTGGGGCTAGACATATTACGTCTAGCCCTATATTTTTTGGAGAAAAATAAAATGAGCAGATCTTATAAAAAAGCTCCTTATTATGGAGATAAAAAAAATAAAGAAACTAAAAGAATAGCAAATAAAGCTGTTAGAAATTATCTTAAAAATTTTGAACATGAATTACCTAAAAGAGATTTTAGAAAAGTTTTTTGTTCTTGGGATATATGTGATTACGGTTGGCTACGGCCTTGGGAAGAATATTGGAAAAATTGTTTAAGAAATTACAAAAGACATCCTGAATGGTATAAGCATCCACCGAATAAAAAAGAAGAATATAGAAACTGGTATAAAACTTATAAAATGAAGTGATAAAAGGAGATAAAGGATATGAATACTTTTCTTAATCAGATGAAGAAAGATAATAATATTGATTATACAGAGAATGGCGGCGTGACCCGCAAGTCTACGGAATCTAAGGTTCTTGATATGTTCGCAGTCGGTGGTGCATACAGAAACCGTTCTGATGAAGATGTTATTCTTCTCTTCAAAAACGCATTTGAAGAAGACCGCCTTCTGGCTATGAAATGCCTGTTTTATCTTCGCGATGTGCGCGGAGGACAGGGAGAAAGACGCTTCTTTAGAGTTGCCTTTCGCTGGCTTTGTGACGAATATCCTGAAGTTGCAAAGAAGAACCTTGACAATGTTAGTGAGTATGGTCGCTGGGATGATTTGATTTATGTTACGGAAGGTACTAGATGTCAAACCGCCGCATTTAATATCATCAAGCATCAGCTTGCTCTTGATACTCAGTGCAAAACACCATCCTTGCTTGCAAAGTGGCTTCCTTCTCAGAATGCTTCCAATGCGGAGACCAAGAGATTGGGACATGTTTTGGCAAATTTCTTAGGGATGACCAGCCGCGAATATCGTAAGACCCTTTCTGTTCTTCGTGAACGCATTAATGTGCTTGAGCGTCTTATGAGCACTGGTAGATGGGATGAAATCGAATTTGATAAAATTCCTTCTAGAGCAGGTATTATTTATCGTAATGCCTTTGCTCGCCGCGATATTCTTGCCAAAAAGTATGAAGCTTTTGCCAAGAGTAAAGATACTAAGGTAAATGCAGATGCACTGTATCCGCACGATATTGCTCACAGAGCTTTTGAGATGCGTTATCATACTAACCTTGAAGATCCCACTCGTCTTATGCTTCAGAAGTATTGGGATAATCTCAAAGACTTCTATAACGGCAGAGAAGAGAATGGTATTGCAGTCGTTGATGTGTCTGGCTCCATGTCTGGAACTCCAATGGAAGCTGCAGTTTCTATGGGGGCTTACATCGCAGATAAAGCACATGGGCCTTTTGCGAATCACTTTATTACTTTTTCTTCCTCTCCTGAATTGGTAAGGTTTGAAGGAGTTGATATTGTTGATAAGTTTCGTCGTTGTGTTGGGGCAAACTGGAGTATGAATACCAACTTGCAGGCGGTATTTGATATGCTTCTGCATACTGCAATGAGAAAGAATGTAAAGGCTGAAGATATGCCGACTCGAATTTACATTTTTTCTGATATGGAGTTTGATCAGTGTGTGTCTTTTGATTGTACCCCTAAGCTTCACAGATGGGAAGGTTACCGTACTGTCAACTCTGTTGATGAGGTAAATTCCGATCTTGAGAAGATTAAAAAGGAATGGGCACGGTATGGATACAAAATGCCTCAGGTCATCTTTTGGAATCTCGATGCCCGTCAGAATCATATTCCAGCTATTGGAGAAGGGTTCAGTTACGTGAGTGGTTTTTCGCCTTCTATGATTGACTGCATCTTGAGCGGCAAGGATGGCTGGGATTTGATGCTTGAAAAGCTCATGTCCAAACGTTATGCGGCAGTTGTTGCATAATTTTATATATGAAGGATATGCAAAAATTGCATATCCTTCTTTTTTTGTGTGTAGAAAATGGATAAATGGATTTTTAAGGTCTACTTCAATAAATCTCCAAAACTGTTCGGCGCGCAGACACTCGTATTTCAGAATTCAAAACGGCCTTTGGATTTTTTATTTTTGCATTTTTATATTCGGTATTTTGGTCAAAAATAGATAACTACCATTATTAATTTTTAATATAAGATATAGGAATGAATATGCTAATCAAAAGGAGGGACTATAATTATGATAGCATTACTTTAGCACTATTCTTTATCTGATATATTAATCTTCTTGATTTTTCTTGCTCTAGGTATTAAAAGTTTAATTTCTTTTTTTGACTGGGTTTATGGATATATAAAAAGAGCTTTTAATATAGAATACTCTAAAAAGAGTGAAAAATAGCAAATTGAGTAGCAGTTACAGCAAGGTAGCGAAACCATAGCAATTTTAACCGCAAATCAATAGGCAACTGATAAAGTTCTTTTAGATTTATCCGCAAAAATTGATATGTTAATTGATTCAGATAAAGATGCAATAAAGTCTTATATAACAAAAGAACATCATCATTTCTGTTATTAGGTTGGATAGATAGACGACTTTAGTTTGGATTGTCTTGAAAAACGTTATCAACATTATACAGATGAAGGCGGAAATTCATTTATTGAACACTTTATGTGTGATTTAAGAGCTTTGCCTAAATAGGGTTCTTTTAATGGCAACTAATAACAATGGAGAAAAAAGGAGAATTAAAAAATGGCATTGATGTTAAACACTTTATATCCACCTATTATGATGGATGTAATCCCTGGTTTTATAAGAACATCAACATGTAGAATATATTTTTCTATATCCGATTATAATTCTGCCAAAGACATAGCAAATGTTCAAGTTGCATTAACAAATGTAAAAACTAACACTTCTGCATTGAATACTGATTTGTACCCCGCAGAAATTAAATTAACTGAATTACTTTATGATGACCAAAAGTAGGACGATTATTGTTATTATATAACAATAAGTCCTGCTGATTTAGCGGGCGGGGAATTTTTATTAAATCAATATTATAAAATTCAATTACGCTTTACATCAAAAGATGCAGATAGTGTTAGTTTAACTGGAGTTCAACAAATTGCTACTTGGTTAAATAATAATCTTATGTTCTTTTCTTAGTGGTCACGTGCGGGAATCATTAGAGGGATTTCAAGACCAACGCTTTATATTGATTATTTAGATGATGAGGATGAAGAAGAGGAAGAAGAAAGTGAAAATATTTCATTATCCGCCCCATTATCAAAAATTACTGGTAGATTAACTTTTGCAGATGAAGGCGAATTAGACTATTTAGCTTCTTATAATGTTAAAGTTTATTTAAGCAAGCAAGATAATAAATTAATTTTTGATAGCGGTATTCAACATCCAATAGAAGAAAATGAGATTGATTGTAACTTATTATGTGATTTATAGGATTAGCGGCTGTATATGATAAAAATTAGTTATACTACAAACTATGCTTATAGTAAATAGGAAAACTATATAATACAAGTACGAGTCGAGAGCCAAGACTTAAATCCATTCAATCTAACAATCACTCCAACAAGAAATGAAGAGGATGGTTATATAAATCTTCATATTACGATGGATAAAACTAAAGATTTTTCTGATAAACAATTATTAATTAGAAGAATATCTTCAAAAGATAATTTCTTAATATGGGAAAATTTATATGCTATAGATTAGAGCTTTTCCACATTTGATTGGCAAGACTTATCTGTAGAAAGCGGGATTTGGTATAAATATGCGTTATATGTAGTAGATTTAAATAAAACTATTTTATATAACCCTATAGAAACAGATCCAATATTGTGCATTTTTGAAGATATATTTTTAGTAAGTGATAATATTCAATTAAGATTACAATTTAATCCTTCCATAACAAGTTTTAAATATAATACAACTGAATCTCAACAAGTTACTTTAGGAGGAAAATTTCCTTATATTAGAAGAAATGGAAATAATTATTATAGAACCTTTTCTATTGGCGGTCTTATTAGTTCTTTAATGGATGAAACTGATTGGTATGATTCTTATATTCATCCGCCGCATCCAATATAGGGAGAAGAAGAACAGAAAGAAGAAATCACTTTACCGCATATCAGATTTACTTCTAAATAGGATAAATATAAAGATTCTTATGATTTATATCAACAGTATGAATCAGATAAAAATATCTCTAATTATCTTAATCCAATATATGAAAGATTTTTTAGAGAAACAGTATATGATTTCTTTTATAAAAATAGTGTAAAATTATTTAAATCTCCAACAGAAGGTAATATATTAGTTAAATTAACCAATATTAATTTTGAACCTCAAGCTCAATTAGGACGCGTATTATATTCATTTACCGCAACCGCAGTTTAGATAGATGAACCAACTTTTGAAAATTATAAAAAATACAAAATCTTTCCTGATGATATATTTGAATATGTTACTGAATCTCCTGCTTTAGAGATCGAATTTGGTACAGCCACAATGGTGCTGGTTATAAATGCAAATGGTGCAAGTCAAAATGGAAATCAGAATTGGGCATTGCATTTAGAGCCTTATCCTATTAAAGGAGGAGGTTAATAATGCAAACATATCCATATTTAAATGATTTAGCTTTTTTAAGAGAACTTGATCTATCAAAAGTAAAAGAACAATTTGTGAGAATTAACGTTTTATCTTTTAAAGATGAAAAACCAATAGACCAAATTGAGGGGGATGTAGTAAGCGGCAATATTACAATAGATGGAAACTCAGCGATGCGGCGAACCGCAAATTTATCTATTGTGGTGAAAAAAGATGAGTATTCTAATAGAGATATTAGAAAAATTTTAACTATAAATAAAAAAGTATAGTTATTAATAGGTTTTACTAACACTACTGATAAATATGAACAATATCCAATTTTATGGTTTCCACAAGGAATTTATGTAATTATTACTCCTAATATTACTTATAATAATAATGGTATCAATATTTCATTAACATTACATGATAAAATGGCCTTGCTAAATGGAGAATGCGGCGGAACTCTACCTGCATCTATTACATTTACTGAAATAGAAGATGTTGATGAGAATGGCGAAAGACAAATTTCTAATCCTACTATATATCAAATTATACAAGAATTAGTTAATCATTTTGGTGGATAGCAACTTGGAAAAATAATTATTGAACTTGATAAAAAAATAAAAAAGGTAATGCGGTGGACAGGCTCAACACCGCTTTACCTATATCAAGAAGCGCTTCCAGATGGTACAATGTATAGTAGTTTTAGTACAAATGAAAATTAGTTAAGAAGGCAAGGAGAAGGGACAATTCAAGAATTTTAGTACGGATAGGATATAGGTTACATTTTGACTGATTTTATCTATCCACAATAGCTAACTAATAACCCTGGGGAGACCATTGTAAGTGTCTTAGACAAAATTAAGAATTGGCTTGGAAATTACGAATATTTTTATGATATTAATGGTAATTTCAGATTCCAAGAGATAAAGAATTATTTGAATAAAACATATGCAACATTTTTAATTAATGAAATAAATTCAAATAATTACTTAACTAATTATGCAAATGGAAAATCTGTTTATACTTTTGAAGATTCTGATATTATTCAGTCATATTCAAACTCCCCGCAATATCAACAAATAAAAAATGATTTTGTTGTTTGGGGTAAAAGAACTACAACAGAAGGAAAATAGATTCCTATCCGCTACCATTTAGCTATTGATAAAAAACCTGCGGTTGGAAATTAGTATAAAGTATTTTTCTATACTGATCCTGATGATAACATTTTAAAAGCTAAAAAACCTTTAGAATTTGCTACAAGAAGTTAGTTCCCAGAAACCGGAGATGTATGTCAATATTATTATGCGGCAGACACTGGTTTTATATATAAATGGGACGCGAGTGTACAAAGTTATGCCACGACCCCATATATAATTGAAACAATAGAAGCAAATGATTATAGAACTTAGCTTTATATGTCTGGCGTTGCTAGTTAGCCGTTTGGTTTAGATAGTAATTATTATTACACAGAATTAAAAAATGAATGGCCTAAATTATATGATATGCGGCAAGGAAAATTCTTTGATGAAATACTAGATCAGCCCAGTAACATGGATTTCTTTTTAGATTTTATAGATACCTCTACCGCTATTTCAGAATTTAGTATAGAAAATATTGGTAGACGTACCCTTACAATATCAAATGATGCAATAAACTGTATTTTCTAGCCTGATAACCCTGATATAGTTATTATTGAAGCAAACAGTGAAGGCGCAGATGATCTTCGAGAATAGTGTTAGCATAGACGACAAGAATATTCTCAGGTAACATCAGACATATATTCAAAGCTAGTTACTGGCGGAGTTTTAAGGTCTGCTTATGAAGAAATAAGAACAGAACTTTATCAATATACTGATTATAATGAACAAGTCACATTAACCACTTTACCAATTTATTATCTTGAACCTAATGTGCGGATAACAATTAAAAATTAGTAGAGCGGAATTGATGGAGATTACATGATAAAAACAATTTCATTACCATTAGATGTTAATGGAATGATGAATTTATCTTGTACAAAAGCACTTGAAAGAATTTAACAAAAAAAAATGGCGATGATATAAAAATATCATCGCCATTTTTTTTATGGTTTTAATCGGATAATATATCCAACTTTATAGTTCGGCCACGAGAGTGGACCAATCCATTTTACGAAATGAGCACCTTCGCCCTTTTCTTTGCAGAAGGCATGTCCAGAATCAAATGACAAACCATTACCAAAGTAAATACATGTATGATTGATAGCTACAAAAGTAAGAATGTCACCAGGACAAAGTTTTCCTTCGTTCATAAGCTGCTTAGGAGTCTTATTGCCTACTTTGATTAAGTCTGCATACTTGCGGAGATCAGCCTACGCGTGACTATTTAACCAGCGGATGCCGCCTCCTTTTTGTCCATACCAGCTGCATGCAGATGCAGGAAGCCCAGACTATTTCATTGCAAAGCCAACACCGCCCATACAGTTTGTATATAACTTATTAGCTTTTCTTGTTTTCCAGAATGTACTTTCACTTACATGTCCGCTGTTGTAATATCTCCAGTCTTTACCAGCTTTTATGTCATCTACTAACCATTGATTTAACCGAGCACATGCCGCAAGTAATTTTTGCACTCTATTTAATTTTGGTTTATATACAACTGTTTTTGGATTTTTTAAGTCATAAACTCTAAATCCCCAATTTTGATTAGCCTTATTTTTAGCGTTACTTAAGTATTGATAAGCACCAAGTTGGTATTGAGATTCAGACCATCTTCTACGAACGACATATCTATCTACTATTGTTGCGGCGGGAGTCGTTGTTACGGGCGCTTGGACTGGTGCCGCCGTAACCGCCTTCACCTATGGATAAATTTGATTACCATTCTAATCATATACTTTTAATCCTTTAGCTTTTGCTCTTGCTATTGCATTAGCTTTAATTTCGTAAGCATTATCTTGGTTAATATATTTTCCATTTTTATAGTCTTGTGCAACTCTATACCAGACAGTTTTTGGCTGTGGGACTGGTGCCGTCGCCCCCGCTTCTACATCTAATTTTGCTAAATTATTTTCTTTAATAATACGAAGCACCTTCTCTTCATAATTAGGATCAGTGCAATACCCCTATGGATTACTAGCTGTTCCAGTTCCAATTCTAATTGCATGAATAACCGCTCCAGGATCTGTCATACCTTTAATGCGATTATATTTATAACCTTTATTATTTTTTACATGCAAAAGGAACATCTAATAATCTTCAATGCAGTTTTTATAGTCCTTATAAACTCTAAAGTTATCATTTTTATAAATTAATTTACCATTAACATATTCAGGAGTCATTTTAGAAAAACTTGTACCATTCCAAACTGTATAATTAGACCAACTACTATTGATTAAATCAACTTTCATTCCAAGAAGATTATTTCGTTTTGTTAATTCAATAGCATCAGATCCTAATCCATAACCATTCTAGAGGCAGCACTGTGCGGCGACCACTGATGGTAAAATTTTTGTTTGTTTATAAAGATCTACACAGATCTTAGATACTTTATTAATAAAGTCTTCTTTGCTTTGAGGGATACCAGAAGCTGCGGTTGTTGACGGTGTTGTACCTGCATTTCCGCCCTTCACCCTCTCAAGAAATTCATTCCAAGTCCAAGATGTTTTATATTTATTATTATGAACATATGGAGCTGGGCAGACTTTATTTACAATATCATAATGTCTTAATACATGGTCTATTGGGATTTTTAAGTCCTTCATTAATTTTTGAACAAGCCATACCGCAGCTTCTTGTGTCTCTTTTGTAAAATACCAATATGGGTCACTTGCTAATCCTTTGTTGCCATCACAGTGACAACATAATTCAATGCTAATTGTATTAGCATTTCTTGCGTATGGATGCTTTTGAGCATATATACCAGCTGTACCGACTGCCCACACAATTGCATCATGGGAACATCTTTGGAAAATCGTTCCATCCCAATAAATTGTATAGTGGGCACCAGTACCATTTTTTGATAATTCATAATTTTGACCATCTACTCCTAAATAGTGAATGGCTATATATTCATGTGTATTTCCAAATTTTGGCACATATACTTCTGAAATTTTATTTACTATTTTATATGCCATATTTTTTCTCCAATGGGCGGGGCAAACCCCGCCTAAAAGAGCCGCCCATGTGGACGGCCCCGGTTGTTAAGTTACTTGCTTACGCAAATGGGTCTTTAGTTACTTACTGGCTTATTGTTTTGGGCTTTTTCTTCCATCAACTTCATTCGTTCTTCAGCACTTTCAGAAAGCATCTTTTCTATGTCCTTCTTAATAAACCAGTTGATAACATTACAAGTTATAGTAATAATTTCACACACAATGAAAATGATAAAAATCGTTTTTACCATGTTGACACCCCCACTTCATGTCTTTAGTTACCTTAATTGCGAATATCAGCTAACAGCTTGTCGATGTCATCAAGTAACATTTCGTAGTCCTTTGGGGACAAATTGTTAAGAGCCTTGTCCAATAATTCCTCGATTTCCTGTTCATAATCATATACAGACATACTCGATCTCCTATTGTTTGGGTCTTTATGTCACAATAATTTTTGTAATTGCGCCAATACCATTTTTTGTTCCTGCGAGAATATACGAAGTGCCAACTGTTTTTGCTGTAATCACTCCTGCATCACATTCTGCCACAGACGCATTAGTTGAATACCAATTTATATTTCTGTTCGAAACGGTATCCGGTGAAAAAGTTGGATACATAAAGTATTGAGAACCAGCTTCAAGCGTCAATTCATCAGGAAGTATTATTTCAGATGCGCTAACATCACTACTAATTCCCTGTGGCGCATAAACCCTAACCCAATCAACATACATTTTCATCTCGTTTACTATTGGAGTCCCAAATTTTATAGCAAGATTAATCAGTATGTGTAACGGTTTGCTAAATGCTTCTATATCTTCACTATCGTAATCGGATAATTTCATTCTGTTTCCAACTTGCACATTGTCAATATAAAACGTAATATAATCACTATTTATATCGACAGCGTATGTATGCCAATCGGATGACGTTACATCATAGTCGGGGCTTACTTGAAAAAGATGCTGATAAGGGTCGGAATTACGATTAGGCCAGACTGTAGAGATTGGTCTTTTCGAATTTCCGGGAATAAATTCAATGATATCAAGTTCTCCACAAACAGGCCAACTAACAGAACCATCATACCGTTCGCTATACGTTCCTGATTCGTTTGGAGCGTCTTTGTGATTTAACCCCATAAGCCAGAAAGCAGGGAAGGCGCCTACAACGCCGGGAAATTTTATTTTTGCTTCGAACCTTCCATATCTCCATCCGTTTTTTCCTGCCGTGACAACTCTTGCGCTTGTCCACGTTTTTGATCCAACAGTTTCTTTTTTGGCTGTTATCACTAAACAGCTATTTTCTACACTAGCATTTTCGCTTTTGTAGTATTGCTCTTCACCACCATTATTCATCACTCCGATATCAAATGTCCATGCGTCTGCATTTAAAGCATTTCCATCAAAATCATCCTCAAAAACCACATGACGTCCGGAAATATATTGGTTCAGGCTTTCGTACACGTTTGCCCCTTGCTTATTATAGCCATACATACACTCATCCCCATCGACCGAGTATGCTTTCAGCGGGACTTGTCCATCTTTTGTGTATATCATGCTATCACCTCTTTTTTATAACGAAATCCCCATTATTGTCTGCACCTCTTCGTCGGTGAGGTATCTGTCGTATATATTACACAAGTTAACATCACCAAGCAAAATATTGGAGTATGTTTCACCAGATATCTGTCCTCCTAATTTTGCGGTTCTGGTTGCATCTCCAAGTATTGTAATTGTTTTAGTGCTATCTACAACCTTGTTGTTATCTATATACAAAATGGCTCTGTACTCTTTTGTGCTTGAGTCATATCTGCCTGCATACCTCACCCTATGAGCTGATAATTGATTGTAATTTACGTCACCGCTCTCTGAAGTGTTAAGGTCGCATGTTAATTTCTGTGTTCCGGAATATGTAAACATCATCACGCTAATGCCATTATACTGATCTGGATTAGTGGATAAGGAATTAATTCCATGCAGAATCCTTCGCTGTGTGGCACTTGTATCAGCATCAAGTTCAGCATCGACTAAAACCGTGAAAGTATTTGTGGAACCAAATGCAATATCTGTGTCAATAATATCGGTGCCCTGCCGAATGCTTACCGGTGCGTCTAAGTGAAAAATCAATGACGGATCGACTGGTTCTGGCGGTTCCGGAGCAGGATATAACGCATTATAAAGATTGTTATAATATGTACTACCATTCTGGTTCTGATAAACCACATTTTGCGCAATATCTAATAATGCATTTTTCACTCCTTCCGACAAGCCGCCCTTTTCAACAGCGTCAATCAAATTCTGTGCCTTACTACCTTCCCAAATACTTACTGCCATAATATCCTCCTTTCGTTATGCCGCTGTATAAGTAACTGTTGTTTCCAGTGTCGTAAGATTTGTTACTATTGTTAATACAGCACCAGTGTTCAATGTCCGTGTTTCCGTAATGGTTGTTGCTCCGTATGTGAAAATATCTGAACGGATAATCGTATTTCCATTTTTATGTTCTACCTTAAAAACTGAACCGTTAGTAAATGTATACGTCTGAACAGTATTAGGTACATTGTCATCAAGGAGAAGCAAACGTTCATTTAGTTCACTGACCTCCTCGGTCAATTCCGTATAATTGGCGGTCAACGCCGCTCCAGTGGCAGCCGCATCAGCTGCGGCGCCTTCTATTGTTAAACTTGAATCTACTATTACAGCGCTTCCGACAGGAGTGACATGAGTATTCAGCCAATTAGTCACATCAGTACTAATTTCATCATTTAAATATTGATCTAGTTCATTATCGTCAATTTTATCATTTAACTGTGCTTGCACAGTTCCCTTAGACATATCTATATTACCTAATATATCTACTAGATTGTGAGAATCATCCCATAAAATATATTCAGCTAACGTACTTACTGGTATCTCATCTGAATAAGTACCATCATCATACTTAATTCGAATAGCTGTTAATTTATTCATTGATTTCTCCTTTCTAATTTATGCTATTTAAATAATCTAATATATTCATGATTAACACACTAACATGCGGTTTTAGTCCTTCCATTTTGAAACTATGGATTTTTTTCACAATATTGTGTGTATTGTTCAATATCATCTAATATTTGTTCAAAATAATCTTTACTGTGACCCACATTAGAATATAACTCATCTGAGAATCTTAAAATGCGGGTTCTTGCGGTTGTTGCTTTATCCTACTAAATAGATGCTTTTAATTTATCTATTTTTTCATTAGTTTCCGCAACAGCTTTTAAAATATCTTTTGTAATATCTTTTTTCTAATCATTTCTTTTTATAATAAATTGTATAAAGGCAAAAATGCCGCCGCTCCCGATTAGGAGAGCGAGGATGTTGAGGATTGATATTTGCAAATATTAATCACCTCCATTAGGGCAGCCTTAAGGCTGCCATAGAATAAATGAACAGAGCCTCATCGGCTCGGTTCAACTTGGCGCACTCTTCAATGCAGATGTCAAAGGGCGTCAGCAGGTCCATGATGGCCCTACCTCGGTCGGTGGTCGGATGCCATCTGGCTCCATTTCCCTTGTTCAATTATGGGTAGTATATCATAGACTTCTTACAAAACGCAAGAAAAAGTACTTAGACAAATGGGTCTTTAGTTGCGTACTTGCTGTGTTAGAAAAACACAAATTTTACAATTCCGATGATACCTATAGTCACCCACAAACATTTGACAAACTTATCCATATCATTCTTCCTTTTCTGATTGGGTCTTTAGTTAACTTAGTAAATAGGTATATGACAGTATGGACAGATTATTTCACTTGCTGTTATAACAGCTACTTTCCTTAGACATCTTGTACATATTAAATAATATTCCATAATTTACCTCACTGGGTCTTTAGTTTACTAAGCGAAAGTCAGTTAGTGGCAAATGTTACCTTTTTATATTCACCACCTTGCACACCGACAATCGCTTCGTTAGCAGAAATAAAAGCTATTCCTTCACACTCAGAAGAAATATTCAAATCAATTATTTGAATGATGGCTCCATTCTCCGGGTTAAGAACTATAATATAATTGCTCTGTTTATTATAATCCCAACTAATCATCCACACATATCCATTGTGGAATGTTAACCCTTGATGGACAGCAAAGAAGTCCGTTTCCAAAATAGAAACGAAATCGGGTGTATATGTGTCATCGTCATTTAGGGTAGCATTTGAATAATCCCATTTAGATATAATGGTCTTATTTATACCATCGTCTGTCATAATCTCATTTTTGGAACTGCCAATCATATAAATGACTTCATTTGCAGAGTCCACAGCCGCTTCGGAATAGTACCCAGTAAGATGCATTGGGAATTTATAAGTCTTTATGCACTATGCGCTGTTGACAGTAACCCTGTTCACGTGAACTTCAGCAGGATTACCGCCATGACTTACATATAAAAGTGGGAAAGCATCACCGGGAGCGTAATACTCATCTGAAAAACTTGCGCTGTTACCATGCCCAGATTCAACTGAAACAGACGTTGAAATTTTTGTCATTGTGCTTATATCAATGACATCCATTTCATTTTCAATATTATTAGAGCCGCCCGCCTTAAATTGGAACACTTTTCCATTGAATACATCAAACGCCTGCATTGGGAAAACCGACAGAGTGAAATATGTTTCTATCAGAGGATTGGAATATACCTCAGAATCTATTATTCTCACAGTATCCCCATCTGTCGCATAAACAGATACAGCCATACGGTTTCCACTATATGTATATGCGTTTGCTGTTTCTTTATTATGTGAGTTATATATAGCCATAGTCACCACTCTCCAGTCGCATAAATGCAATTCGAATCTCCCTCGGTTGCATATGATGGGTTTGTGGAAGTATAGAATACTTTTTCAACAACATCAAAGTATCCTATTACACTATCAGCAATTCTAACGCATGGGATATAATGCCCAATCATTGTATTACCGTCATATATCTTAATTTCTCCAATATTAGTACCACTGTTCACGCTTGGATTATCTGTCTGCGATTGGTCGGTATAATAAACCGGATTTGCTGAAACAGTCAATCCGGGGAACGATAATACTGAACCGTAACTTCCTGTGACTTCAAGAGGCGTTTCATTGTTCAATGTTATGGTAGCACCATCCGAAGCAGGTCGGAACTTGATAATATTCTTCCCTGACTTAACGCCATTAATCATGCGGTCTGAACCATAAAGATGCATCCACGCTTTGCTTCCGTTCTGATAAAACGCAAAAGATTGAGCATTGTTAGTGATTTGAGCAGAACGAAGTCTTGAGCCAAGTATGGCCCCACCACCGGATGTAATACTCGAATTAAAACCAAAACTTATATCAATTCCTTTTTCATAAATTCTAGGATACTGCTTTATTTTAATCACAGGATCAAAGTTGGAAACAGTGCCCCTATATTTATAGATATAATCGTGTTTGGTATATCCTGCAGGGAGTACATCAGAAGGCGGATTATAGATGGCTTCACGTAATGTTGCAAGTTTCTCTTCCGCATTGGATGCATTCCAAGAAACGTATTCTAAGGCATCCAATACGCACAGGCCTACGCTTTTAACATATTCGATTGCATTCACTCCCCCAATGGACTCTATTGCAGATATAATTTCATCTGCTTTATCATTACTAAATAATTGTTTTAAAGTATCTGACATTTTCACGTACCTCCCACTTGACATATATAACCATTGTTGATTGTAAAGTTGGCAAGCAATCCTTCTTCATCAGATATTGCACCAATGTTTGCTCTAGCTTGTGACTTTTGTTCATCCGTTAATGTTTGCTGTGTTACTTTTACTACATAATCCAATGCACTTTCGATATGGCTGATGGTTACAGAATCGATATCACTCGGAGATATTAGGTCGGTGCTTTTATTGATTGAAAAGACGAATCTCACATACTTAGCGTTAGAAGGGACGTTCAATTTTCCGCTTTTGCGCCAGTCTTCCATGCTTATTTTCGATGTTGCGAAATCATTAACGGTAAAATACCATGCCGTAAAATACACATTCTCCTCACTTACGACATTGACATAGGCATCACCATTTTCGGGTAATTCTATATAGTTTGAGGTTCTTACACGATAAAGCATAGAACCGGCGTTCATTCCGCTGGCATCAAGTGCACCATTTTCCAAATCGCTACTGGACAGCGTAGTATCAGTAATCTCTGTAACATCTATACGTTCATTTAGTTCACTGATTTCATCACCAGTTTTCTTCGCATCAGCGGCTGCGCCGGATATACTTAAAGAAGAGTCTATAATCACCAAATCTTCACTAATTGGATTTATATTAGTATCTAACCAGTCTGTGACTTCATCAACAATTAAATTAGCAACATAATATCTTAACTGTTCCATATCAATTTTCTCTGTAAAAAGAGTATCTAATTGATCTTGAACAGAACCTTTCGTATTTATATCAATTTCGCCAAGGACATCTACTAATGTATTTTTCTTATTCCATTTTACATATTTAGATAAAATACTTATTGGAATCTATTTAGAATAAGTTCCATCTTTATATTTTATCTTTATGGTTGATAAAGTTTCCATAAAAATATTGTCCTTTCTTAAAAATTACTTAGCTTGTTAAAAACTTTATTTGTTATATAAACAATCTCTTCTCCATAAGTGGAGATTATATCTGCTATAATTTCCTACTGTTCGACAGTAAGAGATACATTATACGAAAACATTGCGGCGTGCGTGATTTCATGACATAACACCTTTTTTAAAAGGTCACCAGTCAGCGTCTCATTTATATATATAGTTCTTGTCAAATTATCACACGCACCTATAGAATATTCCCCAGACAACCTTCTAAGAAGAGGGAAGTCTGGGGAAACAAACGCAAGTTTCCAATAGACGTTATTAATAAGAAACATTAGCCTATCTTACTTGCTAACGTTGTCATCTTTTGATGCAACGTAGCTCTTTCTTCGGGAGACGCATCCTTAATCATTTCAGTAATATCTGTAGAAAGTTCTTGAAGGTATGCTTCTAATTCATGAAGTTGTGAATTAGGATCATTGTGCATCTCCTTACCTTCCATGTACATGCGGCGACGCATTGGACTTCTGCCCTCGCGAGGGTCCCGTCTCATGACGTTAGGCATCTAGGTGTAGTAGTTCATGCCACCACGGTTACCGCCTTCACCACCCATTCCACGATCATTTCCGTTGGTGGGATAATACATGTAACCGCCTGTCCGCTCCACATCCCTGTAATCAGGATACATTTTATTATAATATGGAGTGGTATAATAATTAATATTAGTTTCACCTTGATATTGCCCCTCGCTACCTTTTTCCATAGCATCAGTAATAGTGCAATAATAAATAGCTTCCGCCAAATCTTTTATCATATCAACTGCTTCGCCCAATTCATGAGCATCTGCTTTTGAAAGATCTCCAAGTTGACCTTGAACACAACTTACAAGTTGTTCCTTCATCATTTTTAGTGTTTCTGTTGCCATATCTTTATCCTCCTTATGCTACTCTTGTTACTGTTAATGAAGCTTCACGTCTTACTAGAATAGATGGAGTAGGTGTCGTAGCTGGATCATCTTCCGTTCCATCCACATATGCACCAGATACAGTTACACAGCATCCGCAAGGAACCGTGATAGAAGCTGAAGTATTTATATGCCAGTAATCTTCTACTGCGGCTGGAGTTACGATAGCAACACTCTAAGGAATAGTTACTCCATTAAGAGTAATTCCTAATGCTATTGGAGTAACCGCACCACCTGTAGGAATTTGAATATTTCCCTGAAGTTTAACTTCATATCTTGCAAAACGATTAGAAGTGTTGCCATTTAAGTTAAGAACCCCAGGAACAAGGGGAACAACGTTCCCCTTATTACATGGAATAGAAACACTATTAAAAGGAATTGTACCATTTAATGCGACTAAATTGTCAACAGTCGTTACATAACTAGCCATAAGCAACCTCCCTTATTAATTATAGAATCCATTCCCATTGCATCCACAATTATTCCAATTACCGCAATTGCATCCATAAGGATTTGCAACTACATACGCGGGAATTGGTGCAGGATTTAATGCTCTAAGTAATGCAGTTGTTTGAGCCGCATTGTCATTTAAAATCTGACCAGTCTGAGCATTCTGGGAAGCCGCGAGACTTGCAAGATAACCTTGCATCTGAAGCTGTTGATTCTGTGTCTTAAGAGCATCAATCTCTTGCTGACAAAGCTTATCAAGAATAGCCTGTGTATTTGCTGTGTTAGAAGCAATTACATCACGAAGTGCGTCCGTTACGGCAGAACGGTCAGCACATGCTTCAGTAGCTACTGTATATTTAAGATCAGCCAGTCCTGCGCGATTTTCACAGCAACAGTTCTGCTGATTCATAGCAATAGTATTAAGTTGTGTAGAAAGATTTGCTTGATTATTATTTAAGGTTTGAAGTACGTTTGCTTGCGCGTTACAACGAGATACTTCTGCATTGGAGAAACCAGTATTGATAGCACTAGCAATACCACTTAAACCACCAATAACTGCACTTTGATCAAATCCTCTTTGAATATCAGCAGTCATATAACCAGCTCCACCGCCGCCATATCCACCGTATCCATTTCCCCATCCTCCTGCGAGAATAAGGATAAATAAAAGAAGAATCCAACCGCCATCGTTTCCACCAAAACCAAAACCACCATTATTATTATTGCCAGTAGCAGCCGCAATGTCTGCTAAAGAATAACCATTATTGTTGTTAAACATTTTTAATCTCCTCTTACTTTCCAAATAAGCCATCAAAAAGTTGTTACACAATGATTAATGAAATTGATTTTTAAAATTTGCAAACTCTTTATCAAAGTCTAATCCCCTTTGGGCAGCGAGGTTTCGTGCCAACGCCTATAGTCCTGGTGCATTTCCATTCTAAGCTAAATTCATTGCATTATTTAAAATAGGATTACTTTGACTTTTCTGTTGAAGGATATTCATTACTAATTGTTGTGGGTTCTGCCCGCCCTTAATTAATTGTATTAATTGCATTGGATTCACATTCATATCATATTTTCTCCCCTTTATCAAAAATTAGTTACAACAGCCTTTTTCTCTTCCGCTTGTGGCGGCGCTGCCTGAGGTTGTATAGATGCCATTAACGCTTGTATTACTTTGTTGAATTCATCTTTTGTAACGTACTAATTTGAATAAGGATTTTCATCTTCTGTGAAAACATATGTTTTAAAAGTGGCAGTTCCATCATTGTTAATTTGTTTAGTATAGATTTTCCCATTGCCAACATCAGTAAAAACCCACAGGGAACCATCTAAATCAATTTGATATGCTCTAGCTTCATCTTTTGATGAAACTGGTCTACATTTTAAAAATTGATTAGATAACAAATTTTGAGAACCATTCATTCTTCCCATATAATTATCATATGGAGTATTACTCAATAACATGTTATTGTTCCCATAGGGAAACTGGATTGGAGTTTGCTGCTGTTGGCTCATTACATTAGGCATTTGTTGTATGCCTAAATTTTGATTATTGTAATTTGCCATCGATCTCCTCCTTGCGCGCTTAAAAAATTTTAATAAGTTACTCTTTCGCGAAAACATAGGAACATAATATTTCCTACATTTATATATTAAAATTCATCTTAACAGATTATCTAGTTTTGACCTATATTTTTTCATTTGACAATTATAAAAATTTTTAGTATAATTACCCCAAGAGAAAGGAGATTGGTATAAATGAAAATATTATCTATTGATGCTTCTACTAAATCATCTGGTTGGTGCATAGGATAGGATGGAAGATTTGAAAAATCTGGATGCGTTGCAGCGGCCTCTAAAAATGTAAATGCACGAATTATTAAAATTCGTGATGAAATATCTAAAATAATTAAAGAAAATAATATAGATAAAATTGTTATGTAGTAGGTGCGGCCTGAGTACAATTCTCATACTAATAAAGTATTAATGTGGTTACAGGCTGCGATTGTTCTCGCCGCTTATGAAATTAATCCAAAAATTTAGTGTGAATTTATTGGAGCTACAGAATGGCGGGCCGCATTAAAAATAAAACAGGGACGCGGCATAAAGAGAGAAATGCTCAAACCGCAAGATATAAAATACGTAGAAGATAAATACTCAATTAAAGTCCAAAATGATGACTAGGCTGATGCAATTTGCATATTTGATGCCTATTGGGAAAAAAATGATAATAAAATTAATTGGGAATAAAAAAAATGGGTAATGATTATTAATCATTACCCATTTATTATTTTATTCTTTATTACATAAAATAGATTGTAATTGCATTATTTCTCTTGGTGTGAGGATATCATATTTATCGTCACTATAATCAAATATAGAAATATCATCTACTGTAGATAATTTAATTTCTACTTCTATATTTAATAATTCATTAATTTCTGCAATATAATTACTCATGTGTTCATCATCAACCTGAGGAATTCCTGTTGCAGTATAAATATATTCACCTTTGTCATTTTTAATAATAAAATCTTTGTAAGTTTCAATGATTTTATTCAACATTTTGGTATAGCAATCTACATCACCTTGAATATTTAATGCATTTTTAACAATTAAATATGAGATTTTTTGTGGCAATTTTTTTGTAGAATATTTATTTAATATTTGCATCATACTAAGTAGTTCTATATTTTTAATTTTCATATATAATATCCTCTAATTCTTTTATTCTTTTTTGTTGTTTTTGTAATACTGCAATAATAGGAGCAATAAATTGATCATATGACAAACCCCATGATAATAAATTATCATCAACCTATTCACCAAAATAAGGTTCAACTTCTTCATCAGGATCATTACTTTTATAACTTGCAGCTACTACTGATAAATTTTGATTTAAATTTTTACACACTTTTGCAACATCTTGTGCAATAAATCCCATACGAGTTCTTCGATGATCTCCCTTTTTCCACATAAAAGAAATTGGCTATAAAGACATTATAAAATCTTCTGCAAAATCAATCTATCCTAAAATATCTTTTAATTTTCTATCTGAGGATGTATCTACATTTAAACAAAAAACATTATTAAATCTATAACCGTCCTGAGTGTCTCTTCCTAAATCTACTACTGCTGTATCATGTGTAGGGACTAATCGTGGACTTTGTCCAGATATTCTAATTTTAGTTTTTTGTGTATTAAATTCTATATGACCAGAGTATTTATCAGATTTGTTCATTACTCCAGTACTTAATCTTACATCTCCATATGCATCCTATATTTCAATATCATGTTCCGTTTGATCGTCATTATATCCAACATATAAACTTAATCCTAAATAACTAGTTAGCTGGGTAGCGCCACCAGATCCTTTTAAATTTAAACTACTCTTTGGTGTATATAATTGAATATTACCTGTTGAGGGGCGTCCTGGTGAATCAGAACCAACCATTACATCCAAATTACCATTTACCCATATCGTTGAAGACTGATCGCAAAACATCCCCCATTTATGGCTAGAAAAACTCCAAGGAGTTGAATTAGAATAATCAAGTGTAGGAGGTACATATCCAAGATAAATTCCTTGTGTACTACTTGATGTAGAAGTTTGATCATTTCTTATTCCTATGTAAGACCCATGATTTGTAATTGCATAAAATGAATTTTTATATAAATCTGGTGTACTAGAAACATACAATTTATCAGGTCTTATTTCAACTAAAGAGCCATATGTTAATCCTCCATATGATTGAGGTGGAGTTGTAGTTAAATCTGGATTTGGATTATAATCTTCAAAACTAAAACCACCTATATGACCAGTACCATCTGCATTAAGAGAAAAAGCATTATTACTTGACTTTATTCCATTATTTAATAAATCTAATCCACCAATTTTACCTGCAGATGCATAAATAGTTCCATATATAATTGCATTACTAGCAGTTAATAATCCATTACTAGAAACAACAAAAGTGGTTAATGAAGAATCTTCCTCCCAATATGTAGCATTTGGCGGCTTATTGCTTTGTGCAGAAGTGTGTGCTAAAATACATTTATAAATTTTTCCATTGTCACGAATAATATCATTTATAGCATATATGGCATCTTCCTACCAAAGCGGCAATGGCCCACCAACCACGCCATTTTCTTTAATGTACCCGCTCAGTTCATTTTGTAAGCCATCAATTTTTTCAATAGGAATAGTTGCATTATTCCCCAAATTTAAAGTAGTTGCAGTAATAACACCAGATATATTTGCTTCTTCGGCATGTAATATTCCTTGTGGATTAACTGAGAACTTACCATTTCCAAATCTGATTTCAGGAGCAGTTAAATTAATTAATAATCCAGCTCCAGCCTATCCTGATGATGTATAATCAATAGGTAATCCATCCTATCCATAATTAGTAGATTTCCAAAAATTATGACTATAAATCATAGCTTTTTGTGCGATTGGATCTATAATAATTTGACCATTATCTGCTTTACCAAAAATAGCAGAGCCATTCTAACTATTTAAAAAGAATGTGCGGGCGCCACTATTATACCCAAATAAACCAGACTATGGCTCACTTTTATCTGGAGACCGCACCTATCCCATAAGCACGCCAGTAAAACTATGATCATTTTCTTTTCGTCCTGCGCCGACCTGTGGACTAAGAATAAAACCGCCTTCTTGATCGACTTGAACGCTATTACCATCCCATTCATTTATATGAGATAAGCCATATTTATTTAATAAAAAATGAATAGGAACATTTATTTTACCAATTATTACATTATTCTGTTTATATATACAACAAACTGCATTATTGACACATAATCCATCATATTTTGATTTTGGACGAATTATACATTGATTTTTTTCATATCCGTTATTTGGAAGAATCTCTAATAAAAGAGAATTAATTGCCGCTCCATCTTTAGATAAATAATTTCCAATAACAGATGGTTCATAAGAAATTGCATGGATACCAGAAACCAGTGAAATATCTTCCCAAATATTATCAATAAATTCTTCACAAATAAATTCAAAAGGACTGGTATCATCATATTGCGGCAAAACGCCATCTGAAGTATACATTACATACCTAAATCCAGTATAATCTTTTAATTTTACTCTATATTTTTCATTACTAGTCCAAGCTGTTACTATGGGAATTGTGCCATAATAAGTTTTACCTTCCCAATCAATACTACATTTAATAATATTTGCTAAAGGTGTACTTAAATTAGAATCTAAATGATCTCCAGTATATTTAATTTGCCCATTATTTGCATTTACTATTTCAAAAGCAGATGCATCAGAGTATGTATTATTATATTTATTTTTTAACACACTCCAAATGACACTTGAAGGCTGGGTTAAATTGTCTTGAGCAGTATCTGTCATAGAATTACCTTCCCATACCAATTCTCCACTATGCCATAATTGTGCCTTAAAAAACTTATAACTATTATTAATAGAAAGTTCAGTTTCTGCGGCGGAAGTTCCTAATCCATAGTTTAAAATATACTTATTTCCAGCTTTAGTAATCATTGGAGCCAATGGAGGAACGCTCATTGTTGTATTTGGAACTAATTTTACTATATATTCAGTTCCATTTGTACCAGGTTCTCCCTGCTTAGCAAAAGTAAAGTTGGTTTCCGCAGATAAACTTAACCCTTTATATCTTACTGTTAATTTTATTTGATTTCTTTGTTTTTGAATATAATATCTTTGTGAAATATTATAAAACAAAGTTGGTTTATCATCATAATATCTATAATTTTCATCTTCATCAAAGTCTAATCCATTTTCCTATGAATCGACTAACATAGTATCTGTTTTAGGAAATTCCCATTTAATTCTACAATTATTTATATTTTCCAAAATATCTTCCTAAATAGGTTGACCTAAATTGTCATATATTGTAAAACTAAGCGGCAAAATTTCTTGCGGCGAGTCCAGACTCTTGCTGTTTGGAGCAACGCCATTTTCATTATATTGAAAAACTTGTGTACCATTATTAATAACAAGAGAATAAAGATCTTCTCCACTTAAAGTATTTTCTAAAGTTATTGATGGAGTACCTAATAAAATACCATTCTCATTAACGACAGTACATTTAAAGGTTCTACTATCTGTAATATCATTGATTTGTACATTATAGATTTTATTGCCTTCTACTCTTTGAATAGAATTAAAAGCTTTAACATTATTCTATAATGTAGTTAAATTCTCTTTCTACGCATTTTCAAACTTAGTTCCTGCAATAATTTCATTCTAGAGATTCGTTAATGCAGTAACCGCTGCAGTATATGCAGTATTTTCTGATGTAGTTTTTGGTAATTCTTCAAGCACCTAATTGTCAGATACATACGCCCAATAGTAATGATAGTTCTGAGGCTATGTTCCATTAACCTTACAAGTTAAAGTTGGATGTCCAATGTCATAATAAAATTTTGTACCATTACTTGATTCTATCGTCAACTATGGTGTTTCTGCACATAAATTCTTAATATTAACCTATTTAGATGCGGTGTTTCCATTATAAACAACTACAACTTTAATTTTATTGTCACTTGCGGTTGCCGCGGTGAAACTCATTTTATATATATTCCCCGCAGGTACCCATTCTATAATAGCATTAGGATCATTAGGAACAGTAGGATCGGCATCAATAATATTACTTTGATTTAAACACTACCAACCTCTCCCTAAATGTTTATTATAATATCTATTATTAGCCATGACTTGATTATTTTCTCTTCCCCAATAGAAAGAGAAATTTTTATCAATCGCTACTTCTTTTCCTTTAATTCTAACTTTTGCGGTAATTGTTTTATAATCAGCTGTTGTAGAATCATCTTTAAAAATAAGCCCTTCTGGGACAGAAAGAGAAATAGAAAGTCCATTTAATTCAGATTCAGATAATTTTGAAGTTCCAAAAAACTTCAAATTAGTAATTTCTATATCCCCTGTTTCTAATCGTCTATCTGTAATAACTCCATTAGCACCAGGGAATTCCTTATTGAAAATCTCTATAGACTCAATACGAATAAAATTCTATCCATCGATTTTAAAATATTGTGATTGTTCTGTCCCATATGCCAATCTATATGGGTTATCTTTCATGTTATCTTCATTGATTGTATATGAACGAATAACCTCTTGGTTAGAAGTATTATCTAAAAATCTTAAATTATAAGTGATACCATAATGACCTCTAGTTTGTCTTTCAGGCGCGATAGAGGTTTTAAAGGTTGCGGCAACCTTAATAGAAGAAGATCGTCTTATATAATAAGCTAAGGCCAGATCATCTAATGAAATATCACTAGGTTCTCCATATTGATAAATTGTATATTTATAATCTCTATTTAATGTATTTAAATAAAATTTGTCAATATCATTAACATTAATGCAATTAGTACCATTAATATCATAAACTGCCTAATTGTCTAACTAACTAATATAACTTACCCCAGACCGCGTAGTTGAACTTAAAATAGTCTTATCTTTTGACATATCGTTGCCTGGAACAAGAATATTAACATAAGAGCCATTAGTATATGTTGTATCTATATTATTAGAATAAGCATATATAATAGCATCTTGATAGCGGCATCTATATTTTCCGATAGACGCGTCCTCACATGAAATAATCTGCGCTTGGATTGTTGTATTATAATTAGCTTTTTCTACTTTTGAATTTGCTAATAATTCAATAGCATCCAAAACAGTCTAATTTACATTCATGTATAATTTTCCTCCTTATATCTCTAATATAAAAATAAATTTATATTATATTAATAGTATAACATATTTTTTTCATTTTTTCAACTCTACTATTTCAATATTCTTCTTTTTTCTTCCTAAATGCTTTTATAATTATATCTTGTAATTTCAAAAAAATCTTTTTCGGTTATTTCTTTTAACTATACCAATTTTGATAATTCTTCTAATCCATATACACCTGTATCCCATTTATATTGTAATATTGTTAAATTTTCCATATTTTGCCTTTCTTAACATAATATAAAGAGGGAATAACCCCTCTTTATATTAATTTCTTAATGCTCTTTGAATTGCCATATTTGCAAGTTCATAGAATGCATCTTCAATTTCTTTTCTAGTATTAACATTTGGAAATACTGCTTCAATATTTACAGTTTGTTCAATACTTTCACCATTAGTATTATCAAATAAATTACTAAAACCGCCTTTGATATTATTTGCTCTTGAGTATAAAGAACCTTCTAATGAAGTCTTTAATTCCTCTAAGATGATAGCCATAGTGCTAACTCGCTCATTTAATCTATTTATTCGCTCATCACTTGATAATGAGTCCATTGTAGAATCTTCAAAGATTTGCATCATTCCAGATAATTGTGAACCATACACTGTACTATCGGCTTGATCCAGTCCATTAAGAACCTGATCTTTTGCAGCATCCCAAGTACCAAGCCCAATAGACTTATCATCTATTTTATTAAAATCATTTGTATCATTTGCGGATTTCAGATTTGTTTGCTGAAGGAGATCATGTATGGTGCCACTTGTAATCATTGCATTTCTAGTAACTTCTTTATAAGCATTTGCAAGAGAATGAATGTAATCTCTTAAATTAGCCACTTTTGTCATTTCTTTATCCATGTTTGTCATAAGGGCGTCATTCGCGGTGATTAATTTACCAGTCTATTCAACTAAAGCGCTAACACCTTCTTTTGTCTTTTCAAAATCAGTTCCTGCGGAGTCTGCAGTTTCTTTTACATCATTTTTATATTCTTTAGATGCTTCACTGACTTTTTCAAAAGCCTATTGACAAGTTGGAACAAAACCGCCCTCTTTAGTCATAGCATCCATCATTGCCTGAATACCACTATCCCAAGTAGGAACTAAATCTTTCATTATTAAGTCTTTTTCTTCAATGGATAAATTCTTATAATGTTTTGCATCTTCATTATTAAGTAACGCATAATCTTGTAATGCTGAATCAGTTAAATTACCTCTAATAACTTCATTCTAAGCAAGTTTACCATTAATATATTCTGCATACTGCTGTTGTAATAATGCAGCCTATCTAGCTTGATCTTCCTAACTCTTTGACATATCAGACATAATTGCTTTATACTAAGATTGAAAATCTTTCCAAGCCTGTAATGCATCAGATAAATTAGAATTATATCTTTCTTTATCAAAGTTATATAAATCATTATTAAGCTAAGCTAGTCTTCGCTGAGTCTATAAAATATCATCATCATCCGCAATATATTCATATGAATAGTTACCTTGAGAATCTCTCTTTAATCTCATAGTAGTTTTTGCTGCTTGTGCATCTTCTAATGCAATTCTAGCTTGCTCTAATTCCAACAGCTTCTGAGCACGCTCGACATCATACTCAGTTAACTTATCTTTATTTTCAAGATTAGTTAATTGTTCATCCATCAATCGTTTTAATGCCTGTTGATTTTTTAAATCTTTAGTATCATTAATAGCCTTATTAAACTATCCTCTTAAATCTTGAAGCGCAAAAGCAGCATTAATAGTATCATAATACTCGTCTGCATTTTTATTCAACAGATCCCATTCTTTTTCAACAAAATCAGAGCCTTTTCCATCGCTAATTCTTCTATCTAACTCATCAAAGATTTTATTAATAGAATTAATGTATTTGTCTTGAATAGTTTGAATAGATTGTTCAATCATACTATTTAAATTGCCAATAGTCTAACGATAATGTTGTTCAAACTTTTCTGCGGCATTGGTATCTCCCGCATCAACAGCGGCCTGCCATCTTTCTTTCCACCACGCCGCCTGTTGCCTTAAGAAATCTATTTGCTTATTAGAATTTTCATTAAGCTAAGTATAATATTTATCCATCGCCTCATAGTTTTGATCACCATATAACAATGATAATAAATCCATATCATGAGTTAACAACTATTCTACAAAACCATAATTCTACATTTGTTTATTAAATTGATTATCAATTTCATCAATAGTTGAGAGATATGCCTAATCAACTTCATCAATAGAAGATAACATCCCTTCTAACTGATCTTGTAATGATGCTAAATCAGTTTTTAAATTTTCTAAGGCTTTTTCTTTATCCTTACCATAAATGTCAGAACTTTCACCTCTATTAATTTTTTCAATTTCCGCTTGAGTTTTGATTAATTGATTTGTTATTGTTTCAATCGAGTCTGCTGTATCACCGTTACCAAAATATGAGAAGAAATCTTTACTACTCTTTGCGGCGTCCGCAAATATTTTATCAAAGTTGCTATCTTTAACAACATCAGCTTTATCTATTACATTACGATAAAAATCATTCCAATCTCTTTGAGCTGCGCTCATATCAAGATGAACATCAATTGTTGTTCTAAATCTCTAAACATTTTTTTCAATTCTTTCTTGCTCTGCTTCATTAATATCATCTTTTGAGTCTTCAATCGCTTCTCTCAACTCGTCATAATTTTTTATTTTGTCTTTTAATTTCTATAGACTATCACTAGCTTTATTAACCTGCTTATCAAGTTTCTATAATCTTTCTTTTAATTTATCTTTTTTATTTTTATTTGTTTCTTTATTATATTCTTTAACTAACTTATTATATTTATCAGTTTTCTTATTAACCTAATCTTGCTGTTTACCAACTATTTTCATATAATTGGTAATATTGCCATAAGCATCAAAAGTTACTCCAAGCCCTTTTAATACTTTTTGCTGAGAAGCTAAATCTTTCTCTTGAAGTTTTAATTTTTCCTCAAGTTTTTTCTTCTGCTCTTCTAATAATTTTGATTGCTATCTTAAATTATCTAAAAGATCTTTACCATATAAATGATCTTGCTTCTTTTGTGCGCGGTCAAGGTTTCGATTAATTTTTTCAATTTGGATATTTATATCATGATAAATATCTCTTTCATCTTCAATCTTCTTTTTCTTATCTTTTTTTCCTTTATCAGGTTTTGCAGTAGATCCTTTACTGCCTCCACCTTTTTTGCCTCCGCCGCCTCTTCCGCCACCACCGGAACCAGCGCGACGAGCGGCACCTGCAGAACCGCCGCCATTTGAAGCTTGTTTAAACTTAAAACCGCCGCCAGAAGATTTATGAGCAGATGTTACTTTTAAAGAAAAGGCAGAATTTTCTTTAGTATCAGTAGTTGTAGTTGTTCTTGGAATATACTCACTATCATAAACAGTATACTAAATAGGAGCTGTACGAACCTCCATATCCTAACCACGACCAGAAACAATAGGAACCTAACCTACTCTTGTCTAAGGAATAAGTTCACTATCAAATCCAGTGATAGTTTTATTCTAAGTTCCCTGATTTTTTTGCTCAACAACCTCAGCATCAATACCCATAGAAGCCAAATAATCAGTTGCTTGCTCAGCAGTCATATGGGCAGCATTTACTAAATCTCCTAATTCTTGTAAAAAATTATCTTGATTTAAATCTGCGCCAATTTCAAGGGTTTGAAAGTTCATAAGATCTAATGAATTTTGAACAGTATCTAATGATGACATAAAGTCTTCATACATACCTTCATCCCATTTAATATGACCAATGATATCCTGTTGTGCGGCAATCATTAACCTATCATATGCCTAAGTGTCACCATCAATGGCGGCTTTCATATCATTTAAATTCTCTGTATTAGATAAAAAGTCTTCTGATAAAGAGCCTCCATCTAAATCAAGCAAATCAGCATAAGCCTCTCTCATTTCTGACATTGCTTGTACTTGATCTTGAATAGAACCACTTTCTAATGCTTTTGTCCAATTTTTATAACTTTTTACAACATTTTGACAAGCATCATCAAATCTTAATATTTCTTCAGAAAGTTTTTCAGCACCTTTTCTATCTGTCTATAAACCATTATGTAATTCTTCTGTTTCATCAGCAACGTCTTGAATATGATCTGCCAAATTTTCCCACTAATCAGTATCAACATCTGCATCTAATTTTGTTTCGCTGATTTGCTGTTGTAAGGCTAATCTTTCTTTTCCTTTTTCTATAAGCTAAGTCTAAACTTGATTTAATTCTTCATCAGCTTCTGCCTATGCTTTTTTAGCAGATGCAGCATCTGATTCAGCTTGCATCACTTCACCTTGACTAAATTGTCCTTCATTTTCAACTTTAAAATTTGCTTTTGCATAATCCTATTGACTTTGTTTTTTAATCTCTTCTAATTCAGTTTTTCTATTCTATAACTATTGAATATGTTTTTCATTCTCCGCCAATAATAGTTCTTTTGTTACTTCTAATTCAGACTATTTTGCAGCAATTATTTGATTAAGAACGTCAAGGTATTCTTTTGAATTTACTCCATTCTAGGCTGCTTCATTTAAAATAGAATATTCTTTCCCAACTGTAAATAAAGCAGACATTTGTTCATCGCTTAGCTCTCCACCTTTAGTTAAAGTATCTCTTGCGGATGTTAGTGTAGAAACCTCTTTTTTATCAGTTTGAAAATTATCAAAAGAGGAACTAGTTGATGTGACTCTTTCAACCTATTTTTTAAAATCTTCTGCATTAAAAGTACCATTTTTTAATGCTTCAGAAATTTTATTAATATTATCAATAATCCATTGATAATCTGTTTCCACTCCAAGAGAAGCGAATAACTCATTTAAAGTTTGTAAATGTCCTAATGCCTAAGAGTCTTTAACAGCGGCTTGCGCATTTTTATAATCTTTTAATTTATCCTTTGCACTATCTACTGCTTTTTCTAATTTACCAAGATTTTCACTTTCTTTATATAAATTTAAAGCAGCCTATTTAGTCTAATTGGAATTAAAAGCTAAATTATTTGCTTTTGCAAACTATTCTAATTTATCTTCTGTTAAATTAAGTTGTTTTACTTCCTATCCAAAAATATCATTCCATAAAGCTTGATATTCAGCTGGACTAATTTTAGATTTTAACTACTATAATTTTTCAAAACTAGTAGCAAGGATTGATAACCCTTCTGCTCTTTGCATAGAATCAGAAGTTGTTAAAACTGCGTCTTCAAAATCTTTTAATAATTGTTCAGTATCTTGAAGTTTAGAAGGATCAATCTAACCCTCATATAAATTAGATAATAAATTAGTTTTTTCTTTATATGATAAATCTTTTCCAGATTGAACTTTCTGAATGGCAGAAGAAACTTTATCAAAATTTTTAATAATATTATTAACATTATTATCTTGGGCATCTTGAGCAAGGAAATCTTGAATCCATTGTTTTGCTTCTTCAAGAGTTTTAAACTATGGTTTAAATTTATTAATTTGCTAATTTATTTTATTTAATTGTTCTTCAGAAAAATTCTAAGTTAACCAATTTTGTAAAAAATTTTTAGCATGAGTATCTGTATATCCAGAAATACCTTCTTCAATAGAATCATTTAAAGTTGAAGCAATTTCTTTCCCCAAAGAGGTTCCTGCAGTAAAGACTTTAAAAACTTCTCGAGCTCCATCTTCAAATACAAAATTTAAATTATCTAATCCATAAATAGATTTAATTAAATTAATTATCATATCTTTTTGCTCTGGATTATTTAACATCTATTGAATCTATGGATTATTAAGCCAAATATTATTTATAGACTATATAATTGCATCTGAAATCTGTTTGACACTTTGATCATTATTAGCAAAAATTTCTTCAATATCTTTAATACTTTCATTTTCAGCACTTTTTATTATCTAACCGCTTTGGACTAAATTATCATAAATCAATTTAATTTTATCTACCATTGATTGATAAACCTAATCCACAGGGATGTCATCGGTTGAGCTAGTAATAGTATCTATTAATAACATTAATAAATCTTTTTGATTCCAACCAACTTTAATAAATTCTTCTTGTAAATTATCATATAATTCTCTATTTACATCATCAATGCTAAAAGCTCTTAAAAGCGCATCGGCATCTTCTTCAGTGTAATAAGTTTTTTCTTCTTGCTTTTTTGTTGCATCATCTAAAGCTTGTTTCTTCTCATCAACTGCTGCTTGTAATCCTTTTAAAATTTCATCGGTATCACCAAGCATATTAGAGAAAATTTTTTCATAATCACTATCTAAAAGCCCTTCACCAAAAGCATTAGCGTCTTTTAAATATTGTATAATTGTAGAACCCGATTTAGCAATTCTTTTCTAAAAAATATTATTTAAATAAGCTTCTTCGCCTTTACTAACACCGTCACTAATTACTTTATTATATTGCTAAATTAATGCTGAATATTTTGTAAGCTAATTTGCTAATTCTTCATTTTCTTCTGCTAATCCTTCTGAAAAAGTAATTTGAAAAGCTCTTGTTGAAAATCCTGCAAAATCATTAAATTTTCCTTGATAACTTGCATGATCATTTTTATACTACTAAAGATTTGCATTAGCTTCTCTCAACTATGCATCTGTATTATAAACAAGATTTTGTTTCTATGATTTTTCTTTATCATGTCTTGCAGTAACATTTTCTAAAACATTCTCAGTTCCGCCTAAAGCCGCTTTATCAGCCTACCTTTTAGCCTACTTTAAAACTTCAATAGTTTCTTTTAATGCATCTTGTCCGCGAACAATGGCATGACCTTGCTCATCATAACCAACTATAACTGCTTGATTATATTCAGCAAAAGTATCAGTAATTTCATGATATCTATCTTGTTCATCTTGAGTTAATTGATCTAAATTTACTCCATATGCGCCTGCTTTTTCAGACAATTTCTAATATTCTTTTGCAACCTACTACAAATTAGCAATTTGAGCATTTTTAGATTTATTATTCTAATTAGATTGATTGATGGCTTCATTAAATTCTTCAACTTTCTATTTAGTTGTTTTAAAATGATCCTCAATTTTATCCCATATTCCAGTAGCATCTAATAATCCTTTAGCAACTGACATAATTCCGTTACCTATCATAGTAACGACCATGCCAGATCCTGGAAGAATAGAATTTGCAATAATACCTGCAATACTTGGCAAGCTTCCTTGTAAACCACTCCAAGCTGCATTTACTTTTTCTGCAGAATTAGCAGTTTCATCTGTGGCCTTGCTAATAGCACCTAAAATTGAAGTTGTTGCAGTTAATCCAGCCGTAACATTTTGAACTACTGTTCTTAAATTAATAGCATTTTGGCCTCTTTTTATTCCATTCTCTAAAAGTTTCTAAGATTCTTTATTTTGAGCTTTTAATGCATCAACTTCACCGCTTAAATGACGATCATATAATGCTTTTGCTTCATTTGCTTTACCCAATAAAGTATTTTGATATTCTAACTATTTAGTCATCATTTCAGATAAAAATTTTATATCCTCTGTGGTGATTGCCTAGTTATTTATCATGCTATTATATATATTAGATGCTTTATTCCTCTACTCTTGCGCTAATAAAGAACTATGAGTTAAAGACTATATTCGATTTAAAGCCTATTCATTTTCTACATAAGGAAGATATCCCTATTGAACTGTTTCAACATATTGTCTTGTTTCTTCAACAACATCATGTAATAATTGTTTCTGATTATTAATTTCAAGAGTCTGCTATTCAATTAAATTTAAAATCTCACTATATGTAGTAAACTCATGACCTGAAACTTCATCCATTACAGATTGATAATTTTCTATTAATGATAATTGTTGAGTTCGCATTCCAATTTGCTATTGTAATGCAGTTAATTCATTATAACTTTCTTGTGTTAATCCTTTTCTAACCGCATAAATTTGTTGATAAATTTCTGCCTATTTTTTTGCAGCTTCTACCGCAGCCTATTGATAATTACTATCATATTGACCTTGTGAAATACGTTGGGATAAAATTGAATCTGCAACTTGATTTTTTAAATTATCAATATTTTTATTATTAATAAAAATATCAAACTTATCTTTGGCTGACATAATGGCATCACTAATTTGCTTATTAAAAATATTAGCAAGTGTGGAACCAAAAGTCATTAAAACGGGAATCCCTCCCCCAAGACCATCAATAAAATTATTAAATCCTTTTAAAACATCTCCAAAAACATCTACGAACCCTTTTACTGTTTTTTCATCAAATAAAATATCATAAGTACGTTCAGCTTCCGTACCTAATTCAATCATATGTGCTTCAAGACTCTCTAAATATCTATCATTTTTTTCATTTAAAGTACCTTGAGCATTTAAAGATGTATTTACAGATTGTAAATATTTATCCCAGTTATCAAAAAGAGCAATAAGATTATTATACTGACGTTGACCTGCCATAGTTTGAGCAAGGTTTATCTGTTGCTCTCTTGTTAAACTTTCCCAACGTCCACCAATCTCTTCAATAACTTCACCAGTGTCTCTTAAATGACCATTAGCATCTAATACATTAAATCCTAATGCCGCCATTTTACCTGAATAATTACCTAAACTTACCTAAGCCTCATCTGCGCCAGTCTTAATATCATTCATTCTGGCGTAAATAGTTTTAAAAGCCACACCGACTGATTCAGGCGCTTGTCGGGTCGTAGCAATAACAGTAGCAATCTGACCATTTAACTGATCAATATCAACACCCATAGCATTAGCGGTTGATGCTACTTTACTAATAGCAGTAGCCAACTATCCCATATTAGATGCGGTTGTATCTGCAACTGCCGCCAATTTATCAACATACTCTTCAGACTATTCTGCCGAAACATTGAAACCATTCCAAACAGAAGTCAAATAGTCAATCATATCAGATCCAATACCAGTAATATTTTCAGCTTTTAAAGTAACTGAAGTTCTAGCTTGAACCTAATCATCACTCAAACCTTGCTGATAGAATGCTAAAGCGGCTTTGGTATAATCAAGAGTCGATCTACCTAAATCCTTTGCTGCAGAATTCGCAGTATTCGCAAATCTTTGCATCTAATCAGCACTATCGCCAGTAACAATTCGAATATCGGTTAACGATCTATCCAAATCTTTTGCATAGTAATAAGCATTTTGAATTGATTGAGTTATATTATTAACAATACTAGATGTAATACTCCATTTAACAGTATTCGCCATTGAAGTAGCCATACTGTCTAATAATTTATTACTTTGTCTTAATTGAACATTTGTATTTAAAATTTGTGTAGCAACGTTATTAAACGCCGCCTGTCCAGCCGCTCCAACCTGAGAAAAAGCCTGTTGGACTTGACTAATAGAGCTGCCGGAATTTTTTAAAGTCTTATTAAATTGTTCAATATTAAGAGTATTTAATTTCGTATTGAAGGCTTTCTTTAATGCATTTTCTACATTCGTCGCCTATGTTTTTACTTGTCTTAATGTTTCTGTTGCTGAGGCGGCGTCTGTATTATTAATCTTCATTACATCACTGATTTTTAATTTCTGTATCTATTGCAATGAAGATTTTAATTGGTTCAACCCTTCTTTTTGAATGTCAAAACCAACTTGATATTTAATCTGATTCGCCATATCCTTTTATCTCCTTAATAATTATACTTCTTTTAGCCTTCTTGTTGTTCTTCTTCTAGATTATTATCTTCTTTTAATACTAACCAAATGTCCCCATCTTTTTGAGTAGTTGGCTGAACTTTTGAGGCTATAACATGATTTGTAGCTAATCTATCCACTTGTTTTTGTGTGATAGTAACTTTATAACTTCCATAAAATGAACTCATATAGTTTCCTCCTTTTATTAATACACAAAATCAATAATGGTATCAACATCCGCCCCATCAGGGAACACTAATTTCCTTATTTCTACAATATTATCCAATTCATACATGCCTGTCCTACCAATTTTAATAGGAACGTCATTAATTTCAACTATTACCCCTTCTTCTGATTGAATCCCCAATTTATATAAAATAGGTCTTGAAGTCTCAGGAGTAAAAGCTCCAATAGGAGCATTGTCATCTAACAAATCCACACCTGCAGAAAAAGGTCCAAGGACTTGTCCAATTCTTCCATTCAACATATTTTTATCCTCCATAGTATAAATAAAATTAATATGAAATCTTAACAATTTCATTTAAAAATTTTCTTCTTCTATATATAATATAAAAAATGTCTTTTTTTAATTATTTTATCTTGACCGTAGGAAAATTTTCTTGATCTTTTATTAAAATTTTGTTATAATTTTAATAAAGATAAAAGGAAAAAGTATTAAAACATTTAAAATAATATAGGGGGAATGTTTATGAGTGTATACGCGTTTTCAGATATACATGCTCAATATAATCTTTGGACACAAATTAAAGAATATATTAAGCCAGAAGATACTGTATATTGTCTGGGAGATTGTGTAGATCGCGGCAATGTCGGCCTTGAAATTTTAAATGAAGTTATGGAAACTCCTAATATTATTCTTCTTCGAGGAAACCATGAAGATTTCATTGACAGTATTGGTTCTGAAGTTATGCACTATAAGCCCAATGAAGAGGTTTATTGGGCAGTTCCTAATATAGAACTTTGGTATGCAAATGGCGCAGAAAATACCATTAAAGCCTTTAATGAACTGTCAAAAGGAAAGAAAAAATGGCTTATTAATAAAATTAGAAAACTTCCTACTCATGCAGAATACATCAATTCTAATGGTAATATAATTTATCTTTGTCATGCGGGAAGGCAACCAAATACAAAAGAAATTAAAGATATGCGGACAGGTGACATTCCAATGAATAATTATATTTGGGATCGAACTCATATTAGTAAATTACATTGGGATGGAAAGGATAATGAATATTGTGTTCATGGACATACCCCAATTGAATATATGTATTGTTATCTTAATCAAAAGGCCGATTTCCCAACAACCAGATTCAAAATTTATAAATATTGCGATGGACATAAAATTAATATTGATTTAGGCTCTTTTCGTACTCATCGTACATGTTTATTAAATCTTGATACTTTTGAGCCAATTTATTTTGAAGATAAGGAGAATAATTAAAATGGATAAATATTTGATTAATAAAAATGAATTATTAGCATTTTTACGATATGAAATTCTTTATAAATGGAAATGTGTTGCAGAAACTAATGATAAGGCAAAAAATTTTTCATATTATTTACAGAATGAAACCCCATATCATCCAAATTCAGAATTTATTCAATCTTTGTGTAAAACAAAAGAAGAACATGATGATCCTGTTGGAACAATGGTCTATGAAGATATTCTGCCTGCAGATGTAGCGAGATACCAGGCCGCCACTTTATATAAACCTTACAAGGAGAGTTAAAAATCTCTCTTTGTTTTTTATTATATTTTTTGTTATAATGTATATAAAGATAAGGAGGAATAGTTATGACAAATACAGGAATGTTTGAATTATGTTATCTTTATTATGATGAAAAAACAATGGAACATGCAAAAAGAGTTGCTAATGAAGCACAAAATCTTTGTAAACTTTTTAAACTTCCTTATACAAATTATGATAAATTTGTTTATCAACTCGGTTTAGCACATGATTTATATGAAGATACAAATATTAAACAAGGTGCTTGGTTTGATTACGATTTTGAAGAAAATCTTCAACTTTTAACAAAAGAAGAAGATGTAGATTATAATGATTATATTGCGAAAATTCGTGGAATGGCAACGAGTAATCCCAAATACCTGCCTGCATATATTGTAAAACTCGCAGATATGCATGATCATTTTGCACAAGTTGATACATTAACTGATAAACTTAAAAATAAATATGCGGCGGCGATGCCCTATTTAATTTAAGGAGGAGATAAAAATATGAATAAAAATACTGGAAGTAGTATTGGATTACTTGATGTTATTTTAGTAGTAAATATTGTACTTAAACTTATTGGTGTAATTAATTGGAGTTGGTGGATAATATTATGGCCTCTTTGGGTTAGTATTGCAATTATGATTATTTTTATTATTATTGTAAAAGTTTTTTAGGGATTATAAGGAGGAAAAATCAATGCCAGTGCATGATGATCTTGGAAAAAGAATGAAAGAGTTTTATGAGCAAGTTCCCAAAACTAGACTTGTTCGTCGTATGCCTGTTATGATTAGAATTGATGGTAAGGCTTTTCATACTTTTACTCGTGGTTTTCAAAAACCTTTTGATGATATTTTAATTAAATCTATGCAAGAAACTATGAAATATCTGTGTGAAAATATCCAAGGATGTGTATTTGGCTATACTCAATCGGATGAAATTACACTTGTGCTTGTTGATTATAAAAAATTAACTTCTTCTGCTTGGTTTGATTATGAAGTACAGAAAATGTGTAGCATTTCTGCATCAATGGCAACTATGGCTTTTAATAAATTTTTAACAAATAATTATCAGCAGTGGATTAAAGAAACTATTCCAGAAGATAAATTAATGGAATCTTCGAACTTACTTAATTATAAAGAGGAATTGATACTTAGTACAGTTTATTTTAAAGCAATAGATAAAGGCGCAATGTTTGATGCACGCTGCTTTAATGTACCAAAAGAAGAAGTAACTAATTTTGTATATTGGCGGCAGTTGGATGCTACCCGAAATTCAATTCAGATGGTAGGTCAGGCTAATTTTTCTCATAAACAGCTTCAGGGTAAATCTTGTAATATGATTCAAGATATGCTTTTTACTGAAAAAGGAATAAATTGGAATGATCTTCCTGTTGTAAAGAAACGCGGCTCTGCATGTATTAAAGATGCGGAAGGTCATTGGTTTGTTGATGAAAATATGCCAATTTTAAAGACGACTGATGAAGTGGATTATCGCCACTATGTTGACAAATTAATTGATTTTTAATAATTTTTTTGATATAATATAATTGTTAAATAAAAAAGGAAGGTAAAAAATATGGGAAGATATGATAATGAAAATTGGAGTGAACAGCCCCAGATGAATCGTCAGCGAGATCTGGTTTTGTCCACAAATGAATTTTGTTTTTTGCAGTCTAAAACCAATGGTGCAATTAAAACTTATACTGGTCCTATTACTATGACAATTTCCGCACAGGAATCTCTTGTCGTATTTAATGCCAAAACTAAGAAATTTGAGGAAACTCAAGATTTTGAAAAAGCTAAGCAGTTGTTTATTTCTGCACCTGAAGGTTGGTATGTAGTATTAAAGAATCCCGCTACAGATAATTCTCATCCTGAGGCGGCAAAGGCTGTAAATAGTCCTACTCTTGAAATTGGACGTAAGATTAATATTGCGGGTCCTGTTTCGTTCTCTCTTTTCCCTGGTCAGATGACAAGAGTAATTAGAGGTCATAGACTTCGTTCTAACCAGTATCTTCTGGCCCGAGTTTATGATGCGGAAGCCGCTCGAAAAGGAATTGGAACTGCAACTATTGTAGATACTGAAGGTAAGGAAGTTACTGCAACTCCTGAGGAATATTTTGTCGGTCAAATGATCGTTATTAAAGGTACAGAAGTATCTTTCTATATTCCGCCAACAGGAATTGAAGTTATTCCTATTGAAAATAGTAATGAATATGTGCGCGATGCCGTTACCCTTGAGCGGCTAGAGTATGCAATTCTGAAAGATGAAGATGGTGAAAAGAGATATATTCATGGCCCTGCTGTGGTATTTCCGAAGCCTACTGAGACTTTCGTAGCAGCTCCTAAGGGTGGTTTGATTTTCCGTGCTCTTGAACTTTCTCCTATTAGTGGTATTTATGTAAAAGTAATTGCTGCATATGATGAGAAAAAGAATGGTGAAACTATTCATCATCCTATCGGAGAGGAATTGTTTATTACTGGTAATGACCAGATGATTTATTATCCTCGTCCTGAACATGCTATGATTCAGTATGATGGAAAATATATGCACCATGCCATCGCTATCCCTGAAGGTGAAGGTAGATATATTCTCAATAGACTTACTGGTGAAATTACTACAGTACGCGGTCCGCAGATGTATTTACCTGATCCCCGCACAGAAGTTGTTGTCAAAAGAAAGCTAACTAATAAAGAATGCGATCTTATGTATCCTGGTAACAGCGAAGTGCTAACCTATAACAGTGGACTTACTGAACAGGCCGTTGAAAGAATGGCAAAGAAAGGTCTTACTGGTTCTGCGGTTACAGATGCACTTAATAGTGTATATTCTACTGCTAATCAGGAATCTGCGCTTGCTATTTTTGAAGCAAATGCTAATATTTCTCGCGGAGTAAGTTACACTAAACCGAGAACAATTACTCTTGATACTAAATATGAGGGTGTTGTCGCGGTAGACGTTTGGACTGGATATGCAATTAATGTTGTATCTAAGTCTGGAGATAGAGAGGTTGTAATTGGACCTGCAACTCGTTTGTTTGATTATGATGAAACAGTAGAAGCAATTACTGTTCCTTGCGGAGATAAAGAGAATATTACAGCTTTTCTCAAAACTGAAAATAATAAAGTTTCTGATATTATTAACGCTCAGACTGCAGATTTTGTTGATGTTCAGATTAAACTGAGTTACTATGTAGATTTCTTAAAAGATTATAAAGACTCTTGGTTTGCTGTAAACAATTATGCAAAATATTTGTGTGATAATATGCGTTCTCTTATCAAGAGAGAAATTAGAACATATAATATTAAGGATTTCTATGCAGATTCTACTGAAATTATTAGAAATATTGTCCTTGATATTAACACAGATGCAGAAACGGAAGCTACGGATAAGCCTTTTGGCAGACTTTTCAAAACAAATGGTATGCTTGTAAATGATGTTGATATTATTGGTATCGGCGTTGAAAAAGATATTGCCATGATTCTTGAAAAGCATCAGAATGAATTAATTCAGAAGAGTGTTGAACTTGCTGATGCGGCGGCCTATATGGAAGTTGTTACAGCTCTCGCTGATGTAAAGAAGAAAGAAGCTGAATTGAATAATGAAACAGCTCTATATGCTCTTGAACTTGAGCAGAAGAGAACTGAAGAGGAAATGCACAATGAAGAAATGATTCGTGCAAAGGAGCGCGAAGCTAAGGCCGCAGAAGCTCAGGCACAGAATGATCTTCAGGATATTTTGACAGCAATCCAGAGTGCAGAAATGGCTCGTATTAAAGAAAAGCAGGATGCAGAAATTGCTCATGCTAAAGAACTTGCGGAAATTGAAAAGGCTAAACAGGAAGCATATGCTGCTACTGTAAAAGAAATTATGAGTTCTATCCAGCCTGATCTCATTGCAGCAATCAGTGCAAGTTCTCATGCAGAATTACTTAAAGAGGGAATGGCTAGTATGGCACCTTATGCGCTTGCAAAAGATGAGTCTGTTGCGGATACAGTTAATAAACTTTTAAGAGGAACTCCTCTTGAAGAAGTTCTTGATAAAGTTTCTACTAAAGTAAATTTATAATATAAATTTTAAAGGAAGAATTAAAAACTCTTCCTTTATTTTTTTAAAAAAATATGATATAATATAAATATATAAGAAAGGAAAATAAATATGGAAAATAAATATATAATAAGTGAATCAGAATTAATTGATCTTTTAGCAGCATATCATTATGCTAACTGTTTAGATGCAGAGGGTGTAGATAATTGGTCATGGTATATGGCTAATAAAGAAGAATATCTTGGTAATTTTGAATCTTTTGAAGATAAAGCTAAAAATGATTTAAAATATTATACAAAAATAAAAGAGGTATAAATAATGAGATTATGGCACACTGATTTAATCTCTGTTCTTCCACGAGAACAATTAGTTGCTCAATGGCGAGAATTGTCCGCAATAGCAGGGGCAATTCAAAAGAAAGGAACTCCTAATCATATTCTTGTAAATTTTATTTTAGATTATGATTATGATAATTTCATTAGCTATGCTGCAGAAGTGCGAGAAGAAATGACAAAACGTGGTTATCGCACAATGAATTCAGTCTGGGAAAAAATTACCAGTTTAAAAGTTAATTGGGTAAAATTGCCACATAATGAAATTTATAAAGAAAAAATGAATAATGTTTATTTAGAAATTTGTTATTACAATCTTTATGAAAAATATCTTTGTGGTGGAATTGAAAAAAAAGATTGGGATAATATATATTGGAA